CTAGAACTCGAAGATGAAGAACTTCTAGATGAACTTGATGAAGAACTAGAACTTCTCGAAGAACTAGACGACGAACTAGAGCTCGATGAACTCGAGCTCCTAGAAGAACTAGATGATGAACTGGAACTTCTAGAAGAACTAGATGAAGAACTCGAAGATGAAGAGCTTCTAGATGAACTAGATGAAGAGCTCGAACTAGATGAGCTCGAACTTCTAGATGAGCTAGATGAAGAGCTCGAACTCGAAGATGATGAACTCCTAGATGAGCTAGATGAAGAACTCGATCTTGAGCTGGAAGAAGAACTTATTTGAGAACTCCTAGAAGAACTCGAAGATGAAGAACTTCTAGATGAGCTAGATGAAGAGCTCGAACTTCTAGATGAACTAGATGAAGAACTAGAACTTCTCGAAGAACTAGATGATGAACTCGAACTTCTCGAAGAACTAGACGATGAGCTCGAACTCCTAGAAGAACTAGATGAAGAACTCGAACTCGAAGATGAAGAACTTCTAGATGAACTAGAAGAACTAGAAGAACTAGAAGATGAAGAACTCCTAGATGAGCTAGAAGAACTAGATGAACTAGATGAGCTAGAGCTTCTGGAAGAGCTAGATGAACTAGATGATGAACTGGAACTTCTAGAAGAGCTAGATGATGAACTCGAACTTCTAGAAGAACTGGATGATGAGCTAGAACTAGAAGATGAAGAACTTCTAGAAGAACTGGATGAAGAACTGGAGCTCCTAGATGAGCTCGATGAAGAACTCGAACTTCTAGAAGAGCTAGAAGATGAACTTGAACTTCTCGAAGAACTAGACGACGAACTAGAACTCGAAGATGATGAACTCCTAGATGAGCTCGATGAAGAACTGGAGCTTCTAGAAGAACTAGAAGAACTCGATGAACTAGAAGATGAAGAACTCCTAGATGAACTTGATGAAGAACTCGATGAGCTCGAACTTCTAGAAGAACTCGACGACGAGCTAGAGCTGGAAGATGAGGAACTTCTGGAAGAACTGGAGGAAGAGCCAGAAGGTACCCTGCCGCTATAGTCCGTAGTGCTTACCCCATGCACGTCACCAGCAAATGATTGGCTATCAACAATTGTTGATGTAAACCCAGTTCTTTGATAGAATTTATCTGAGTTTACTGTCATATTAGCTATGCCAGTAGAATCCCACGTTACATCATAATTACCATCATTTATTCCTGTGCCAGTTATACTATCTTTAACTGTCGTGGTAACTTTTCCTGAAATCTTCTTTAATTTAACTGGTACATTTTGTCTGCTTGTGTATGTATCTACATCAGTAACTACTATCCCACCAGCAACTCCTGAATGCGTTGCACTATCTATGATAGTTGTGGAGATTTTGCCTTGATACACAAATAGTTTAATATTGTACCCGCAAGCATAGGAGTTATCATTATCAGTGCTAACTCCCCATATGTATATAGGCTGACCAGTTATACTATCTTTAATAGTACTAGTCAGTACTCCAGAGGCATATGCTATCTTGCCATTAAAAGGATTAGATAGCATTACATTTGTGCCATCACAAGAAAGACCATAAATATATCCAGAACTAAGATATGCTTGTGAGTCTTTGATCGTGGATGTTATTATTCCACTATATAATCTGACTTTTCTATCGCCATAGCCATATGTTATTAACGTATCTGCCATTGCTTACTGCCTCAAATCTTCAAAAGCATTACCAATCTCATTTATCTCCAATTCATGAAAATGCAGACAAGGATAATCAAAATGCGTATAAACTTTAAACCCTTTGTCTTTTGCCTTTCTACAAAATTCATAGTCATGCCCTTTTACAGCAATGCCGTTTTCATCCCATTTTCTAAAGAATAATGGTTTGTCCATTTGTTGTAACACTCTTCTTGAAAGAACCATACATCCTGATCCTATAGCATCAACTTCCTTCAATCCTCCTGCTACAACTACGGGCTTCCATCCATCGTGTTCTTTATCTTCATTTAGAGCATTAAAATATATTGGATAATCCCCTTTCTTCATATTGGCCCAGACTGGGGTTGGGCAACCAACTATGTCTAAATCTAAAAATACCAAATCTATGATGTTATTCACAGGAGGGTTATCATCATCAAATGATATCCAAAAATCATACTCATTTTCTAAAACATGTTTAACCATTTCATTTAATCCACTAACATATGGATTTCTTGTTGGCAGCAAGTATTTAGAGTCTACCCTTTGATCTTTCAATAATCTGACTAAAGAAAAAATACAAGATTTATGAATCCAACTTTGGTTCATTATTGTTATCAAAACTTTTGGCCTATTCATTTGGTGTTACACCATCACTAAGGTTTTGTTTAATTTTCAGCCCTAGAGATGCTTTTCTATCTAGCCACCTTTTTCTTTTATTTTTTCTAATTCCAAGTACATCATTAGACGGATCTAAAGCTATCTTCTCTCTTTCTGTCAATCCTGGTTTATATTTTATTTCTGTTTTTTCTTGTTGTGACAATAATGAATTAAGCTGAAGTCGTTTTATAATACCATCGACAACTTGATTGTCAATAACTTCATCTGGTTCATCCATTGTCACTCGGCCTTCATAAAATTCTTTGTATTCCAATTCTGTCATTATTGTAACATCATCTGGGAATAGTGATGCTGATGCTACAGCAAAGTCTTCTGGCACACATGTCACACAAGTTCCAAATTCATCGCCCTTGCCTATATTATTGACTTTGTCATATTCCCAGCCAATGCCTTCTACGTCTATGTACACTGACCATGGCAAGCCTTTTCTTATAGCATGATCTATTAGATTAAAATTAGGATATATTGCTTGCTTTTGTCCATCTACAACTCCTCTTTTTATTCTGACACGAATGGGAACCAGTTCTTTCCTAGCCATTGTATTTCTCCTTGTCTAAAAAATCAATTAATTTTTGCTTAGCTAATCCAATAATATGATCATCAATAGATATCTCAACGTAAGGGTATCCTTTAAGAATTATATTTTTTTCTATAGCCTCAATTCTATTCATTGCCAATTGATGGGCATAGTCATATGTCCAATTATACCATTTAATCATGCTTTGTGCTATATCTTCAGCCTTCCTTGTGCAATAGACAAACTTTGGTTGTCTAAAGTATAATAAAAATTCATTTAAAAGATCTACTACCCTAGGATCTTTAAACCCCCAAGGTTTATTCAATGCTCTTTGATGTATGATAAATTTTTCAAACTCTTTTTTTACAGTGTATAGAGGGAGACCTTTTATTGCGCATTCATTAAACGTATCTCTCAAGACTTTATCTTCATAAAAACCATCAGGATTGGAATCATCTGGTGTAACGAACTCTCTTCCCATGGAGATTCCAAGCTCTTCGTGCAAAATTTTCGCAGTAGAGCTCGTACCACTCCTACCTGTCCCCACAACTATTATAGGCTCATAAAAACATGACTTTGAATACTGCAAAATACTGTCCCATTAAACAAAGGTACCGAAGGGTGTTCACCACTTCGGTACCTTATTGTGAATAAAATTCAAATCATCTTTACAGACAAACCCAACCCAAATTGCAAGCTGAGTATTTAATCTCTGGTGAATCACCAATATTACATTTGTACTCACCATTTGGGTCTAAGCTACTAAAATACGCAATAGTGCTATCAATATTAGCAATAGCAATATCATTCTGTTGTTTATAGTATTCATGAACACCAGGATTTGCGTTCATAGAAACTTTAATATCACGTTGCTTCGTCAACACGCAAATACTTTCTGCTGGTGATTGTTTCTTAGCCATGCCTAAATGCATGGCAAAAGCTTGAGTTGAAAAAGTCAAGACTACAAGAACAACTGCCACAACTAACTTACTGATTTTCATTACATCCTCCTTGTTTTGATACAATTAATCTCATATTAACACTATTTGTTCTAAAACTATTTATAAAGCATGACTGACTTATTTTGCCCACCAATCCTCCAATACACTGATGTCCTTGGTCTCATGGTATGACTTTATTATGTTATACTCACCTCCCATGTATCTACTATCAAAATATTCAAGTGGTGGAGGAGGCAATTTCTTATCTCGCCCATACTTGTAAGCGTAATTGTGCTCCCCGTGTACATGTCGTAACCCTATGAGCTCATAAAATGAGCCATATCCTGGCAAATGCATTTGATCATTACACGAAGGCTCGCATTCTGCTAACTTAAATCCAAGATCTTTGATGGCTCTAGAGAATCTACCCTCGGCATTGCCAAATTCTTGTGTATATTTCTCATAGTTTTCAAATGGTATAAAATGCTTTTCCATATGATCCATAATCTTTAATAAGCATTCTCTCTTTGCGACAAAGCATGTTGCTACAGAACGACTATCTCGGTAGTAGGATATGATGTCTGCATCTCCCATCTTTTCCATAAGTAGCGGGAACCCCTCTGGCTTTTCTATAACAAAATCTCCATTGATGCAATAAATATATTCAAACTGTTGCATTACCATAGTTCCCCACTTCATAAGCCAAAACCATGGGTACAACACTCCACCCCAAGTCTGATGATGAGGAACCAGCAATAGATCTACGTTGTACAGAACATCATTTGCTGGCATAATATCATTCATAGTCAAATTAGGGTTGCAAGGATTCAAATGATTGTCATAGGCCAACGTAATCCACATATTGAGCTTCTTATGAGATTCTATGCTGGCTTTTAAATATGCCCGATTACCAGGGTGAGATGTCATCAAGCATCCAATTTTAGAATTGATAGCCATATTCGCCCATGTGTCATTAGCCATTTTTGCCTCTAAAGACATCTTCCTTAATGCTAAATCTTTTTCCCATTCTTCATCTGACAGCAATAAGTCTCTACCTGTTCTCTCTAGATCTGCTCGAGTCATACTCATCATTCGCCTATTCTTTTAGTTCCTATTCTAGTTGGACTTGCTCTATCACCTTTGCCTTTTTCTATTACACATACAGAAGGGTAGAAGTGTATGCCTATAGCTTCCATACAAAAAGTAGAAAATGGTGCTTCCGACCATGACCACTGGTTTAATAAATCTATCAAATCTTTGCTGAACTCTATGAACGTTCCATCTCGTTTAAGACCACCATCATGGCTAGCATAGTAAGACGCATGCAAATCTTCTACTATGTATATGCCATCTTTTGACACATGTGGAAATAGAGAATTGAAAGATGCAATTTGATCCTTGCCATAATGACTGCCATCGTCCAGTATGATATCAACCTTTGGGTAAGTAGCCTTGAAATCTTCTAGTGCAACGATATCATCTTGCAAGCATTGGTACGTTTGTATGCCCACCTGATCAAAATATGGAGTATAGTCATTCTTGTCAACACCCACAATTAAAGAATTGTCACCAAAGTATTTCTTCCATAGCTCCAGAGATCCACCATGATCTATTCCAATTTCCACCATTACAACATCTTTACCACGATATCTTGAGAATAACTTATCATATATCTCCAAATAAGATGGAGCTTTATGAATATATCTGCCAGTGTTTTCTTGAAATAATTTTAATAGATCATTCATGGCATAGCTTCCGTATTAGCACTGTCATTGAAGGAAACAAATCGTATGTGTAATGTACAAAGTTATCATTAATAAAATGGTTGAAAACTAATATAGCACGAATAGGTGTCTTTGAGTATTTAATCATCCAATCTACACGATCTCTTTCTTCACTGCCACCTTCAAACAATATCATACATCTTTGTGATAGTTTTGGCAACCAAAGCTCAGCTAGTCTTAGTAATATGTCTCCTGTGTTGCTAATATCAATATGCATGAAATCAATGCTGCCATCATCGTAATCTTTCCACGATTCAAAAGCATTTCCTTGCTTAATGTTTACATGGTTGCCAAGGCCATTAGCCTCTAACATTCCCTTTACTTCATCCATGCTGCCATGCTTGTATTGATAATAGTCAAATAAATCAATAGCATCAAAAGCTATGCTATAGGCACGTAGTTCGCGAACAGCTTGAGCAATGTGAAATGTACTATAGCCATTTAGTATGCCAATCTCAACTATACGATTTGGCCTCCAATTTAATACATGCTGCTTGATCAATGGTCCATAATTATTTTGTTCATACGAGCTCATTTAGTCAGTTCCTTTATCCAGTTCTCTGCACGAAATTCGCTATACGCCCTTTCTCGTGCAGCAGATCCTTTCTTACGAAGTTCTTCAATAGTGACATTTTTTACAATTTCTATATAATCAGATTTTTTGTTCACCAGCCAACCTGTCTCAGAAGTTATTCTATCTGCAGCTCCACCCCAATTATCAGCCATCGCTGGTATACCTGCAGCCATGCATTCTAATAAAACTCTTGGACCCATGTCCATGTACCCATGTGGCACAGAGTACCAAAATAAATTGCCAAGTGCTAAAAATTCAGGGATTGATGGATTATTTTTTGGATACTTAATAAATCTCTCACTAGCAGGAACAAAGGATGGCCCAGGCATCATATGTATCTGCAAATCATCCCGACAGTATAATACTCCATTGATCTCTAGAGGAGCACTAGCTTTATCAAATTTTGTATCTCCCTGAGAATTATGCCTGACTATATTAATCATTCTATCAAATTGTGGTGTCACAGCAAAAAACTCTGACAAATCTGTGCATGGCGTAAGAACTCTAGTTAACACACCTGGATGCACCGATAATAATTCCTTCTCTTGTCCAGAATTTAAAAATATGTACATATCCCAATTCATAGTCCAAGGAATAGTACCTATACCACCACGGCGATAGTTAACAGTCATGATGCGTCGTGATGCTTTTATGTTTGTAAATGCTTCTATCATCTTAGGCGTATCAAATTCCCACACATAATCATTCGCATAAACCATCAACGTGTCACATGGCTCTCTCACTGTTGAATAATCCATCGTTACCTTAAGACCCTGCAATTCATCTTTAATGCATTGACGAAATTCCCTACTGCCAATAGAATTCCCCAACGGAATAAACTCTACATTATGTCCATCTCTAAGCAACATCTTCATCATCGTTGTTACGCTTCTGGCCTGGCCACCCCATCCGGTAGCATTTGTCGCTATCTTAATGAACTTTCCATTACGCGTAGAGACGCTTGGCGCTTTCTCCAATGTGTTTTCTTCAGGCGTAACGGAGCTTTTCCTTATCCACAAATGACAACGATGACCGCCTTTGAATGGTCCATCAAACTTGCCAACAATATATTTATCCTGCCATTGCCTTTCAAACGGACGATTAGCATCATGCACTATCACGATATTGCATTCTTCAGCAGCAATTTTTACTGCTTGCTCTCTGCTTTGCCCACCTGCTGGTCCGTCAACAAATGCTAAATCATACTTCATTGGGTCTTTAGGAAATTCCTTGCCATCCCACATGCGAATATCACAATCTTTGTTAAGGCTGAGTATCTTTTCTTTCCAAGCCTCTTTGTTCTCATATGTAGTGCATCGGATATCTGTTCTTTCAGTGAACAATAGTGTTGATAATCCAGCACCAAATTCTAAGATTGATTTACACTTATGCTTATTTATAGTTGCTTCAATAAATTTCCAATCATCTGATGTAAGTGATCCACCACCAAACGAAAGACCATACTTGGCAGCTTTATGTGATATATCATCAACCTTTTTTGGGTAAGACTTGTGCACTAATGGAACTTTAGAAATGTTTTCTATCACAGGCTTAGGCGAAGGCTTATTCTTATCCAATCTTCCACCAATATAGTACATTTGTAACGCACGATGTATATCTTCTGGCTCTATCATGTCTACGCACTTAGGCATTACTCCATCTTTTTCTTCTGCTGAGGGAGTTGGACCCAACACAACAGTATTGCCAGATGAGTTAACCAAATTAGTGCATCCTTCAATCGCACATTTCCAACACGCTTTAACAGCACAAGGGAGTGCCCCATCATTTGACAAATATCTGTGCCCATGATACTGAGTGAATGACACAGGCTCACGAGCGCCAGCTACTACAATGCAAGGTTTTCCTGGAAAACACCCAGTAAGATGCATATGAAAACTGACTAATCCTATAGAGCCTTCTGCGTTCAGAAATAGTTTAAACAAATCCCGTATGCCTGTCTCTTTAGATTGGGTTTGTCCGACCATGTCTATGATATTATCACCAATCAATTTTGGATATTTGTCTTCGCGAGCTCCTATCTGCACAAATGTAATATCCGGGTTCATGTCAACAAACTTTTGCCATCTATCTATTGGATACATCTTGCATCCCCAGCCTTTTTCGCCACCGACACAAATAATCCAATAAGGTCGATCTATCAATCTAGGTGCATTGTACTCTTCTTCAAGAAACCAAATATCTCCCCATGAATTGCCCTGTGGAATTTGAACGCCTAAAGCATCTTCCATTGACATACGAAAAGCATTAGCAAAATGCCAATCCAATCTATTAGAAGAATTGGTTAACTTACTTGGTCCTATCTTAACAATATTCTCTGGCGAAGGAATCAGCGTACGATCTATGTATGGATTATGATCCCATATGTGCATTGCTGTTGACATAACATTAATGCGCACATCAGGAAACGCCTTCTTAAAATCACGAATAGCACATGTGAACATAATGATATCGCCTAGTCGTTGGCGATTATGAAATACTATTTCTTTAGGCAGATCAGTATGACCAATATAAGGAGCAACTCCGCACTCAATGGCTGCAGTATCTAGCATCATTTTAATACGCTGTTTGTCTTCGATTGGGCCATCTACATGCACATGACCATCCTTAGTCTGGGTGACCAGGGTATACTCTGTCACATTTGGATCTAGCGCAACTTTGTTAGCCATTACCAACCTTTCTGTATAACTTTACAGATGTAATTTGCATCTTTAACGGATACGTGATTTCCAATTGGTATGCTTATATACTTGTTCTCAATATCATTCATATTTGGCAAGTCTTGTCGTTTGCCTCCAAATATATCGTATATATCATTACGCAATTGAACCATATTGTTGTCTATGCCATGCCTAAATAATAATTTAGAAAACTTGTCTCTGTCCTCGACCAAAACAGTGGCTAACCAGTATGTATTAATGAATCCATCTATCAATTTAAGACCTGGTATTTTACGCAGTCTTTGTCGGTAAACATCAAACACTTTTCCACGATGTTCGATTACAAAATCATATTTATTCAAACCCACAATGCCCATGCTTGCTTGCACATCTGTCATTTGACGCTTGTACCCCATCATCTGAATATCAAACGTCATTTGTCGTTTCTTATAGCACTGCCAATTATTTTTGATTTTCTTATCTCTATCTATACCAAACCATCGCATCAATTTGGCTTTACGATAATCTTCGGCAGTAGTAACATGTATCATACCACCATCTGCCGTGGTAATGTGCTTTATTGACTGGAAAGAATTGCACGTGTAGTCACCATCAAAAATTCCAAGAGCCTGACAAGCATCAGACACAATTGGAATATGACGATCACATAGATCAAAATCAGTAGCTAGTGAACGGATGCCACCCAAGTGCACTTGCACTATAGCCTTTGTCCTATCAGTAATCTTCCTCTTAATATCAACAGGATCTATGCATAATGTGGCAGGATCAATATCTGCCCATATCAACTTGGCGCCTCTGGCCAGGAGAGGCAAGTTTGTGGCTGTACAAGTAAGAGGAGTTGTTATGACTTCATCACCGGGCTTTATCCCGATTAAGTCATATGCCGTTTCTAATGCAGAAGTGCCGGAGTTGAGAGATACACAACGATGACGTCCTAGGCCAAACTGCTTTTCAAACAATTCTTCAAACAGCTCAACCTTGGGGCCTTGTCCAATCCAACGAGATCGAAGAGTATCTATCACTTCATCTTCAACCTCACGTGGCACGTAAGGGTGAAACATTAGCACTTTCAACTGCGAGCGAGACATTAGCTGATATTGTATTTCAGATTCAGATGATTCTGAATGATTTTTAATTCCTCAGCATGCGCAGAAATCATATCAACGTCTGGGAAATCTTTGAGAAGCAGAAGATGCTCCAACTTTCCTTCGTTGTCTATGGTTGTAAGTGTGATTTTGTAGCCTTTAACCGAATTGAGTTTGTCGAGCAGTTCTAATTGTTCCATTGCAGAGCACTCCTTTGTTAAGTTTAAAGTCTAAAAATGACAATTAAGTGCAGTATTACTGCAATTAATCAAAAATTCTTCTGGTAGCATCTTTGACGAAGTTTATTTCGCCACGTTCTAAGGTTATAAACTTACCACCAGTGTCTTCAGAACGAATGTCATAAACATAATTCTTTAAAAGATCTTCAGTGAGACTAGATGAAACGTTGATATTGAACTTGCCATTAGTAGGATCCGTAAGATCCGTAATGTTCAAAGCAATAACAGCCTCTGCATCTGGAGTATTCCAATCCCGTTTCACGGTAAAATAAAACGTGTATCCTGTTATGTCGACAACATCACCGTTATGCGTAATTGTGCAATACAGAAGCTGAGAATCTCCACGCACCCAATTACGGGATATAAATTTTGGAGCCATATGATCTTATCCTAATGTAATATCTAAGCGCAATACCCATACTTCATCTTCGGTCTTAGTTCCTTGCGCAGATACTTTTCGATTTAAACATACTGCTGTAGAATCACTGCCATTCGCAACCAAGAATTCATTCCAAGCAAAATTAGCTTCGTTCCATTGAAATACTGATTGCCAGGTTGCCACCTGACCATCGCCATACTCTGGAAATCCAGTGTCCATTTCTTTATAAAGGAAATTCACAAGAGCCTGTGGCCCCGTTTGTGTAGCAGATGCTGCAGTATCAGAATCTCCAACCACCAAATGAGCATACTCAGAACTAAAAGGTGTGACAGCATCTCCGCACACCAATTCCCACACTTGCTGGATACCAACGTTTAAAAGCAAATTGCCCTTAATCTCATTGACAGCATAACTCTTACTAGGGTACTGATCTTTCTTGTACTTTGTAATAGTCCAGGTAACATCTCTTTCAATCATTTTATCTTCCATATTGCTCCATCAATAGATTATTTCGCTGTAGGTATAACGAAAAATGAATGATCTTTAATCTTTGTCACAAACTTAGTCTTCTTGAACCAATCCTCAGTCTTGAACTTGGCTACGTCAGCATCTGTGCCCCAAAATTGTGCACCCTGCACAAAATCCTTACTAGCTGATTCGTCCCAAGCTTTCTGAGCTTGCTTCCATACCCAATCAGGTGGCTGCTTTTTAAACTTGCGATGAAGACCATATACACCATGCAATACTCCACGCTTTTTATAATATGGCAACTTGGCACGGTTACGTATGGCAGAAGCCAAAGCTCTCATGCCATCAATACCCTGATTCTCTGCCTCACCAACAATAGCACGAACTTCTTTTGGATATTGCTCTTGTTGATGAGAAACATTTGGTGGTGCAGCAGCATTTGCTGCCATAGGATTAAAGAACATACCACCAATTAATGATGCTGTGGCCAATCCCTTGCCAAAACTAACCTCATTAAGTGCATCAAATAATTCATTATCCATGCTCAATCCTTTATTTCCAAAAGAATTTCCCCAATCTTTTCATACAGCATATGACACAGCACAGAATATTCAGTATGCCCATGCTCGCATTCAATGACTGACCAAGTCAACAATGAAGAATAACCTTTCATCTTCACATAAGGATTAGTCTCTCCAGCTAGTATCTTCTGGAAAGTCGCATACACGGGCTTTCCTTTAAGTTTTTCTAGAAGATTTTGGAGGAGTATCTTTTCCGTCATCCTTGTCTCCTTTGCGCTTATCATCAGGATCTTTTCCTGTATCATCCTCATCCTCTGGCTTTTCCTGAGCAGGCTTAGGCTCCACGGCAGATGGCTTCTCTACTTTACGTGGAGGATCCTCAGATTTGTTTGGAGCCTTCGTAGTGGATGCAGCGCCCGTTTTCCCTTGCTGTGGAGCTGTATCCTTAGAAGTATCAGGTTTTGTAGATTTGCCAAACTTCTCGTCTTCTTTCTTCTTAAGGAAGTTCTTAATGTTTGCAATACGCTTCATCTCATTACGAACAGCGTCAACAACTTTGTTTACTGTCTCCATGTGGTATTTCTTAATAAATGTGGCCATAGTGCCAGTGTACATTGGCAATCGACCCATCAAAACGGCAAGATGCTTACAATATCTGCCATACTGATTTGGATTTCTAATATCTGGTCTACGAACTTCTGGTTCCGTATACTTGGCGCCTCTCTTTGTCAGTATATATGCAGATCCCCAATACTGAAAGCTTGGATCACTGCAGTATAGCTGTATCTTACAATCTGTCATGCATAGATGCGCCAACTTTCGCAAATCTACAGTAGTCTTTTCCTTATTCCAAATTTGGCGATTGCGAACATGTTTCCTAATTGTCTCATCAAAATCAACAAAATTTACAGCCATCTCATATGTGCCATTGCCTGAGCTTGATGCAACCTTAAACGTCCAACGGTCTGGCTGCATTCCAGTCATACGAATACCACCAGCGTTTTCTACATCTCGGACTCTATTGTAAAATGTGGGGAATAATTTAGTGACTGAGCTTTGACCACGTAAGAGATCTTTATAATTATCTTCTAGAAGAGTATACATTAGAATTCCATAATCCTTGTCTTTACAGCCTGAGTATCCTCAAGTTCGTGCTCCCAGATCACTAGTGTCCTGTATCCATATTTAGCATAATGTTCTATACGAACAGAAGGATCTTCACCTTTGTGCCAATAATCACCAAACATTTCTATAATCTTCTTGTCTATAGCATCTATAAAATCAGGATTCTTCCTAGCTATCCAAAATTGATAATCGCCGACATACTTCCAATGGCCTGGCGCTATCTCATTCAACAATGCCAGTAAAGCAATCTCTGGTTTGTTTGGCTTTATATTATGTGCTTCAACTTGTTTGCGCTGGAATTCAGGATCATTCCAAAGTTTCTCCATTGCAGCCAGATGCTTATTCATCTTAACTGGATCAGAGTACTGTTGAGCTGATGCGCTTCTCATGGCACGCATCTCTGCAGCCTTTACAGGACCATAGAGATCTTCGTATGAACGACCACGCAATGCTGCGGATTGTTTGACTTTAGTCTCTTCTTTTGTGACTCTTGCTCTTCTTTTCTGTATCATTCTATCTGCTATCTCTTTACCATGTATTTCTTGCAAAGTCTTACCTTTATTGGAATTATGCCATACATGTGATGATAGCTTAGCACTACAAGACTTAGAACATGTTTTCTTCCTTGCATAACCAAAGCACTCTTTAGAGCACACTATACAATTCTTTTTGAACCACTTAGTTGTACCTGCTTTATTCTTTCTTCCTGTCTTTCTGCCTAGAGCATGCATATTATATTAAAACCGCCTCGCGCAAACAACCCATCTACCATTTTCTGCCAGTTCAACTTGGAGTTCTTTCATCATTTCACGACCCTCGTTTATCATCTGTTGCCCGTCGTTCTTTACTCCAATGATATCAGATTTTCTTAATAGGTTGCCCTCAGTCTGCATCAACAATGATTTTGCGTATCTCTGCACCCAATCAATAATATAGAAAGACGGCTCATCCCAATCATTTATCAATCTCTTAGTGCCAACAACACATAATTGCTGAGCAAGCGAGGGTATATTATTAACGTACAAGTAATTAGGAACGTACAAAGGGTCATCTTCTTCAAGATCAGCTGTATCAGATCTTTGAAACGTCCACTGAAAATCTTTGCCTAAATAGACATACCAATCGTTGTACGATTGTGATAGCATGATCAGATCAGAGCTCATTCCTCCAAGAACAGCTATACCTAGTAATGACCAAATTGGATAATTGCCAACAATATTGACGGGTTTAGCAGATGGATAAACGGCGACAACTGAGTTGTATTGTGCATTGATGGCAACTCTGGGTGTGGAAGCATCCACCATAGTCACATACTTGTATGCTGAATAATTATTCCAATATCTGACAGCATTATCAACTATCTGCTGAAGTGTTGTATCTGGAGTGGCAAGCTGTAGAGGAGCGAATTCATTTTGTAGCCAAGTAATAATTTTGCTAGCGTCAGCCATGTGTATAATCCTAGTGCGTTAGGGCACACTGGATTATAAATCCTTACACTAGTCAAGTTGGAATGTGCTGATAGACAGACGGGTAAGTCTGTCTATCACATTTTATGCAATCTTCGAGGCGTTACTATCTTTGACAATGTTTAAGGCTCTTTTCAGCCAGATCTTTGCAGCGTCATTACAATCAAAATCCTCTCCTCGTTCTAAGCAATCTAAGACACCCTGTACTCTATCAACATAAATATACACGTAGCCTTGATCTTCGTGCAATTCAAGCTTTAATAAATCGTCTTTTGGCTTGAGCTCTATTCCTGCCAGCTTATGAAAATCTGGATCCTCCTCACCATCCCACAATATAGGAAGCCACCACTGTTCTATAAACACTGGCTCTCCTACTGCAGTGCCACTATTGCCTGCTCCACTCCATCCACATTTGATTCTTACTCTTGCATTCTTCCAAGGTTTGTCACCGTTCATTCTGAGCCTCCTGTCATAACCATATCCTGATCAAATTCATCTGCATCATCTTCAGTCTCATACCACTCGTGCTGCGGAGGACGGCATCCTTTATGATGCACAACTAATTTAGGGCTGATTAATGAACTCGCCCCACACGAATTACAAGCCCACACATCAAAGCCATCCGTTTCCTTATTGCATACCTTTTCCACTTCAACTTTCCACATATCGGTCATTCCGCACCGCCTTCCGCTAGGGCAACAGTAGCCTTTTCTCTGCTAGAGCATCCTTTTCTTGGATAAGGCAAGGTGATTTCGACGTTATTCACAAGCAAAGTTTTGAATTTTTCCGGGCTAAGACAACATGGACATTTTGACCCGTCATGTCCGATTGTTGCGAAAACTATGTACTCATGCCCGCAGTCGCAAACACAATTTGCGATGAACGTACCCTGTGATATTATTTTCATTCCACACCGCCTTCCACTAGGGAAAGGGCTTTGTCAATAACCTTTAGTGTATTTTTATACTGCCAAGCAGGGACGTGGTAGCGTTCCAGCTGACTGCCCAATGCTACAATAGCTTGCCTCGCATGCTTTAAGTTATTCTTAAGCCTATCGTGGCTATTCACGGCTCTTACGATTAGTTCGGCGTTTGCTACTACCTCTGCACTTTCTCCCTCGCTTGTTTTAAATTCCTGGCTGTAAACTTTTCGACACTCTGCTACTACGCCGCTTTCCGGGCTCATAATCACCGCTTTGCTTTTGTGATGTAAGCTCCAAGGTCTTGGTGTTGCTTTATCCGTCTGCTTATCAGGGTTTAGACTATCGGTGGGTTTAGACTATCGGTAGGTTTAAGATTACCACATACACAGCGTATGCGTAATCCTCGTTTGCCGTACGTGCATTTATGAACTTGACTCATATTGGGGCCTCCTTAGTTGTAAAGCATTCAACACTTCATAGAAACGTGATGATCTATTGCATACTGCAGTTCATACATCAATATGGCCTGTATTGTGCACCATTCTGCTTAATACATTCTTCTCTGACTGAACTCTTTGTGCCAAAGACAATTCTTCATGTGATTCTTTATTGTAGTATACCTGATTGAAATATGAATTTCTATTCTTGTTAGAATTAAAGACATTTGATTTAAATGTAGTAATATCATACTCCACTTTGCACCAATCCAATAGTGCCTTTACATTATCCTCAAAATGCAAATCCTCAACATCAACAAAATACACGTCATGACCTAATTCTTTTATCCTCTTAGCTCTGGCCTCTACTTCATAGCACAACCATAGGCATAACCCATAGTCATCAATACTATCAACATCATTCAACAATATACAATTTGTATCATCTGTCGGAATTGGATGATATGACAATCCTCTTGGTGTTCTGCCTGGCACGCCATTTAACCTATACCAGGAATATGCAGTGTTATGAAACTCACGCTTAAGATAAATAAATCTGGCTCCCATATTTGCCAGAATATGGAGATAACCATTCTTAGTCTGTAAGTTGGTATCTATGTATGTATCTGGTAATGACTCCCACACGTCATTGGCTATTTTGCGCCTTTCAGATATATCCCTTGGGCTTAGCACTAATGGCTCGATCTCTGCTGTTCTTATGCCACAACACTCCTTGAATATAGATGAAAGGTAATGTATTCCAGATCTGCCAGTTGCTATAGTGAATATTTTATTATTTAACAAACGATTACTCCTTTAGTTATTAAATTGAATATTGTAAATGTTGATACAAGTGTTCCGGCAGGATTCGAACCTGCTCTGCGAGATATTCGGCGTCTACGTTGCCACGTAGCCTATTGGAGTCGGCTAGCTTCCTCATTTTGTACGCTTCTCGCTATTCCGATATGCGTTTTCACCAGAACGCCACGAAACACTTGCACACTGGTGAGAGAGTTGCGCAGGGGCAGGTGGTTGGCTTCCCAAAATTACTGGCGCTTTCTCAACTCCTGAGTCCCATCTCTCTCATAACTGGTGCCCGTCAGGCGAATCGAACACCTTGTTCGGCCTCCAAGCATCTCTTGTCTATAGCCAAGATTCTCTCTTCGTAGGCTCTGCACCCAGCACGGGCATAAAATTGATGGCCGGGGTAGGGAGTTTCACCCATTTACCGCTTCTAAAGTTTCAGTTACTTATGCCTGAGCCCGGTTCAACTCGGCTGGCTGAAACTCTACGCCTATACGCTCCCGGCCTTGAAACTCATTGTCTAGTGATAGACATCATATTTATCTGTATTGAGTTTTGATTTTTTCTTCAAATCTTTGTAGTAATCAAAGGTTTGTATGGGTTGTTTTTCTGCTACCTTTGATACTGTGTAAGTAGACACAAACTCATACTCAACTAGCCTCACTTGGATTCTAACAGAGTCCGCTTCTGCTAGTAACCAATATGCCAGAGACATTGCTGCATCGTGCTCCAGGTATCCATGATATTTGGCCTGTGCATCATGTATGTTATTTGGCACGCCAATTCTTGCAGTAATTGTCCTAACTGGACGCCATGTTCCATCAATTGTCATACTTCCTATTTGAATAGGAGGATTACTGGGGTACACAAGGCGTGCTTCAAGAGAGTAAACTGTTGATGTTGACTGGCCTGTCCTAATTACTCTTTCTTCCTTTGGCTTGGCCATACTATCCTTTCTTCAAAAATTGTAGATGGGCATTATCGTATGTCATCAGTTTACCATGATATTGAATCTTTACCCTAGTCTTTAGAATTTCCTTGATGACACCAGTCTGCCAGTATCCATCGAGGTAATCTTTGACTTTTTTACCAACTCGTAACTGTTCTCTTTTCATACACTATAGAGTAACGTCACGCAGTGCTGGATTGATCACTTATGAGACAACCATTACTTCTTTGAACCTTGAAGCCTCAATAAAATTTTCTTCCAATTATTTATATTTTTAGCTCCTAGTCTTCTTGCTAATTTAGCATCAGCATCGTTTTTAGAAAAATGATCATAAGCCAAAATATACTCATCCTCATACTGGATTGCATAGCGTAAAGCAAGACGAATATATCTTATTTCTCTCTTACAAAGCTTCAAACTCATTCCTCCCAGTTGAAAATAAAGACTGCCCCAGCTGGATTTCTCACGTCCAAAGAGTGTCCTTCAAGGCTTGCGAGGCTATACGACACTCCCCTATATATGACCGGGATTAGGCTTAATAAAACTGTCATCAGTAGCAATCTGACAACTCGTGCTCAATCGGGATCACAGGACTGGGGCTTTTACATTGTATATTTGTATGACATAGTATATCTCACCAATCCTCAATGTCAACAAAATCTTCAGGAGGTAGTTCAACTTTTATTTCCGGGTTTCGACACCAACACAAACACACATCAGAAGAGCAGTTCTCATGTTCTCCATTAGCACAATCTACGCATTCAATCACGGGAGACCTTCTTGTCAACTTTTCGTTATTTTCTTTCAACACCTGATAGAAACGTTACTCACTACTCTGCGGCATATCCACATATCTGCATATTGCAATCATGGCATCTGCCAGTTTCTATATCGACAAAGTAATGCCTGCAATCATCTGGCAATCTCGTATTAGGCATATCTCTAAACTGGCTGAGTATGTATATTAATTGTTCTGAATCCATAGAGGCTCCTTTGCTGTATCAGTGAAACAAATCAGAATTTACAGCGTATGACCTTTGTATAAGATTGTTAGAAGCTGTAATAATTTTAGGGTGGGCGTGGGCTAATACCTGCTCAAACGAAGCTGTATGGGGTCGTGGAAGTCCGCAGCCATCAACTAAAAATTGGTGCCGCAACGGAAATGCTTTGCTCATTAAGTCTGGGTTCATCAAGAACAATCTCATGGATTCAGCAAAATCTTCTTCTATGTTAACCCTAGCATAAGACGATACAAAATCCCCAGATTCAGAATGCTTATAAACTTCTCTCCATACTGACCTCATCTGGTTAAACAGCTTAGTATCAAATATGGACTTTAAACTATACCAGATATGATGCCCTATTTCATGACACAAAACTCCGCTAACAGTACGGTCAACCTTATACCCAGGATACGACCATAACCGAAATGCTGGTACTTTTACTGGTCTGGCACAATCTCTTGAATTAACAAACACGGAGCACTTGCTGGGGATGTAATATCCAGTATTACCTCCCCTGTTTCTATCGGCTATGACTATACTGGGAGGCTTCACACCTATGCCCTTCAGGTAGGCAGCACAATGTTCTGTTGCCATCTCTTCCAGATCCTTGATAGAATGGGAAGAATGGTCAAAAACTAGAGGCTTATTACTTAAGCACAGCTCTTTTTTCATCATCAATTAAAAAGAAACGCCAAACTTTTCTGTATCGACTGCATATAGCAAATCAGGGGAGTCAGCCGAAGCCAACTCCCCTGAGTCAATCTTTACTGCAGTAGATTAGACGGAGACCGTCATTTCGCAAAACATTCCGTCATTGATGCGCTTATATCCAACAGCACTCAAGAAACCTTTTTGCGCCTGTAAATCAGACGTGACCAAGGTAGGAGTGGAAAAAAGTGGAATATAGGGCGCAAAAATAAACCCACTATTCAGGTAGTCAGATCCACGGAATCCGAAGTAGATCTTGGTGGAGGTCAAGAAAGGATCTTGAACAACCAACCGACCATCAAGACGACCAATTACGGTCGGCCCAGTCGGAACCACTTTTCCGAGGCTAGCATCCGGAACAAAATTCGGAGCTAACTGACGAATAACACGAGCACCGTCATTACCGCACACCAAGAAGGTGGCCATTGCGCGAAGGGTTTTCGCGAAGATGGCGTTGTTTCCCTTTTCGATGTAATCGATAAGCTGGAATTTCTTCCAAACCCACTCTTCACCTGCAGACGGCGTACCCGTCCAAGTACCAGGAGATGTAGCAGCTCCAGCCGAAGTGGCAGCAGCAACAATCTGCTCGATACCGTAATGGTCGATTTCAAATCGGATCGTACCAGCAAGGTACTTCACCAATTCATCTTCCATGATCAAGCCATGCGCTTTCTGCAAGTCGATGGCCGCACCCAAACCGTATTTAGCTTGGAGAGGGAAATCGATCGCTTCAACGGTCGAGCTCGTCAGGTTCAAATTAATTTGCGGCACGCCAGAAGTAGCAGCCGTAGCAAGACGATCATACACATACGAATATGCAGCCGTCGCACCAGTAACGGAAACTCCGAAATCAACGCTATACGCACCAGTCGTATACGTCACAGTTCCGTTCGAAACACCAGAAGTGTTAGAAACTAGAACACCAGAACCGTTATCAGTGAACGTAATACCGTTAGTAGCATTGCTAATGACGAGCGTACCTGCTTGAATATAAGGATACGCCACGTTGCCGGAACGGCTATTGCCAGAACCACCAAGCGATTCATCAGCGATCATAACGGACGCATAACGTTTTGCATCAGTTGACGTAGCTTGACCAGTCACGGAACTAATAAGGGTATCACCAGAAGTGACGGAACCTTTAGTTTGACCAGCTAACACGTCCATGAAGAAAACTGCACCCGACCGACGATCAAGAGCTTGCACAGTTGCAATTTCATTAAGAACTAAGGAAGGCAACATCGCAGCAATAACAGGAAGCTGAATGCCCAAGAAATCGATGTTGTCCGAGTAAGTCGTTTCGAACATCTTGGATTTATGGCGTAAGCCAGTTTCGAGGGTAGCGTTTTCTAACAGCTGGGCAATGTTCCGCTTATCATAAATGGTAAGGGATTTGCCTTTCTTTGCGAGATGCTCGCTAACAGCACCAATATAATCGCCCCAAGCATTGACTAAATAGTCGGACTTGTTCTGCGATTCGTTTAAGCGGGACGAAATGATTTCGTTCAATTTACTCATTTTAGTATTCTCCAAAATTTAGGTTACGTATTTATGCCTTCGAAAGCCTTACCCACTCGCTCGAGTATCGGGTTTGGCCTCGTGTCAGTTTTTATTACCAGCGAACCTCGCGGAGCACTTGGAAATCCCAAGAAACTTTCAGCTAAGGTATCACGTACTGAATCGAACATCTTATCGACTTCAGCTTCTGACTGACAATTTTGGAGAAGTCCTCGCAACGTCTCAGAAATCTTAAGTCCTCTATGCCGAGCGACGAAACTGGCATATTGTTCAAGCAGAGCCTTCTTATGCGATTCACGCAGTCCGTTCATCGCTTCGTCATGGCTCTTTTGCAATTTTTCAATTGCCACAACTTTTGAAGCAAGATCAGCATCAAGTGCCTTCTTCGCTTCCGTCATCTCTATAAATTGCATGTTTAGAGATTTTAACTGATTGTCTAAATTTTCTTTGATTTTTCGTAGTTCAATAACATCTGCTGTATATGCCACGGCATCACTGCCATATGCAGAACTCATCTCTGCCAATTGACTCGTCAACTCGTTGATCTTCGCTTGTGCTTCAGCCAATTGAATAGCTTGATTCTTTACCTTCTCCAACATTGCCTGAATGTTTTCTGGATCCGCTGGATTCTTCTTCATGTCAGGTAATCGACCCTCTTTCACGCCTTCCTCCAAGTTTTGATCTTCAAGTTCTCTCTCAATAGCAGTTTCCATTTTACCAGGAATATCGTTTAACTTATTGTTATTTGAATCCCACACGCCTTCGATCCTCACATCTTCTATAAACCGTGCCCGACGACCTCTACGACCATCAGCGTCAGCTCCATAATTATTATCATACTGAAGTTTGTATGAAACCTCTGCTGTATACTCTTCTCCTTCATACTCAAACGAGAATTCTGTAGATCCTTCAAGCAATTGTCCAACTGACTCATTGGCAGCGTATGCATATTTCACGCCTGTAACTTCGCCGTTCTCCAGATGTATGTATCTGGGAAGAGAATAAAATACCTTATCAGCATCTTGCTTACGCACCTTGATCTTATCAACTTCACCGCCAAGTATCTGCATGCCTTTCAGATCGCTCTCATCCACCTCTGTCTCCTCAACAAAGACACCGTCCTTATAGGCAGAGACCTTCACTTTGTTCTCGTTGACAGATTCTTTGGACTCATTAAACGATTCAACATCCGTAATAGGAATTTCGAATCTCTCATTCCCATTAACAATAGTGATCATTACGTCTTTGGCACCTGGCTTGTCAAGTTCAACTTTTTCAACCGTCCACTTCTTGCCCTTATACGTAACTTCTTCACCAATTTGAATCTTGGCGTTCTTGTCAGTTTCAGAGACAGCGGACTCTGCTGAGATTTCATTTTTTATGCCGAGAGCTGTGTTTATGATCTCTACAGACTCATCATTTACTGCAGTATGCATATTATAGGATTTCATAAACTGTTCAGCCATACCAGCACTAACACCCATCTTCTTCATGATCATATCCTTAACATTGTCTCTGTGATCAGCAGGTATTTCTCTATCGCTAGATGCGTTATGATGCTTAGCTAATACGCCTCCCTCTTCCTTGATATGAGCTTCACCAACCGGGGGCTTCTGACCATTCAATTTACCTTCATCTGGCTCCACTTCGAGCTTATCAGTCTGAACTTTCTTCTCAGCATCTTTCTCAGTGGAAATTGGAGAATTCTGAACTTTGGATGGATCAGTGCCAGTCTGGCCTTTGTTAGCATCAGACGGCTGGGTCGTGCCAGTGTTCTGGGCAGTAGGAGCATTTTCAGAAATAGAAGCAACGAAAGCCTTTGCTTCCTGAGTGTTAACCCTCTCCAGAAGTGCGACTGCGCCTTTACGGTCCAACACGTGGGCTTCGTACCCTTGCTTCACAGCACGGAGGATCTTCTCAGGTTCGGTGTTGAAGCATGAAGGATCGCCAGTGTGATCGATCGTGGCAAAACGGTATGACTCAGGAATCACTTCGAAGTATTTATCACCAGTGGCTTCCTCAACGCATTCACGCATCTCACCTTCAGCACGAGTAGATGCTCCAACCTGAACACCTGCTTCATGAAGAGTATAGATGAATTTACCTGCTTCAGTAGGCAGGATATCGAAATCAGCTTTAACAGAATTGGTAGCCTCATCGATCCACATATTTGATACGATGTGTGAGCAAGTGTCTTTATCCAACTTTACTTGAACTTGTGAAGGATGTTCCTGATCGCCGAGGATCGTGCGCTTCTCTATCTTAGACTTGAACTGAGGATCATTAAACACTCTTTCCCACAATGCCCTAGAATACTTGCGCTTGTTCTGGTTGAGCTTGTCAATCTCGCAAATAGTGCGAGTCACTCGAGCTATGATGCCAGGAGGCAGCTTCGCAGGATCTTTTTCGAAGCCAGTAATTTCAGAAAGGATTTGCTCGTTCAGTTGGACTAACTTATTCTTGGGCATGTTTAACTCCTATGATTAACACTGTCTATAATAGATCTGCCATTGTCATCTACCACAAAATCTATGCGGCCTACTCCAGCTGACATTATTGTTCTAGTAACTTTTTGCAATAGATCACTGGGAATATTGCCAAATCTAGAGGCATAAATCATAAGATATTTATCTCCATTGCTGACAAATACTCTGCCTTTCATCCAGCCTTTTGTCTCTTTTCTGGCCTCTTCCGAAAAGAATCTTTTATCTAAGTGCCCTTCGGCATCCTCAGCATCAGCCATCTCTAATTTGTCACTAGGAACATGATACCACCAAATGTGCCTGGCGTTTTCTTTGCTATGTGCAAGCCAAAATGTATCTTCAAGAAGAACTTTTAATAGATCTGACATATTATTGGCTGATCAAATATGCAATTGGCACGCCGATTGAAGTCCAGAAGGCGAGCTCGCAAAATTTCCATCTAAAATAATTTGCTGTTGCTTTTATGTTGCTTAGCGTAGTAAATAATCCGATAACGACAAATGGTAATATAGCAAGAAATAAACTCAACGCAACCATCTTTAGTATAAATCCAATTAGAGTGACGATGCCTCCTGCTAGCAATCCCAACACCCATACCCATGCCCAATTAATCCAGTTGCCTGGAATGCTATCTCCCTTTAATGTCATAGGGAGACTTGCCCATATGCCTAATGATGCAGCCACAGCAATTAACCAGTACCACTGCACACCTGCCATCGACCACAAAGCGTAAGCCGTAATGGCTGGTGCGATGAAGCGTCTAGAAGCCTTCCACCACGTGCCACCGACTATGCCAATAAGACTTAACGTGGGCACTAAGAACCATGCTAATTCCTTATCAGTAGGAGGAGCCCATACAATTGCATCGTATATACATAGCACAGTAATTGCTACTATGCTCGCCCACTTCTTAATCGTATCATTAATCATTTAACATCATCCCAAGCATACGAGTCACGTCTTCATCTAGCTTGCATTCTCGTAGGCCAAATTCAATATGCCGTCCATTATTACCTTCACCTGCAAATGCAACCATCGTATCATCATTCTCATCAATCCAGAAATTCTGGAACTCACGAAGATCAAATCTGCCATCAAGCCAATTGTGCTCACTCGCAGAGGCAATCTCGTATCGGCCAGTCTTTAGAATCTTAGCAAATGTATCAATATCTAAAGAACGATACGAAACTCCCTCTTTGAGCTGGAATTGTTTATTCAACTTGGCAACATGCTTGGACTCAACGGCTACTAACTCATCAAATGACGCTTCGCTCTTATCACTCAACTCATAGCTATGATCGCCTTTAGGATTTCCATGAACTGCTACAACTGTGAAGCATTCATCACTGCCGTTCTTGCACACCTTATCACCAACTTCAAAATGATCCTCGTTGATGGACTCATTTTTACGAGGAAGAATTTCAACTTTATCTCCACGATCAAACTCTACATCTTGTCCGTCTTCAAACCAAACATGTATAATTTCGTCTTCATCATCAATATCTGCTACTTCAGCTTCATCATCCATATATACAACAACATCACCTGGAACTAACTTTTCAACTTTTATCAAACGTATTTTGTTATCTTTCTTTGCTTCATCCAATTTATCAAAATACTCCCAAGCTGTTTTGCCTTTGATGAAAGATGAGTCCATGAACTCTGCTTCAAAATACTTCTTTAGCTCATCCTTGTCCTTACCCTCTGGCAATCTAGCAATAGACAATCTGAACCTCACTATCCTGTTATACTGAGGATCGGACGCTGTCATCATGTAGTCAGCTATCTTGTCATATACTGCCTTTGCTTCAGGTGACGACAACTGAGGATCGTATGACTCATTGACAGACTCTTTCACTTTAGAGTAGCATGCTTTGCAAACATACTCATCAGTGTCTTTCAAATGGGCAGTCATCTCATCGCCTTTTCCACACTTGTCACACTGTGGTGTATACTTGAATATGTCATCCTCTTGTTTTGTTGATTCTAACTGCTTAGACTTCATACCTTCATACTGCTTAGCAGTAATGACCTCGTCACGACGATCAACATTATAGTATGTCTTGCCACCATCTGTACTAAACAGAGCAGGGTTGCGCTTGCATTGGAACAATGAAATATCAGCGCCAACAACATCTTTACCATATTTCTCGACGCAATTAAACCACTCTTCAGGATTGTTAGTGATCTCCGTCAATGCTTCATACCTCAACAACTTCTCAAGCAATTGAACAGTCATGGCAGCAGAGAAACCACTATGCCCCTGCTTAGCAAATATCTCAACGATATCAAGAACTGCCTCGCCCAACATGCCATTATAGTCAGAATCTTTATCGAGCAATCCTGCCAGTTTCAATTCCGTAAGAGCATGCTGGTATAGATTGGACTTCTCTTTTTCCCAGGAGCCATCAGCTTCTTTAATAGGTAGATACTTATCTTTCCAAATCTTCTCAGCAACTGCCTTAATTGATTCCAACTGATCAGAGTTCGGACTGTCCCCCTCCTGCGGAGGCAACTCGTCTGCGTCCTCCGCAGGAGTTTCATCTTGTGGTTCATCCGTTGGTTCACCATCTGGCATTGTCTTCGTGGCCTCATCCTCTTCCTCAGCATATGGGAGGATGTAATCATTCACAATATCATACGACACCATGTCAATATCAAGCTTACTAATAGCATTGTTCAGAAATGCAATGAATCCGGCATCATCAGTAGGAGTAGGCTCTGAGTAAACTTCATGCTTCTCTGCGTTCTTAATCGTTACCTTGCCTTCTTCCTTTTCGATGTAGAAGAATTCGCCAGCCTTCGATCCAAGCAACTGATTCTCATCCTTGTCGGAGGCTTCATCATCTTCATCCTTCTTGACATCCACGGTAGTTTTGACTTCAACTTTGTCTCCTTCTCCTGCAGACACGGCAGGACTTGGATTGTCAGCATCAGGTGGATTGGGATCTGTTTCAGAATCTTCTACGAATTCATCTCCTTCTGGGGAGTCCTCGGCAGGATCTTCAACGGAAACATCTTCCTCACTATCTTCATCTGGAATGTCAGAATCTTCAATGTCTCCTTCTACATCGTCTTCGAGATCGTCATCATCATCTGCCTCGTTGACTCGTGCGTTCAGTGCTCTGAGCTTTTCGAACAATTCGCTAGTATCTGACATATGACTCCTCTGTATAATGTAAGGTCTTACCTTACCTAACTTGCCGTTGATCCCCGGCGTTCATAATCTTACAAATGGGCATAATTCCTCTCATAAAATGAAAGGAATTAATCATGCCAAAATCAACTTTAATAGACTTCTCAGTAATCGACATCAACAGCCTTCTATTTGTGCCCTGCGTAATATGCAGATATCCTAATAATCCAGCTGCACCGTATTGTCGTAACTGCTATCATGAAACAAATGAATCAGAAAGTGCTGCCTAATTTATTTCTTTGGCCCAGAATACCACTCTTTGTCACTAAGTCTCTTAGCAATAGTGACAAAGAACTCTTTGCGATCATCTGTGCTAAGACCATCAGCATGCTCAATAACTGCAGCTAACGCCTTATCTAAAGCTTTCTCCAGTGATTCATAGTTGCCTTTAGCCTCATCAACAATTTCTTCATCATTCTCTTCATCACCAGATACTTCAGCATCTGTCTCAGGCTCGATGTCATCGTTAGCAGGAAGATCAACATCCACCAACTCTTCCTCTTCAGCTGCCACTTCGTCATCAGCATACTCTGCTTCAACTTCAATTTGGCCAAGCTCTATACGTGCCTTACGTCTATCATATGCTGACTTGAGAGCAGTCACCTGATCAGCATTCAACTCTGCCTTGATGCCTGACTTCTCGATCTTGTCCATTGTATCTTCAAGATCTTGAACAGAAGTTGTCTTATGAATCTTACGAAGCAAAGACATTGCCTTCTTATTGTCAGCTTCCTCTTTCTTCTCAGTGAGAGCATCTATATTCTTTGACATATTTGACTCACATGCACATTTATCAGCATGCTTGTTGCAGCCCTTGCACATCTTTTTCCTGTATGTCTTGGACTCTTCAGCTGACGCAGGAGTATCAGCAACCTTGTCGCCTTCATCCTTCAACTTCACCTCATCATTCTTTCCTTCCTGCTCGGCATTGACCACAACTTCTACATCCGTGCCGTTACCCTTTGGCGTGTCAGTAGTCACCGTATTAGGAGCAGCTGCATCTGCTGCTGCAGATTTGGCATCTTGTCCTGTGCCATCGCCAGCAGGAGCTGGAGCGTCAGCAGACTCAGTAGCACCAGCGCCCATAGTAGTTCCATCATCCTTCTTAGGATCATCTTGGGCTTCACCATCTGTTCCATCGGAAGTCTTAGGCGTAGAATCCTTCTGATGACCTGGCTTAATATCCGATGCACCAGCAGAACCAGAAGTCTTAGCCTTCGGATCATCTTGTGCTCCATCTGGATGATCATCAGGATTCTTCAACCCAGCATCTTCAACTGAGTCAACAACTTTGCCATCTACCATTTTACCCTTTACTGCCTGGGATACGATGACGTTCTCACCCATGAAAGAATTGAGCATGTCTCCAAAATCATTGCCATCAGATGGCTCAGGCACTTGTTCTTGAATATCAGATTCTTGAACATCAGATTTCTTAGTTTCATCTTTGGATTCTTTGACAACTTTGCCTTCGATGATCTTACCAGATTTAGCACGAGATGGGATAACATTGTTACCCATAAAATCATTTAGTAATTCATTAAACATTTCGCTCATTTTATTCATTTCTCCGTGAGATTAATTATCGTTTTATTGCTTTCTCTATCTGAGAACTCCAACTGTGTGGCAAACACTTCGACACTATCATCTAAATCGATAGTCTGCAAATACTTCTTAGCTGTTCCTGCCTTCAGATATGCTAGAGTCATATGAGGTATGTATTCCTTATATGTGTTAGTATGTGGCAACTCCTTTAGCATATCATTTAACCTATAGCACAGCTTTGATTCTACTTCCATTGCCAGTACATCGTATCTTTGACCAGGATAGTATTTGTCCTCTTTATTCTCAAATGCTATCACTGAACAAATATTCATCTTTACTGGACCCGTGTCTTTGACCATGTTCTTTACTGTCTGTGGATCATCATCATGCAATCCATACAGCACTGTCACATGTAGATGATGCTCGATCCCGTACTTCCCATTTGAACCCTTTGGGTCAAATACATCATCTGGATCTATACTGTCCTGAAACTTCTCCTTCAAATACTCAGAACTCTTATCAGGAATAAGAAGCATAGCGCAAGCATACTTACGCTGACCATCGTTCTCCTGTATCGACATCAATCTTTCTAACAATTCTTCAATCATACAAACACCAGTGTGCTATGCTTTGACGTGTATCAAAAGATGAAAAGCCAAGAATATCATAGTTACAACCAAGAATATAACAGCCAAGGACGCGAACACTGCCTTTCGTCCACCTGCTTCAACTGTCTTAGTGACCTGCGTTGATAGAGTTCTCCCATACACCCATTTAGAGTTGACTACTTCACCAATAAATACGAGGGCATTGATACCTATGAACACCCAAAAGAATACCGTTTGACCAGCCAACATCCAAAATGCTAACATCGCAATATCAGTTATGATCAATAATACCAAAAATATCCTTCTTAACAATGAAGCTGTTTCACGTTTCATTCATCACCACTTTCTGTATCATTTAGTTTATAACATTGCTCGCACACGTTAGAATATAATCCAGATGTACGGGTAGTTGCATAACCGCCACAATATTCACATATCAGAACGCTTCTTTCTTCTGCTGACGACACTATACAGTCAAGAATACGTCGTGCTGAAACAGTGCAAGACCCTTCAACTCTATAGTAAAATCTTAATTGTCCAAACTTTTGCTTAACCTGCTTAGCTGTCACACAAAACTCACCGCAATTAGCTACCATGGAGATATCAGCACAAAGATCATCTATCAATTTGAACCAACCATCACCTGTACATATGCCATCGCACATGCGAGTCTGATCAGATGATTTATTGCGATCACTGAAAATACTGTCATATTTATTAAACAATATATCTTGTAACTCTTTTTTCATCTGTTTATAACCAACAATATAACAATTCTAATAACAGGTATGATCAATGGATAATGCCACCATAATGGATAATGACAATACCCTAAATACTGCAATAATATAAATATCACTGCAATCATCGCTGATATCATTGTTCCAAACATCAGATCAAATGCTGCAAACTCCGACTCATCGCTACGAGTGGCCATTGCCCAGATTGCATAAAAGGACAAAGCTAAGAATAAATACTCAATCGCCAGCAATGCAGAGAAGAGCGCTGACATTATAACAATGTGTCCAATAAATCACCTATCTTGTTGATAGCTGCCTTACGTGATTCCTTTATGACAAAATCACGCTTAGCATCTGCCTCTGACTGAGGGCCTTTGTAGTTCAATCGATTAAGCAACATTTCTTCAGGAGTCTTGTACTGTCCAACAGGGGCACTTCCCTCAACCACTGGATTAGGAGAGCTTGGAGAAGCCTCTGGAGCTTGTGGCTTAGCTCCACCTAGGGTTTTCCCTATGACTGCTCTCCTCACTTCAGGATCTAGCATATCACTCATCTTCTAATTCCTCCTCATCAATCTCTTCTTCCTCTTCACCATAATGAAACAACTCATCAAAGCACTTTAGGCAAAGGTACGATCTAGTATCCTCAATTGGGTGCTCTATCTCAGGAAACAATACAAACGTTTGATCCAGATCAGACCATAATACTGTTGGCTGTGGCTCCCGAAGATCAATGACATGATAATAGCATGCTACTTCAGCTCCCTCATCATCACCACCCATAAACTCTTCAGGTGTACAATTACATCTATCACAAACTTTGGAATATTGAGTATCGTCTGGCATGACTCTGGTGAACACGTGGGATTTTCCTATTATTGAAGATTCTTTAGCTATGGGTGCTTCTGGGCTCTTGATCTTCAATCTTTTCTTTGGAAAGAAGTTCGCCAGCCACTCTTGGCAACGCTTCATAATCTCGACAAAGTTGAACAATTCCTATCTCCTGCTTACATGGATTCTTACAAGTGTTACATAAAGTCTCTCGTCTCACAGCCTTCACGTACTACTCTTAGCCTTTGACTCTATCTTGACCTTCTTGCCCTGGTAGACACGCTCCCAGTTCAAATCCGTAAACACTGGACTGGTCTCTTCGGATGATTCATCTAATCTCTTCAAATGCCAGTTACCAGTTGGTGCCTTTAAATCAGCATTCTCTGAAAACTTATTCACGAATGCACCAAATGAATTATCATCCCTAGGCTCCACTTCAGGAACATCGTTCAATTTTATTATCTTCTTGTTCATGTAATCAAGCAGTTTCTTCTTCTCTTCCGCTGGCAATCCATCTTCTCCATACACTTCCTTGTACAAACTAATGACTTTAGTGGCAGTGTCACATCCTTTATCAATAATGTCGCGTCTAGCAGCTTCCTCTGTTGCGCTGGTAGTAGCCATATTGAGAGTAAAATCCAATGCATCAGGAGGGAGCCCAATGGCAGCAAAATGTATCTGTAGCATACGAGTGACCCCATTTTGTATGCATCTCTGCACGTTCTTGACCACTCGAGCAAATCGAGCATCATAGACTTCTATTTCAGATGAACCGATGCCAGCTGACCCTGTCCCCTGAAATCCACCAAGCATCTGTAGAGGAACTCTAACAGCTGATGCAAGCTGACTGCGAGCGTCTTCAATATCAACAATCCACTTAATATCTGCTTCTCCACCAATCTTCTCAATGACAACATTACCTACATCTCCATACACTGGCAATATGATATCTTCAGTGACACCTGGAGTCTTCAAAGAACTATCGAAAAATGGATTATTGCCTGTGTTTTGAGCTCGTGCTCGCTTGAGCACAACAGTATAAGCATCTATGATCTCAGCTATTGCTGCATTGTTTGTCCCATTAACTCCAACCTTATAGATGTATCTCAATAATCCTCGTGATAATCTTGCTAACAATAATGAATCTTCAACTAACACCAATCTCTTGTATGCTGCCATGCCATTCATGAATATCGATGCACCATAATTGGTGCTAACATCATACATCGTCTCTGGTGTCAATACTCCAGCTGCACCAAAGTTTGGATAATTCATATTTGAAGTATTATATCTTGAGGCTCTCGCTCCCTGAAGTTTGAAATGAGTGTATACCCATGGTGGCAATAGATCATACTCAGATACCTGAACGTTTTGACCATGAGTCTCTACGAATCCTATAAGCCTTCCTTCATGATCAACTCTATATATCCATCCAGGATATTTTCTATCATCAATATCCACTATTCCTACACCAGGCTTGATAGTCTGCCTGACAAACAGATCACCATACACAGCACAGTTCCATGCCCAATCATACAATCTATCTTCAATCGAAATAGAATCCAAAAACTTCATTCCTTCATTGTAGACTTTTTGATCTTTGGAATGTATCCAAATTGTACGATTCTGTACATCGTCCTTCGTTGTTGCTAAGTCTGCTATTTCAGAACTAGCTCCTGCCATGTACCAATGCATAGATGCAGCATTGACATACTCTTGGTAACGGGATTGACGATCATAAGAAATGCTTATCTGCTCAGAGACTTTCTTTGATAATTCACCAACGGTGAGACCCAATCGTTTGAGCGCATCGATATCATCCTGCGTTAAACTTTGAGCTTGATGAACTGGAGCATTTGATGTATAATCTGGTTCTTTTCTACCGAAGCCTATCCTCTTTAAGAGGTCAATGAAATTAGCCAAACTATACTCCTATTCGATTATCTATACAATATCAGACTGTGTATAAATTACACTAATGTCTACTATGAAAGAATTGAACACAATCTGTATAAATCGAAGTAAAGTTACAACAGGAGGGAACTGCTTACTGGCTTGTGTCTTGCGGATTTTTGATCATATTCTCTCTTATCCACTGCCAATGTGCATTACACAATGGAATATACACTGACATCACTTCAATATCAACTGATACCTTATGCTCACAATTCTCTATCGAACACTTCTCTTCTTTTGAGCTCATATTGAAGATCTCAAATACTCAGTTGCATGCTTCTCAAAATACCACATAAAAGACTCTACCGACTCATCTAGCTCTGGATTGCCCTGAATGATCTTATTTAAAATCTTATCGCCTCTTCTAATTCTATCTGCTAGAATGCACACTTGCTTGGAAATGTAAGTACTAGGATTTCTATCTAAAGTTTCTGCTAGTGTCAATATGACTTTATGAACAAGTGCCTGCTCATAGGCCATCCTATAATCATGTGCCTGCCAGTCATCAAATATCAAAACTTTAGAGCATTCAAAAACTTCCTTAGGATTAATTCGAAGCCTAGGCTGTCCCGAAATAAAAGCTATGGCTCTGTCTTTTTCGGGGGTGGCTGAAGGACGAAACAACAAATGCATAGAACAATAATTTAGCCCACGAATTTGCATTGGTCCTTTAAATATAATACCTTTCAAGGTCGTTTGTTCCACTATTAGCTTGCCATTCAAATACTTCTTATACTTCAACAACCAGCTTACAGTTTCCTGTAATGGAACACAAAGAAATATAGTATCACTCTTCTTGATGCGTGATATCTTTTGCATTTCGGTTTCTTTAGTGTCAAAGCATGATATAGAGGCTGCCTTGTCCATATTCTTGAGCAAACAGCTAAGAATATATCTACCTATTTCTCCCTTGTACCCTACAACTAAAGGTCTTTTCAATGGACATAGCATTTCCGGAATAGTTAAATCTGTACTCATGCCGAAATACCGCTATTCAGATATTTTCCATTAAAATCATCCATGATCTCATGTGCATCTATCGAATTCATTGGACTGAACTCTTCATGGCCGTTACCGTCAAATGCCACTAGTATATGAAACATCTGCCTGTGACATGTCTCCAACTCTTTCATGTATCTCTTACGCCTTGCGTGTGCGTTATACCACTTCGGCTCACGGAAATAATCTTCTACTTTCTCACGCTCCCAATATTCATACAGATCATCTAACTTCTTTGATGCCTTCTTGTATCTACTGTACAAAGAGTTCATAAGGATACTATCCTTCTCTGCTAACTTCTCTAACATTGCATTCTGTATATTACGACCGCCTTGCTGTACGCCCTTGACACTAGCTTCTAAATCCCTAATGTGTATCTTATGACGCAAAAGGGCACATCTAATATTATATGAAAATGCTTGCTCTAAATCTGATGTGTTCTGAGAATCATAATTGGGCAATATTTGTGATATCATTTCTTCTGTTTCTTTTTCACTTAATGCGTCAAGTTCTTCATTGGTCATGGCATTTCAACCCTTTCTGTAAATTGCACAATGCATTTAAAATTTATAAACTTGAAATCATTTGTATCATGCGCACACTCTGGATGCGTACACATATGTGCTTGCCATACAGCATCACATTCATACAACCCAGAAAGCAATTTGAGCTCGTCCCTTTGATCTATGCTTTCATTTATGGCTTCTAATAAATAAATTTCATCTTCAACTGGATTAGGATTTTCAGCTATAACAAATCTTCCATTAAAACCTACTAACAATTTAATTTTCATTTTTCAAACTCCAACAGTTTAATATCATACATAATCCATCCTAAATCACCAGTTGTAATACATTTGTTATTAACAGTAGTCCATGTTAACTTGCTCTTATAATGTGCCTCACAATGCAATTTTGCAGATTTTAATGATTTAAAATTTTTTATCCAAATTATTGTAGTATACTCAGTGCCCATAGAACCACCAAGATGTGTTAAATCTGTTGCGATTGCAGTATAACTATTCATATCTGCACCTAATAGTATTTTCTGACTTCGTTGCATCCACCGGCACAAACTTCCTCTCGGCGTAGAGTTCGACGCGGTATTGTTTATCGTAATGATCATGTATACCAGGTTGGGCGGGTATTAGATTGTGTGCCATTATTAAAAAGTAATAACCACTCCTAAAAAAACGCCAGCTAAAAACTCGTAGATTGACATATATCCTCCTAATTGTTAGTTGTTCCGGGCTCGGATTCAATCGCGCTCTTGCGCTACGCCCTCCGCGTCCGATAGTTTTAGTCAGGACACCCGGAACTGAATTAATGTGCGAAGGCCGGGCGCTACTCCGGCTTCCTTCGGCTACGGACATTTCGGGTGTTAGTCCATAATTTTAGCCCCTACAAAAACCCCCGAGGCCTTAAGTATTTGCCCTGTTGCGTGACTGCTAATCCACGCCACTCCGCACAAACTTAAGCAAGTGTTCCGGCAGGCCATTTCAACCTGCATTGGATACTTCCATAGCGTTTCTACGTAACCTACTATGGACGCTCGAAGTCTTTAACCTACCAGCTCGGATTATTTCTTATCCATTTGCTTTATCTTCGTCAAGATACTCGCATTAGCGTCTCTCTTCCGCCACGGAAACACTTGCAAACTATCTCAAAGAACTGGTGGCGGTGTTCTTACCCGCATCCCACACAGGCCGTTTCTTAAGTCGTGCCTGCTACGCTCTCCACCGCCAAAGCAACGTAGTATTAAGAATGCAGTAACTGGCAGCCGGGCATGACCACGGTAAGCGTTACGTCTTCCGGTCTGATGCTTAACGCCTGCACCCACGTTTCTTAAACGCTCCCGGCCTTGAATTTTTATTCGACAACTTCAATAATGACGTCCCCTCCAACTCGAACCAACTTTCCAGTTGCTTTATCCATAAATTGCCATCCGTCTGACTGAGACATGGACTCTACTTTTCCGCTAGAAATCCACTCGCGAACCAATACTCCACCGTTATACATGGTAACTTTATGTTCTTTTCCAAATGATAAAAAGCTGGCTTTTCTTGCATCTGTGCAACCTGAAACAATAACTGCAAAAATAAGCGCTGCCAAAATCTTGATTCTCATCCCTCATTCTCCTTCTGGTTGTGTTGTGGCGTTGTTAAAAATTCTATTTAAAATAGTTCGTGTTCTGCAGTCTCTGCTTTTGATAGGGTTAACGATGTGATCAAAGACATCTGTTAGCATGTATAATAAAATTCCGCAATCTTTACAAATCCAAAAATCAGAACTCACCGCTCACCCTCCTTTGGTTGGTGGTTAATCTAAAATAATCATATTGGTTTGATTTAAATCTGATAACCTTCTCTCGAAGATCTCTTTCAATGGCTTATGCAACAATGCCTTTATTCTAATATGAAACTTTTCCTGCCATTCTTTGGTATTCATTTCTTCTACTGTTACTCTTTTTATGTCACTCATCGTTCACCACTTTCAATGACGGTGGTGATGCGCTATCTGGTGTAGGAATTATCTTTTGACCGCTACAAACATCGCATAAAAGGTCGTTGCCGAGCTTGACCATTGATACACATCACCGGGAACATAGCTTGGCTTACTAACAATTCCTTGGCCATCACATTTAGGGCACTTTTGCCAGACCTTCACCTCACACCCTCCTTTGGTTGATGTAACTTTAAGGTTCATACATGTACAATTTATAATCATCGGGCATCAAGAAGAAAAAATAAGGATCATTGTCTCCACTGTACTTGCCATTCAAAAAGGAGACTATCCTTTCTCCATAAAATTCACCAACATTTTCAGCAATGAGCACATCAGATACAGTTTCTTTATCGTAATTACTTCTTCCTACTATCTTCATGTGGGCCGTCCCCCAACTTTTCGTAACATCTTTTAGAACAATAAACGTGTGAGACATTGTGAATGAAGTATTCAAACACAGCAAGATGCGTATCTTTTTGTTTGCCACACACATCACAAATAGAAACTCTCTTAATAGGCATCACGCACCCTGCCTTTCGTTCTGCGTTCTAATCCCTCAGACATAATCCACTCTCTAACTTCCTTTGCGGCATTCACATATTCTGGCGACGGGCATTTAGTTATTTCTTGTCCTGGTCGGTAGTGCTCCCAAATCAAACGTCGAAGGCGCAGAGGCAAGCTCATCCAGTGAGTTTTGCAACCCCACATTTTTGGGAGAACTTCTTTTCCACACTCAGGCCAATGGCATGTATGCTTCATTTCGTTCTGCGTTCGGGTTGAATCTCTCGCCCATACCAAGCTTCTCTTTGCTTCACGCAAAGATTGAAGTTATCCAGACACCGCCCTAAATACGAAGCCAGAATAAAATCAGGCGTATCACTTTCGTTTTCCTTAGAATACCTGTTGATTAAATCTTGCAATGCACCATAAAAAGTTAATTCGTTCTGCGTCATGCTTTACCCCCTTCGACTTCCTTCATGCGGTTGCGGATTGCGTCGATAACCTTTCGGATGGCTTGCCATTCTGAATTTCTATACGCTGACTCGACGTAAATATGTGGTTTGTGATAATGGTAATGATTAGCATTGATATGCTCTTGAGCCGATTTTTCGCTGAAATAGCAATGCCCGCTTACAGGAACAGAAACTTCCGTGTAGCAGACTTTGGTGTGCTTATCTTTAAATTGCTCATCATTCTCGTCGTATTCAACTTCATCCCAATCATCATTGAACCACTTCTCAATTTCACCATCTAATGATTCTCTTAATTCTATTTGATATACATGAAAGATCGGGTGTGCGGTACAGCGATTGTCTTGGCCAATCATTTTTTCCGCAATAGGTTTTAAGGCAGACTCCACCTTAGTTATCAGCTCCCTTTCCAGTCTCGTGGCTTCGGTGCGGATGCGAGCGGCCCACGTTGTTAAAAGTTTTGTGTATGGCTCTGCAATTCGCAACGATTCCCCATCATCGAACATAAGCTTAATTCCTCCGTCAAATGCAAACGGTTTGAAATGTGGAATTTTAGACAGAATTGACTCAGCTTCCGTTTTATCAGACGGTAGAGGAGCGGGGGTTTGGGCTTTCTCAACGAGATAATTTATTCCCTGTATAATCTCTGATTCTGTAAAATCAAAAGCACTTCCTGAATCCGTACCTGCTCCGTCTATCTGGTCGCTAGGCACTCCTGCTTCAATGAAAAGGTTTCTTATTTTATCCTGCCATTCAGACGTTATTTCTTCTTTATCATCCTTCTCCCTCCGTCCCTCGGCTAAGGCTTCATCCCGGACGGTGCGGAGAGCTTTGGTAATATTTAATGTTAGAGTTTTAAGTTCTTCAAGCTCATTAGGTTTATAAGAGCTTTCAATTATTCGTTGCACCATCTTCTCAAGCTCTTCGTCAGAGAGGTTGGTCATAATTTCCTCCATCCTTTAGGAGCCTCAAAAAGAGCATTACAATCAAGGCATCTTGCTACTTCAATTTCTTCACCGTTTTTTGTGTATCGAGTTTCAATTCTAAACTCTTCGTGATTACATTTAGTGTACCCTTCATTCTTCAGATCATCGTCAGTCATTTGGCCCTCCACGTGCTTTAATTTCGTCCATTAGTTCTTTATGAGTGCTTTCATGTCCAATAATTTTAAAACCTTCCTTGCAATTCCACGTAACATCTTCGGGCGATTCTTCATGCCATTCATTAGGATTGTCCCATAACCTTATTTTTCCATCTCTATAAACCCATAAGTCATGCATGAATTGGTTAAGCACAATATCTCCATTTTTAAGTTTAGGGACTAAATTATCTTCGTCGCTTAGGTTCATGGTTTCCTCTTTCCGCATTTGCACAACATTTTGAGAACACCTTTAGGACCATCGTGAGGATAAACGGGCGACGGGATGGACCTCTTACAAATTCCGCAATAGTTATACCTATGCCGATGCTTTTTTCGCTTCTTGGTCATGGTTTATCTCTCTCGACAATGATGGTCCAGTACGTAGAAAATTCTGAAGTTTCATTTGCGTGAAGTTTGAAAACGGCCCACCCTTGTTCGGCAAAGGCATTTAGCTCTACTTGCAATTCGCTCTGGCTAACTTCCTTAACAAAGTATTCCTTCATCCCTTCCTCCCTTTGGTTCCATGTTGTTCTAGGGCTTGTTTGGCCCACATAATAAATAATTCTCCATATTCAGGATCGTGATTAGCAATTCTTTTAAGCGTCTCTTCCAACGCATCAGCCCGGTCGCGTTCGGATTGGAGGGTTTTAGATATATTTTTCTCATAGGCAATAAAATCATCCTTATACATAATGAATCCTGATAACCTTTGATAATCAACAGGTTCCTCCTCGTTATCAATCTTCATTTCAACACATGCGTGTTCAATAAGTATCTCCCTCGCTATCTCTTCGAGTGGTTTCATGCGGCCATCCTTTGCGTTAACCTCTTCCACGGTTATGATTTTGTTTTCAAGAAGGTGAATGAGCATGGCTGCTCTGGCATCGGCTTCTGTTTTGCAAAGTTCACGCATTACAATCCATGTACCATTTATTTTTAGATTTTCCCTATCTAAATATTCACACATCCACTCGTCTTTTGGGCGTGGGTGTATTCCAAAACCTCTTCGGTATATTTGATCTTTCTCTTCCTCATACCATTCGAGCCATTCACTAAATCGTTTTTCCCACGGCAACATTTCCCCAAGCTCTGCGACGGTGAAGGCGGAAGCGATTACATCACCTGAATGATCTAAGTATCTTCCCAAAGTTATCTTAAATCGGTCTTCGTATTTTTGATGTCTCCCAATAAGGACTTCTCTCCAATAAAACACACTCTCTTGTCGCACCCCAAGCTTTTTTAACTTTTCTGAAAGCTCTCTATTTGACAATTGATTTTTAAGTTTCATATGCTCACTCTCCCTATTGGTTATCTTTGCATGCACAACATTGCCCATAACCATTCATGGGCTCACGTTCATTACAAGACCAGCACAACTCTCCCTTAATCTTCTTTTGTTGCGCTTGGATGATGACTTGGGCGATTACTTTTCCAGTAGAAACTTCTCCGTCATTAATTTTCCTAATAACAAGGCCCTTCTCATGAATCGTATTTTCGATTAACTCGTGAATGTCCACCGTCGTAAGCAGATTCTCCCTCGGCACTAATTCGCCGGAGAGGATGGCTTGTTTAAGTAACAGTTGACATCTTTTTCTCTCAAGTTTGTGCGGTGCAACATGATGAAAAATGTCTGACTTGTCAAGTGCGTATATTGACAACACCCGCTCCACAATCTGATTGATTTCATCGGGGGTCATAGTTTCTCCGTCCAGTGAGATTGACACGCAGGGCAAACTTTAATCCCGACACCATTTGACTTCTTAGAAATTTTACTGTCATAAACGCATCCACAATCAGAACAAACGACAAGATTACGCTTATTCTTTTTCTTTATCCCTTTTGGAGTCATTTGCGCTCGTTTCTTTTTGCATTTCCATATGAGCTAACTTTACGCCATCTGCAATTATCCTAATTTTTCTTTCTCTTTCTTCTTTGTCTAATCTTTCAGAAATTTCTGCCCAACAAATCGAGCATCCAATCGTGCAGTCAACCTTATTTTTAGGATGTTTTTCACAATAATAATAACAACTAAATAAATCGATGAATTCTTCCCAAACTTTTTTAAACCACTTCATCCCTTCCTCGCTTTCCAATTTAGCCTTTAGTAAAATAACTAATACAAAGCAAGATAAATAAATATAAAAGTAAAATCTTGACCAATAATGGAGATGTTGTGAACATCCAGTTAATGAAAGATTTCTGGTAGCCACATCCTTCAGCGCCATTTTGAAATCCACACATGGTCGTATAAAGAGAAACATGTTTTCCGCATTTGGGACACTTCCAGGAATTCATCTTTTCCTCTTAGGTTTCATTTGATCTAGTTTTTTATCAATCACTTAGCACCTTGGGCTCTTTTGTTTCTTGCCCATGATGCAAGTTCTTTATTCGGATTAAGATGCTTTGGACAATCATTGTCATAGTGCAAACCTGCACGATGCCCACACTCCGCACAAATCAGATTTCCTTGTTCCATGGACATATTTATGCGATTAACTCCAAACTTTCTTTTAGTTACTTTACTCATACCCGCCCCTTTTAAGTTATTTTATTCTCTGTGCGTCTGGTGCCTGCCCTGATCTTCTATCACGACGAAGATATTGCCCATCAGCAAAACGGTAGCTAGACTGCATTCCATAGCTCCCAATAGGTCCTGGAATATTTGATCCCCTAATTGATAGGCGAATGGCCCTTCTCAATACTTTCAAGCATTCAAAGCATATCCTAGTCTTGGTAGAATATTTCCCTCTAACACCACAATGCTTCTCTATGCTTCTCAACTTCTCAAGAACATGGATGTGACACTTTTTTGAATTAAATTGCATGAGAGATATTGGACTAACGTACTTAGTGTCTTGCTTAAACCCACCATTGCTATCAGGACACATAAGACCTCTAACTGAATGCAGAGTCTTAGGGCTAGAACATAATTCGCATAAACGCACACGCTTAGACATACTCTCTAACAATCCTTATTCTATCTACTTCTGCCCAAACATTTTCTGCTATACGAGATTCGTATATTGGAGAATTGCCTTTAAACAAAACATAGTTTCTTTCATTAGAAGATTTTATCGTGCAGATTAGAACATTGTATCTATCACCCAATTGCTGCCTAGCATAACTTCTTAGGTTCTGGCACATACTAGAATCATAAAATGCACAAACATCATTTTCTATCAACATTCTATCTTCTAGCATGTGCCTCTCCCAATTTATGCTGCTTTTCCTGGCATTGGATCATACCCGGGAAAAGAATTTGGATTAAATATCTTAGCTCTATCAATAAGATATATCTCACGTTGACGGTACCAACCCAACTTGTTCATGATACTTTCGAATAGCCCTATTTTACGAAAATTGGGAAGTGTGGGGGCTTTTATCTTTATTAATGACAAATTTGTCATCAACTGCTCAGCCGTCATCTCTCTAAAAACATCATTCTTTACTTCTGTATTACTAGAAATGATCTTCATACAAACACCTCCTCCATAACTAACTTCAACTCATAGAAACGCTATCTTGTGTTCACTCATATTAGTCAATCTGCTGCACTCTGTGCGCTCAATGCAATAGCTTATGTGCAAGTCAGATAATTATAAGTGTCTTAAACAAGAAGGGCATAGGTAAACTTCTAATAGAGGGATATACTTACAGGCAGTATTAAGTCTACAGCAAAAACAAGTACGTCTTATAAAAGACTCAATGTCTTCAATGTCTTGTTTATACACCGATATCACGCACAAAGGATTTCTTCTTATCCTCAATCCAATCCCAACTAACAGGTGCTAGATTAGGCAATTGATCTACACTGACATTGATGTACTGAGGATCATCAATTGTGTAGATATGCATATGACCATGAATATTAAACTTGTATCTATATTTTAATTGGTGCGGATGAATTGGTATATGTGTCAAAACACAATCACCATATGTGAGAGCTCCTACGCATCTATCAACGACAGTCTCATACATCGTAGCAGTATAATAGGTGTCATGATTGCCCATGACAAGAGTGATTCTACCATTCAATCTCTTAACTGTATCTATAGTTTCTCGTCTAAAGAACAAATCACCCAAATGAAATACTTCATCGCTAGGCTTCACCACAGCATTCCAAGCACTTATTAGAGCCTCGTCATGCTCTTCTATGGTTGCAAAAGGCCGACGCCCAACGCTGTACTGCATAATATTTCTATGACCGAAATGCGTATCACCTATAAAGAACGTATTACTCATTGATTTAGCATCATCCAATTTGATAGATATACGTTGCGTTCAACTATTATCTAAATTAAAAGGATACTTCTTGGCTAGTCTGAGCACATCTAAGCAATCCTGCGCAGTAAATCTTCCAACATGACAATCTTCACAACTCTTACCGGTTATCTTACGCAGCCATGCATACACCCTGTTTCTCATAGACTTCTTATTCCTTGATCCTTTCACGCACTTCCAATATCTATCAATTTCTGCATGTACCAACAATCTCAACGCCTTAGTCTTTGAATCTGCTATTACTCCCAATGGCTTTCCATTAGCATGACATCCAACTGAACCTCTGCATACTGGAAATCTCTCGCATATCCAAGCAAGACCATTTCCATATTCTATATAATTATACAGGATAGAATTACTGCACAATTTTGCTCGTGATCCACAAAAACATCTGACATCCAAAGAACTATGTATGTCAGCAAGCATTTTAATGACTTTATTTTTAACCATGATCAATGCGAATTAAACTCCGTAAGATACTCTTCATAACATCTGTTTAATTTATCATCAGATATGTAAAATGGATCTCCAATGCACACAGATTGATTTTCTTGCAAATACCCCTTCTCAATCATCCAAGCAAGAAAGCTAAAAATTGTCTGACCTTCTCGCATATATTTTGGTTTATTAGTTAACATTACATTACCCCTATCCAACGTGCAGAAACATTGAACGGCACTAAAGCCTAGAAATAGTTATCAATAATATTCTGAACAGTAATCTGTGCTGATACACCTAATGCTTGTATGTCCTCTAAAGAGACAGGCTGTCTTGCGGAATTTATTGCTGTCCAACGTCTGATTCCATCATCATCTTGTATCAAAATCATACAGCTGACAGCTATGGCTTGACCACCCAGTTGAGAAGCGAATGCATTTAGAGTACTATCTATGTGCTGCTGAACCATCTCATTAGGTATGCAATAATCTCTATTAGGGCTTTTCACAGCTTGATCTTTCCGTCCAATTTACCTGTCCCTTCTTCAGCTACAACTTTAGCCATCTCGCTGAAAGAAAGATCACAAAATTCATCATCCCATTCGTCTACAAAATATAGACGAGTGCTGCCATTAATAATACCGAATAACACCGGATCACGCATTTTAGCTTTTTCTTGTGAATCCATCTTCTTAAGATCCTTTTGTGCGTCGTTATAATAGTGATAAATAATAAATCCATCAAACACATCCTGAACCTTCTTTTTATTCTCTATCACTCTCTTAGGAATGACACGAGTATAGTCCTCAAACATAGTATCTGAGATATGTCCATCTCGCAGCTTATGCTTGTACTTATGCAAAACATCACGATCAATAAATTTCTTAATTCCTTTAGCATAAACCAACGACTCACGCCAAGCAAGACTAAAACTATCTAAAAACTTTTTAGCTAATACATCCTGACCATTTTCAGTTGCTTGCTCAAATGCTTTTTCCAAATCCTTAAGACTCTTCTTCAACTTGGCTTCCTGAAGATAACTAAACTTTGACTTCACATACTTAAAATAAAGGATGGGATTAATGCCATTTTTGCCCTTACCAGGAGAATCCATTTTGCTAGAATCTGTCAAATATTGTATACTCCAACTTGCTCCAGCTGTCTCACCAGTAGCTGAACCATTCATTACATAACGCACTACACTATTGTCTTGAGAAGCTACAGAATTATGGTTTTCATTCATTTTTATCTCCTAGTGTAATACTGCCTACTTAGCACAGAATGAGCATCACGACCATGACCATCTGAATCATCATACTTTGGAAAATAGAATTCTACGAAATAAATGAGATCTCCATACAAAGTATAGTATGCATTCTCTTCATGAAAAGGTCTAGGTGGCTGGTACTGTAACAGTGTCTTTAGATTCCGCATCTTCCATCCCGTCAGAAATTAACTTTCCATCAAGGTGATCAATTTCATGCTGTATCACCACAGCGAGATCCCTCTTAAAAGTATTTCTTACAATATCCCACTTACCATTAACCTTATCGATGTACTCAACATCAATAATCTGATGACGTTCGATACGTGCCATTTTCTTGGGGCATGACAAACAGCCTTCCCAATCATATGTCACAGTCTTGCCACGACTAACGATAACTGGGTTAATGAGCATAAGGAACTCTCTGTCAACAGCATTACGCATAACAATAATGATGCGACGATCGACGCCAACTTGATTAGCTGCCAATCCCACACCCTTTCGGTATGTTGCTTTATGCATCTCGATAGCCAGCTCCATACAATCATCATACTCATCAGGTGTAACTGGTTGACACACCTTCTTTAGCATGTATCCTAACTTATGGTCAAGAGTCAGTATCTCTAGGATCTTCTCCTCATGCTCATCTGATTGGACCGGAACTTCAGTTGTGTCATTCACAGCATTACCCTCTTTAGTCATTTTATTCTCCAACTTAATTGAACTTGGTTATACATTGCATAGTTTATTCTAACACGAAGCTTAGATCGGGTGGCGAAAAGTGCTCGGGTTTCAACAATTTGCCATTGGCATCATACTTAGGCTCTTCACCTGTCATTGGCACCTTAGTCATATTGGATTTGTATATCTCACGAAATACAGGTTCAATGTCTATGCCAAATGCACAAGCTGCACCGAAAGCAACAAATAGTATATCCCCAATAGCGTCAGCAACTTCGATCAAATCTTTATTGACTATAGCTTGCTCTAGTTCCAGTAATTCTTCTTTTATCAAAGCAACCCGCAATTTGCAGTTTGAATCACTAGGATATCCTATAGTGTCTCGATTGAGATCAGGCCGTCCCATCGCCTTATGCCAGTCATACACCATTTTCTGTTGCTCAAGCATGAGACACACTTTCTCGCATCAGTGGTGGGGAACACCCATACAAACATTCTGCTTTATTTGCTAACATATTTAATGGAGGTATCTCAAGCACACCAAATTTGCGGACCACAGTACTTTCGAACTTATCAGTAATAATATCTAACTTTTTATTCTCTATATACGTTCCACGCTTAAACATAGTAGGATAATTGTCCCAATCTATGCCTTTGTGAAGCAGCATATGATATAGCTGCGAAATATCCTTATTGTCGCACTGTTTGTGTGAGTAAACAGATCTAGCTGCCATCTGAACACTATTTCTAATAGCATCCTGCTCTCGCCACAAGAATACATTAACGGCCTCAGCCAAAGTCGGCACGTTCCAAACACGACAATCAAACAAAGGGAAACTCCCGTTCTTCTCCGGGATTAGCTCTCTAATAAGCACTTGGAATTGAACAGATGCGTATGCAGCTATCAGGGAATTAAGCTTGTTAACTTTGCCACCAAACACCATTTCAGTCCTGTAGTCTGTAATATTCCAGCTTAAAGTAATCTCGTCAGATTGGGTGTATCCAATGACAGCATTAAACTCCTTCACCAATGCCTCAGTAAGCATAGTCATACATTTTGACAATCTTTTATCATATGGAACTTCCAGACCTTTTGTGAATGCATGAAAGTTCTTGCCATCAATACGAGCAAATGCTGGGATCAAAGGCATAAGAGAGTCGCTATACCTTTTCTCATACATTTTCATCCTATCGCCTAATGAATCATTTCCCATAGATCTTTCTTAGTACGTAGTATTTTGAAAATTAAACATTGTCACAAAGTAATAACCGTCACGAAGCAGTGACACATACCCAGGTTTCACTACATTTCCTTTATCATCAAACTGAGCACCGAGTTTAACAACTTCTCTCGTATCAAATGGTTTGGTTATATAGTGCCAACCGTTTGGCGTCTCTACTCTCATAAACACTTCGACTTGGTTGTTGCCAAGAATATTTTCTACTTCAGAAATCTTATCTTGATATTTCGTATCAATGTCTAGCATGAATCTCTTTTGGCCATATATGGCAGCAGGATTCATAAGAGCAGTACGCCATTCACTATCGATAACACTATTCTTTTCAGGATGGTCTATCATACTATGCATCAATAACTTTGCAGCCTTATGCGGGCAACGAGCATTCACTGTCTTATACACTCTCCATACACCACCAAACACAGATAGCTTGTGCTTAAGAATCTCTAAATCTAAGTCATAGTCTTTAATGACATGACGCATGCAGTCTGCCTTCATACCGTCCTTGGTGCGAGCTACCGCTAGAAATAAATGTAAGCTATCTTGAAGAGTTCTCTTTTCTCTATTGCTCACTTATGCCTGCTTTCGTCGTTAACACAATTGCTCATGGGTGCAAAAATTTATCCAACATTCTTCTAGCACAAACAGAGTTTTCAAGATCATAAGTATCAAAGCCATACATATTCATGAAGGTATCAATCTCAAAGTCCAGATCTTCATAAATGAATCCATTCTTCTTATCTTGCTGTAACTTCTGCATGATTGATTTGTGCCTGTCATACTTAGCTTTATTAGAGCTCATGCTTCTCCTGATCAGGAGTATTAATTTTGCCATCATTCCAAGCAAAAATTAGGCATTCAACTCCATTGTACACACCAGTAATAACAGAATATCCATGAATACGAATGCTACGAACATGCTTGTCTGGCATACATTGGTAATAAATCTTAAAATTAGTAACACCACGCTTCTCAGCTTCTTTTACTGTCAAGAACGCATCATATGGCATATCATCGCTATACTCAGACAAGCTGGCACTTGCCACATGGCACTTAGCAAATCCATGGATATATATGCCACCCCATATAAAAATCAACATAGAGAAAAATGATATGCAAAATGTGACTGCATTGAACTCTGGGTCACCACCGCATGCTAAAATAGCTGAGCTAAAGACAATGGAAACAACCACAGATGCCATTATACTAAAAATTAAAGCATCTCCCAATTGTTTACTTCCATCAGCGAGTACATGATAGTACCTGTTCTTATCCCACACTATCTTTGTCAAAAACTTTGTTATATCTTTTTGTGCGACAGACTTGAAGTTCATAGCAATAATTTCTTTAACAGTCTCTTTAAACTGAGACTCATCAGATTTGGCTCTGATATACCCATTCATGCCAATTTCTTTAGCAATCTCAAGCTTTTCTTCTTCTTCTCTGTTCATCAATTTAGACCTTTAGTCATACTTAGAAGTTTCCATCTGCAACTTGAAGACACACTAATCCTAAATCTCTCCACAATCTAACAACCTGATCCCTGTCATCCAGCACAAAATCAACATAATACTTGTCGCGAACATGCTCATTAAACATATTCAACTTGACAGCACTGTCCTTTACCCTATCAGACTCTTCCTTCACCGTGCGCATTTTAAACAGGTCTGGGTGTATATCATATTTAGCCAGCCAGTCTAAAGTCTCATAATAAAATCTTTCTGATCTGCCAGAAAATATGACGAGATTTGCATCAGCTGGAGAACACGAAGACAAGTAGGATTTAACAATTTTCGCTACCGGAGTGTTAAGCTTATCTTTAGAAAAGTCTCTGTCATATGGATTATCACCAAACAGAGCAAGTGTCCCATCCAAATCAACAATGATTGCATGTGGCAAACTGGGATCCTGTTGTATTGGCGTACGTTTTGGCTCTATGTACCTCGCATAGAAATTTTTGATGACCGTTTCCCCAACTCCATTAGCCCTCTTATTATCACGTTCAATGCAAGTATTCAAAGGAACATGCAAAAAATCCTTAAAAGAAATTTCTACCTCAATGTTTGCTTGGTCAGCAATGCTAAGCACAAATGACATCAGATCATTAACATGTTGAGGGTTTAAATTAGTATCTGAAATTATAACGTTCTTTCCATACAACAATGCCTCTTTTAAGCACTGCTTGTGCATAGCAGTAATGAGATCCTCATCCTTAGGATACCAATACTGGCCACGCATATGCCTAATATCATCTCTATTTATCCTGACCCAATCCTTGTTCTTTTCACAAAAGGCTTTGGCCCAATAATCCTTGCCTGAGCCAGGAATACCTCTAGTAAATATTACTTTTAACACTATTTGATTAGGCATCTGCATCCACACTAAACGGTTTATAGAATTTTGGTTCAACCATATCCCACAATCTATCCTCAATAGACAACATGTTCAACACTAATGAAGAAACTCTTTCTCTTGCAGGATCAGCGCTCAAAAATTCACAACGAGATTTGCGATCAGGCAGTCCCAAGCACTGAAGATAGTATTTATTAGCTTCTTCCCTCAAAAATTGTCTTTGAGATTCCAATTTAGACTTAGTGCTGACAACGAACTGATAAAACTCATCAGGAACATTTGTAATGATATCATCAATTGACTGGTTAGATTTCAAAGCCTCCCATATAGACCTATTGCTAACGCCAGTAACAATCTTATGGAGCCTAGTATACTCTGCATACTTTAGCTTTACACGCAGTCCAGTATCAAATCTTATGACAAAACCCTCGCCACCTTTGTACCTTACCTTATCACGAATATTGTTAAAATCAAACCCACTATACTGAGCAACTATAGGAAACTCATACTTGTCATGCATCATCTCAATATAATTTCTGCTGAGCTCCACGCCATTGTTGTTGGCATAGGCAGCTAGTAACCACAGATCAGAAGCGCCTTTATAATCTACGACAATGCGATTCTCAGGGTATATGATCTCAACAAGAACTGTGACGCCATTGTATGGATGCTCATTTAGAAGAGCATAATCTTCACAAAATGCAGGATACATATCATGCAGCATTGCTGTAGCTCTAAGTGCTTGTTCAGAGTTGAAACTGCCACGAGTAGCTACGTAAGTCTTTCCTTGCCAACAATAAAGAATACCAAGGCTGCCATCAACCTTCTCGTATACATCAAATGACTTGTATGGAGGCAAAATTCCAAGTTGACTGTCTTCTCCATATTCCTCTATATTGTGAAACTTGGGAAATGGCCTAGCAACGATATCACCTTCAGAATTAACAATTAGTCCTCTCGCGTATCGTAGTTCAGGATATTCATTCCAAGCTTGCGAGAACATCGCTAACGAAGTGTAGTTATACAGCCAAAGATCAAATTCTGGATGCTTGACTTCATCGAGCAACTTCTTATACTTTAAAATGGCTCTATTGGGCAGCAAGCTTACAGGTTTTGGCATAGTATGTATAGAATTGTTATGTGAAGAAACTGATCGAACCCAATGACAACAAAGAAATCATGAACACGTTGCTCTTTCCACATTCTTGAGGAAACTCTGCTGGTACAGTAATCTATGACCAGATGCGACATGCCGTTTATTAAAGCGAACGTTAGGCCAAAAGGCAGAAAGAAAACGCTGTATACGAGCACATGGACAAACAACGGCTTCATGTTGTTACTTTTACCCTTTGCCATCCAATCACTTTGGAAGACAAAGTCTGCTAGCCAGTGTAAGAATAGGATCAAAAGAAATTTCATACAACTGATAGAAACCTCAGTGTATGCTGCAGGTATAGACTAGGTGATCTTTGCACGGCCAGAGAATCCACAAGAAGACCAACGCTTTTGATGTCGATATTCGCCTTCTACTGACCTCAGATTCCCTATCATAACGTGACCTTCTGGATGTTTGTACCACGTCTTTCCTTTGCAACAGGGACAAGCATTTTTGATTTCCATGGCACCACAATTGTCGCATTTAGTTTTGGTATTATCAACAGATATGCCATAGCCTTTGCCTGTTGATTCTATGTACCAGTGCTCTTTGGTTGGATCTATCTTACCGAGGTAATGGTTGCAAAATGGGCAGGTGTAATATGTTTCTTGCCAAGGACGCTTATCTTTGTTTGGTTTCTTTTTAGTCTTGCGATTTGAATCTTTGTTCTTCTTGGGATCGTACTTGGCTTTCGGTATACCCATTTTCTTATCTGCTTTTGTCATAACTTGATTAACTCATACTCCCAATTGCATGGACCAGGATGATCTTCATCAGAGTCTATAACAGCTTGAGCACGACAAGTTCTACAGTATCTATGCAACTTGTAGTTCAAAGGAACTTTTTGATGATCATTCATACTGCCATACACAGAAGTATGAAGACAAGTCGGACAAATATGCATTTTCTTGCACTTGTCATTCTCATCTGGTATGTCAAACAAGAGAGCCCATTTTCCATCTCGCTCTTTGTGGCACCAGTGGCATATCGCCTTCGTTCCTTTAGACATGCTTCTCCAATTCATTCCCCATGGAGGACTCGAACCTCCGCTCCTAGATCCAAAATCTAGTGGCTTACCAACTTGTCGAATGGGGAATGTTAATTACCATCTCCCACGAATACCTGGGTACAAAGTCGTTACGACATCAGACTGAACGTATTCCTTTGTGTTGACATCCATCATCGTCAACTTTCCTTCCCAACCAGCGCCAGTGTCCAATGCCCAAACTTCACATGCATGGATTGGCTTCATGATGTCTTCAGGAATATAATCATTAGATATAATGCTATGTCCCCTATTAGCAAGATACGTGGTAGTAGTATGCCCAATAAACACTTCACTGAACATTGTCAAATTCTTTGGTTTCAATTTCTGCTTATTAGCAATAGTCTGATTTTGAATTGCCCAGTTTATCATAGACCTATCCCAAAGAAATATCTCCAATGGTTGTCCTTCAAGTCTTTCTTTAGGATTGATGCCACCATGAACAAATAATCTATTAGTCTCTTCGTCATGAAACCAATAATTAGCATTCTTCAAGAATTGAACATGAGACGCAGGAACAGCTGCAGGGTTTTGTTCGAACTGCTGCCCATAAGATGTCAAAGTGCCCATGCCACCCTGATCTTTCCATATCCTACCTGGATCCTTACCCAACATCCAATCCAGAGCCCAATTATCATGGTTTCCAAATATGAATACGCAATTATCGCCAAGACTAATTAAGTAATCTATTACTTTATCCACTTCTGGCCAACCGTCACAAACATCACCTAGCACAATTAGCTCATCATCTTTAGTAAATCCTGAGCGATCTATACACTGCATCAATCCTTTGAAGCAGCCATGTATATCTCCAACAACGAATTGTCTGCCCATATTATCCTGCCTTTAATTTGTACTTTCTATATTTACAGGTTATTCTCACTAGTATGGGCATGGCAGGATTTGAACCTGCGATCTCCGGGTTATGAGCCCATCGCTTTAACCAGGCTAAGCTACATGCCCAGGGCAATTGGTGGGGCAGTGGGATTCGAACCTACTAGCCGTTAGGCACGAGTCAGTGCTAGCACTGCTCGACGTCTCACCAATTGCACCGTATGTCAACACTTCATAGAAACCGTATGGTGTATTGCATGTATGATCAATATCTTGTGGGGGGCTTGTCATCCAGTATATCACGATTCCTGATCAAATCATCTCTCATCCTAGCAACTATTTCATCAAACAAAATCTGGGCACCTTTCCTGGTCATTCCTAATTCTTTGGCTATATCATTGATTTTGTCACCCTGGAGGAACAACTCAATCATCTTCTTTTCGTTGCTTTTCAGCTGTGCTTTTTCAATAAAATACTGTATATCAAGCATACGTATGCTGTTAGCAAAAGAAGAGTCATGACATTGTTTTGCATCAAACCTGTCACTGACATCTGACTCTATGGCTTCATATTTTGTGTATTTGTAATGTGCCTTTAATTCTGCAATAGCATATGCTTTAACCCTAAACAATATGTGAAGAGCGTCATCAAAAGCTCTAGCCGTAAGAAGAGCCTTATTAACTCCAAGAATGCAAGTCTGGTACATATCATTTGCATCAACCGCCTCATACTCTGGACGACGTGTCTTAAATTTATTAATAACAGAAATTAAAATGGGATCTACAGCTGGAATAATTTCTTCTAACAACTTTGGATTATTGGTAGTTTGATACTCTATGACCAATGACTTTATTTTATCTGCTGATAGATGAAATGACATTATTGATTAGCCCTACGAATTATGCTGCTAAGATCTATACTGGACGTGTCACCAATGATTTTCTTTCCTGTTCCATCTGTTGGAGACAGTAAGTCAAATGGATTCTTTGGTTGCTCCTGTCTCACTATAACATTCTTCATCACTTGCAAAATAGTGCCAACATCTATTTGATTATCAGGCTCAGACAGACAGCACTCCACTGATCCACCAACGGCATCGCAATTATGTACGAATATACCAGCATCTAGCGCAAAATTTGAATATTTCTGAACTGTAAGATCAAACACCTCACAAGATGGCAACCTCTCAGTCTTAACCACCTTATGATTGTAATTTTTGTCTTCAGAAGGCTTTTTGCTCCTATTCTTTAATCTCTCAGTATGCCTTTTTCTAAACTCTGGGTCCTGCCATAGCTTCCTAATACTAGTTCTGCCATTCAACTTGTGCTTTTCCAGTAGTTCCTTTTTGAGTTCTATACTGGGCTCGGCAGCAAATTGCCCTAAACTATTTCTTTTTGTTATCTGTGACCTGTGAGTACCTTCCTTAATCTTTCTTCTGTTCTGCTCACGCAGTCTAACAGAATGCCTCGAAATAAATCCTGAATCATCCCATAAAGAAGACATTACTTTATGACCTAGTCTAGCATAGTGCCCATTTTCCTTTAGTTTCTGTATTTTCTTCTTAGACTTGTTGTATTGGGTGATGTTGTTTTTGCCAGTACGTTTACCAAGATTAGCGCTGCGCTCTTTATGCCGTTTTCTGAACTCTGGATCTTTCCACATCCTATCCATATTGCTCTCGCCAAAACTATTGTGCAATAGTAAATGATCATCCCAGCCCATAATCTTTAAATTACATGATGCGTTGTTTAATTTATTAAAGTCAATATGATGTATCACTTTTCTAGTCTTCTTCTTTCCAGTATGTGTAAACCCTAATACTTCTCTAGCGACTAACGCATGAGTGTATTCATACTTATCAGTAGCATTTTGCTTTATAACGTGATATCCATTCATATTAAACCCAGAATCTTTACTAGAAACAGAAGTATACAATGGCATCAAACTATCACCTGAAGAAAGATATTTAGCTTCTCTATATGATCCATCTCTAAGCATGAATCTATGATCCAAAGTACAATCAACAAATTTGCCATTGTCTAAATGTACTCTAACAATATCTTCTCTAATGCCATTGCTATGCACATTAGAAGCTTGCCCCACAGATATTGTTCCATCAGGCAAACAACTAAACACTTCAAACTCTTGACCAACAAGATCCTTTATAGCGACAGATTTTCCAGATAGCAAAATAATCTTTGTATCACCAGAAATACAAACGTCTTTTGAGCCAGCCATAGACACCTCTCTAGTGCCACCATCTTCAGTAAATTCTATCTCTAGCATTTTGACAGGGTGATCAACCTTTCCATCGCGGTGCTCTAAATACTTTGCTTCAATGTATAGAATCTGATGATGAAAACATTTCCATCTTTTTTCGTACACAAGATTACACCAGCTTATATATCCTTGATCAGTGCGATCCATTGAACGATACTCTGTATCAATACCCTCTGCGCCTAATATCTGAAACGTGTCCTCTGATGCTAACTTCAAATCTGCAGAAAACTTGCGTATATTAAATCCCAGATGTTTTAAATCAATAATAAACTTGCGCATCTTATAGATAGGAATAGCATCACCAGGCCTTGCTTTCAACCTAAGTATCCATTCAGTAGCAACAATTGGGACTCTTTTCATCCCAGTTGTCTTATCTGGTAATATAACGTTACGTTCTTCCCAATCGGATACCAAAGAACATGCAAGAACCATAGCATCACCAGTAACACCAAAATCCATATGAATATATCTGGGCTTAGTCCTCTCAAACTTAACAGCACCCTGATCAAAAAACCACATAAGATCAATATCATCTTTAAGACCAATCTCTATCGTATCCCTTTTGAAAAGATTTATCATCTCAGATGTCATACATTCTTTCACGAATATATCTGACTTAAACAACTTATTTCGGCGAGTGCCAGCAACGGAACGGCCAGCAATATCACGGCAAGCGTGAACTATATCCTGCTTAAAGTCTTCTTCATACTCTACAGGAACTTCTATTACCTCATACCCGTCTTTTTGCAATTGTAGTATATTATCACCAGGCATCAAGATCATAGGATCACGAAACGCATCACCAGGTATGCCGACTTTAAACTTTTCTCCAGAGAAAAAGAATTTTGGCTTAGCATCCCACACTGGGATATCAAAAACCAAAGCAGTGCCTGAATTTTGTTTTTCAGCAACAAAAGTATTGATAAATGAAAGTTCATCTTGCTTAGAAGCCACAATTATCATTCGACCAAGACTCTTACCTTTAAGAACAACACGAGATTGGAATCGGCGATAAGTACTATCATACGCCTGAAGTACACGCAATTTCTGCTTAATAGAAACAGTAGGCGTATCAACTTCATCTAAAACTCCAGATAACACGTCGAGTCCTTGCGTTCCGAAGCCCTGTGACATAGGCGAAGATAGGACAAATTCTATTTCTGGCAATTGCACAGTCTGCTCCTTGCCATCAATAATACGCACCGCTATTTGCCTGAACCATGGAGATTTAAAAAGAAAAGATTGAAGAGTAAGATACCCTTTTGAACTGCCAAGATTTTTAGTGAGATTAAAGAAGGAAACCGATAAACGACCTGCAGAAAGTAGATTTAAATACTGCCTGGGATTTTTAAGGCACAAAATCCTATATATTACATAGCATAAAATGATGACAGCTATAGAAGACTTTCCTATTCCAATAGCTCCTGTTAGCACAACAAATATGTTGCTGTCATCATCAAATATCTTTACTAGCGCTCGTTTCCAAACATCATAGATACCTCTGCCATTTTCAGTCGACTTTCCTAAGTAATAATCATTAGTAATGAACTCAAGTATGTCGACAGGTTGCTCATTATAGTCGATTGCATATAATGCATCGCTATACGTTTTAAGATTGATTGGGCTGTTCTGTGCTCGACTCTTTTTGCTCATTAGATTTTACTTGGTTCTCACCATTTATGAGTTTTTTTAATTGTCTGCGTAAGTCTTCACGCTCATGTGGCAACATATTCTTGGCTTCTACAACAATAGGATCATTCTCAACAGCTTTTCCTCCATTGCCATTTATCACTAGCATCTGACGATTATCTTGAACTACTACGTCTGGCTTCTTATTGGTGTAGCCCATACGCTCAGCAAACTCCAGCATGTTCTTATCTTCTTCTCTGAGAAATTCCATGAGATATATTTTCAGCCTCATCACATCATGCTGCTCTTTTACAATAACTTCTACATCTTCTTTGTTACACTTAAGGCACTTGTACCTCGGTCCATTAGAATCATCGCAAACAGGCTTCACGACAAATGTATGACACGCAGATACCAAAACACGCTCTGACCCATCAAGATACCGAAGCATATCATTTGCTTCCTGAGTTCTTTGCTGGTATCCAAATAGAGCTTGCTGCATCAATGTGTTAGAAATAAGCACACTGACATCTCGTGATTCTTTACCACGGAATTTTCTTATATACTTTTGGACTAATTGGACGCTGAGGCCTGTCTCGGTCGCAACGGCAATGGCGTTGCCACGATTTTTAAGGTAGGAAAGTTTTACACGTTCTATCAGCTTGAGTTCTTCTAGACTTTGCACTATGCCTAAATACCATCGAGATTTGGAGTAATATCACCAATCTCTTCTCCATCTTCTGATAAAATGATACGAGCATCCATAGCGCCCATATATCTTATCCTATAAGATTTGTTATCAATAGGACTTGGAATTGTCAAATTCCAAGGAGTGCTGCCATCAAATAAAACTGCATCACCAATCTTAATAGGATTCTTTCTAAAGAACCCTTTTGTGTTATAGTACCCAGGGCCAGCAGCAATCACCAAGCCAACTGGTATCCTGGATAATTCTTTCGTCTGCACTGGCAAATACAAATCACCAAGTTTATCTTCTGGCAAATACTGCCATATGAATATCTTGTCACCAGTAGGAAGTACTTTTGTGACTATACTTGTTCCATTCCAAAAAGGGCAAGTATCAAACAGTCTTTGCTGCAGTTCTTTAAAATCCATTAACACCCTCTTTTAATGTCATCTTGAACTGTTTTATATTATCCAATTCCATGAGCAATTCACATTCAACATGGTATAAGAACTCCCTATCCACTTGCATAGTTGCATCTTTTTTGATTGCATCAATCCTATCCATATAGAAATCAGTCCCATACTTCTCTACTAGCCATAGAACTGCACCTATTGGATCTACATGCCACCAACGAAAATGATGATAATAACAGAGGCACTTAATATTGGAGGGATCGAACTCGACGGTTTTGTAATGACCTACTGGAAGGATATGAGAGCAATGAACGCCTTTGCCCCCCTTGGTGCAACCACGGAACTGGCATTCACTGCTGTCCCGAAACTTTACTATCTCCTTGACATACCTGCTTAGCCTCCGCTTGATTTTGCGGATTGGCTCCAACTTTTCCTTTTTGACTCTTTTCTTTGAACCTCTTCGCATACAACTCAATCTCTTTTAGCCAGCGCTGATTTGGATTGCCAAGCTCATTATACTTGTGCAAAGCCCTACAAACACACAATGCATTATCCAATATTATAAATGCAGAAACATTGAACGCCGAAGAGCACTGCATCAATTGCAGACCAAAATCGTGAATGCCAACTTTAGATTCAAATTCCATCTGTATCTTGAGAACTATCTTATTATACTCCGTTGATTGGTCATCATCTATATCATGTTTTGAAATGAACTCTTGCATCTCTATGCTGGTCATGAAAGAATCATACTAGCGTTACTGCTAGCCTCCGTTATAGAAAGTGATGACACACCCTTGCTCTTTATTATATACATTACTCTATCAGCATAAGATGATAGCTCTGGTGTATGAGAAATAACATATATGCATCTTTCATTAGCCATTGTCATTAATTCATGCGCTATTGTCTCTTCGCCAAGTTTGTCCAAAAATGAAAACAATTCGTCGAATATGACAATACCAAGGATGCCTTGCTTTACACCGTATCTCTCAGCAACCCATTTGTTCAGAGAAAGGCAAATGCTAAAGTCCAGTCTGCGCTTTTCTCCACCAGACAATGACTGATACTGGACTTGACGACCATCAAGACATATCTTCATGCCCATCTTATTACGCATCTCACCAGATTTCAATTCTTTGCTGGGAGTAAGTTCCAGGGACATCTCTCCACCAGATACTGATGACAGCACTTCACCAACTATCTTGTTGAATCTATTGCAGAATCTATCAATAAGCATTGAACGAATGCCTTTTGTTGAAAAAGACTCCTTCCAAAATTCCATGTCACTTCTAGATGCCTCTATGCCAAATCTTCTTGATGTCAACCGGGTAATTAGGGCCTCTGATTGCAACTTTTCTTCACACAATTTCTCTATTGTGCTAAGCAAAGATACTGATTTATCGCATGATTCTCTATACTCTTTTTCACATCTGCTAATATCAGACTCGATCTGCCGTCGCTGCATATCTAACATTTTCTTTTGGTTCTCTATGTCAGACTTCTTCTTTTGCAAATCATTTATCTGGTCTGATGTCGCAGATTTTGCTATACCTAAATCCTTTACAGCATTGCGATACTCTTCATTGATCTCATACGCCTCTTCTTTCTTCTTTTGCAACGCAGATTCTAGATGTTTCTTTTTAGCAGTCTGCTCCGACAATGCAGCAACCACCTGTGACAAAGTCGTTTCCGCAGCAGACAGCGCTGTAGTATGCTCCAAACATAACACTTCTTTTGAAGATTCTGTTACTATAGACCCGCAGCTTGTGCATAGAACGTTCTCAGCTTTCGACCTAATGTCACCAAGATACTTCTTTTCTCGTGCTATAATTTGTTCATTGAACATCTTCTGAGAAGACCATGTGTTTATGACAGAGCTCACTTCACGAATCTTACTCTCGATAACAGTAACTTCACCATTCAGATCTGCAGCAAGAGTTTTGAAGTGCTCCGTTATACTTTCCTCTTCATTGAGTAAATCCCTCAACGTATCTTGAAGCCTATGCCCTTCTGTATCAATATCAATAGAAGGGATTTCCATGCTCAACAGATCAGACTTTTGATTGCTATAGCACACTATAGCTTTCTGCAATTCTTCTTGCTTCGCATCAATTTCAGACAAGACTCTGTTATGAATTTCCAATTTAGATTCTATCAACCGTATATTATTATTTTCTTTTTCCTCTGTGCCAATTGATTCCTGGAGATCTGCTTCAAGTTGATGTATACGTTTATGACATGAATCGTATAGGACATCAAACATATCAAAGTCTAACAACTTGGTTACAAAATTGGTCTTATCTGAATCAGAAAATTGTGACAAGAGAGTAAGATTCTCCTGAGAAAAATAAGCACAAATAGTAAACAGTACTTCATCAAACCCAAGGATTTCCAAAAGAACGTTCTGTCTTTCACTTGCTAATCTACCAGCACATAGATCTTTTCCTGAGCCATCAACAATTGCTAGACCAAACTTTCTGGACCTGGTGACAATAAACAAATCCTCACCAGCTGTAATAACTATTTCCACAGAACAGTCTTTAGCTCCGTGTTGAACAACATCATTTCCTGTAAGACCCTTGGACGTCTTGCCAAACAGGCACCAGTAAAGTGCCTCACCAACGGCGGTGGTTTTACCAGATCCGTTACTATCAAACATGTCAGAAACGCCAATCACTAGGTTGACCCCAGTTTGATAGTCATATGACATATCAGATATAGACAAAAAATTCTTAATGTTAATGCTGTGCAAGAATCCATCAATTATGTTTCTTGCCTTTGAAGTGATCTGGTTTATACCTATCTCATTCAGTCGGGTCAGCAAAGATGCATCTTTGCCTTGTAAAGCCACCCATTCAGCTAGCATGCCTTCCAAAGAGTCTGCTTTTATTTTCTCTTCATAATACACTGGCTCTACTATTTGAATAACATTCTCGGCAGGGTCAGCTTCCTCACCAATAACACGGTAGTAATCGTAATCATTTTTGATCTCTGCCCTTGTCGTTACCGTTTTAAACTCTGGGTATCTCAGCTTGACGAATTCAGGCACTGTAGGATTCTGGCTATCAACCAGCCACAATCCGCGATCACCCTCATCACCAAAATTGAAATGCATAGGAGAACCTATGATCCAACAATTATCAGACAGTTGCTGCCTTTGATGTATATGGCCAAACAACACCAGCTTGTTATTAGCAGCCAATGTCTTCCAGTCATATCCGTCAGAAAAGGTGTAATTATTTACTTTGCAGCCAGCAGGAGTGCGATGAGCTACAACTATATCGTAGCCTTTTATTTCAGAGTTAGGCTCGTCGTAGTGGAGAGTTTTGATCTTGCATAAATCAGTAGCATGCCCACGATCGAACATATGAACAGAACTATGATACCAGTCTGACTGCTGTCTAACAACAAGATCATGGTTGCCTCTTGTTATCTGATAAGTAATTCCATGATCTTCTAATTTCCTGAAGAACCACATACCCCAATTGAGGCACTCAGTCGCAACCTCACCTGTTTTATGGTAGAAATCGCCCCCAAACAAAACATGCTTTATATGTCTTTCTTTACATATTCCAATGATTTGCTCGAGAATATGTAACTGCTCTTTGAATCTTCGAGGCAACCCTGTCTCACGATCCCTCCCGAATTGCTTCCACATATGCAAATGAAGGTCAGAAAATATCAGAATATCGTGCATTGTTTATACACCCATACATGGAGGAACAGCTAAACCACCAGGAGTTATTTGTAGATCAACACCGTATTTTTCTACTATTCTAGCATGACATTCTTTCTCTTGATAAGCTGTCCAACCTAAAGTCTCAGTTGGAGGTATACTATCTACTAGACTTGGCAGTATGCCAGGTACTACTGGCAGTTCAACACCTAAAAATCTTACGTAATCTATGCTCATTCTTTATACCAATCAAATATACCCAAGTGTGACAAATCACGGTGTAAGTTTTTCCAAGAAGCATTCAATTTCAAACGCCCATCCTTCTTGTATGTTCGAAGTTTGAACCAATTTGGATACTTCTCCAACATATAATCATGACATTCTTTGTGCACTGTTTGGTAGAACATAGAACACCCATCATTCCCTGTAGAACCAACAGTTGTCTGCAATTTGCTATACGCAAAATCTGAAGTTAGGCATGCACGTTTACCAGCTAGCCATAACTTGAGATTCATCTCAGCATCCTCATTTAATGGAAGATCAGCTGTATAATTACCTGCAGCAAGGACATCTTGCACGTTCAAAATGATGCAACTGACTGCCCAAGACTTAAACCAGAATTTTGGAATGTCACCAAACCGAAGATTAAAATGATGTATGAACCCAAGCATAGATATACGATTAGCTTTGCAGAGCATCATGGCTTTTTCCAGATGAGCTTTAGTCTTTATAGGATAATACTTACTGTCATGATCTGCCTTGAACGACAGAGCATTGATGTCATCATCTAACATCCATATGTATTTGATCTGCTTCTTGGAAGCCCACTGGACAATGTAATTTCGAGCAAACCCAATTCCCCTATCGTTATCAGGAAGTATCTCCACAGGAAGCCCCAGACTCATGTAAAGGTTTATATCCTGGGGCTCAACAAATACCGTGGCAGTATGTATTCCAAGATCTTTGAGAAGTTTAAAAGTCCGACCGTTAGGTCTTCCTTTTGAAGGAACACAGATCCAAGAATCTATACTCCACAGTTGGGTCTTATCTATGCCAATCAAGAATCAACTCTACCAAAAACTGGTTTACCGTTATTTGCAACATCATATTTATGATGACATTTAGAGCATAGCTGCTGCCAGTCACTTCTATCCAAACTCTTATAATCATGTCTCTTGTTAGACCAATGGAACACTTTGCCATTTCCACTGCATGTATTTGATTCGCAATGATCAGCTTTGCCATACATCTTACGAATCCTACCATGCAATGTCTTATTTTTACTAGGAACACCAACAATCCACTTACGATGTCTTGGGCCACTTGTAGATCTACTAATGCTGGCTTTATGGCTATTTGTGAACACCAAACCTATCCTAGACATTTTAATATTAGCTTTATGCTCACTAGACAATGGCTTGCCACCGCGACAGCCAATCAAAGATTTCCGATGGCTGTCAGAAAGAGGCAAGCCAATATGAGACTTTCTCATTTTTGCTTTAGACTCTTCACTATGCTTAAACCCAAGCTTAGACATTATACACCAATATTATCATGCTGAACAACACAACTTGCGCTACAAGTTGGACAAAACGCAGTAGATTGCATTCTATCAGCAACAGACATCACATCATACCTATGACCAGACAAAGTATCTCTAACCTCCCTGGTCATATCATCAAAAACATCAAACCATGTTAAAGTTTTTAGCTCAATCTTTTCTGCCCAAGATTTCCAAAATTTACTTAAGAATGATTTACCATACTTGCTAGAAAATGCAACAGATAACTCTCGTATTGAACCAACAGCAACACCTTGTTTCTCTATCAACCAATCCAATAAATTGATTGAATCACGAAGCATGGTTTCATCATTTAGTACTTGAAGTCCTTCACGACCAACGAACCGCATTTGGCGAGTAAGTCCATTTGTGCATACTAGCCAATGTACACCAGGAGCAGCATCAACACGGCCATTAACTTTCACGAACATTCCTGGATCAAACAATTCTCCCTTGATATTCTGCTTACGATTACTGGTTGAAAGAAATTGCAATTCCATATGATCATCTCTTCCACCCATGTAAACACGACTGTAATTACGTGTAAAAATAGAATGATCAATTCCTTCAAGAAGTTTTGTAAATCCAACATCTTCACTGCCAGATTTTGTTCGTATCAAAACATCAAAAGGTTTTTTATCTTCGGATTCCACTTGAACAACATCAAACATGAACTCAGGCTTTACCTTTGACATCTCCCAATATTCTCGCATCAAAGATATTGCTCGAGCAACATTTGCATCTTTGACCAATTGTCTCCCTAGACTACCAATTGGCTTAAACAACTCCTTAACAGTATAAGGAACGGTAAAGCTTTCTCCCCCTTCTGTCGTGAGATCCAGAACACAATCAAACTTAGGATTCATTTCAGAAATTCTATCAAGAACCTGATTACCGTCTAAAGTGATAGTTCTGGCAGTATCGAAAAACTGATCAATTGGGACATTATACCATTTTACTTTTGCTGACATAATTTATCTCCTTAAAATTGAGGAACTCAACAGATAGAAACTGTGATATACGTTGCATCTAACCATGCATCTTAACAAATGGATCGCTCCAAACACCGTAGCTAGACGTTATGCTTACAAACCCATACTTCATCAACAATTGAAGCAACTTTGATCCATCAAAGACATACTCCCTAGAAAAAGCTTTATCAATTGCAGTAAGACATTCTTCCTGCGTTGCATCATCTATATTTCTAAGATCAACCAACTGTTTATTTCTTTCTATTACTGCTAAGTGATCAAAAATCTTAGCAGTTCTTTTAGACTTCATCAATTCGTCTTTTCCTTCAGATATTGCTTTAGCTAATGTATCGTACTTTTGAAGAATCTGCGCTGCGGTTTTAGCTCCTATGCCAGGAACGCCAGATATATTGTCAGAGCCATCTCCTGTCAAACACTTAAAATCAACTATCTGGTCTGGTCTGATCCCATAATGGGCAACTACTTCATCTGCATCAAACAACTTTTCTCTAGTGGGAGAATAAACGGCCACACGGCCATCGTTCAACCCAACCATCTGCATATAGTCCATATCAGTGGATACCACAACAACAATTTCGTCTGTCATAGAATAAACAGAAGCCAAAACAAATATCAAATCATCTGCCTCAACTTTTGGCACCTTAATGACAGGTATACCAAGACAATCTAAGAATTGATCTAGTATATCCATCTGTTGATAGAGAACTTCTCTATGTAATTTTAATTGCTCGAATTCTTCAGATGTCAACTGACGTGTCTTATATTCTGGCGAGATAGACATGCGACGCTTACTTCTTCCACCGTCCCAAGTCATTATTACTTTTGAAGGGCATAATCCGTTTACCAAAGCACGAATCATACGCAAAGTACCGAAAACTCCAGAAACTCTTAAGCCATCTGGGGTCGTAAGATCAGTAGTAGCATCGCAACGATGTATGGCGTTATTGCCATCTAGTACTAGAATCATGAAGGAATGCCATCTAGTGTAACTTGTATGAATTTAGAAAATTGTTCGAAAATTGCACGCTTCATCTGCTCATCAACATCTCTTTGCATGACCTTCTCTTGATACAGCACCGTATAATGCACAGACAGCGTTAACAAAAGTTGAACAGAAGCACCAACCCTGTCTTGATCAGGCACTCCATTCTGCAATAAAAATTCCTGTATATCGCGAGACAAGGCAGCGTTCAATCCAGCAATATCATCAAGAGGCACTTGAGACATTAAATTTTCTCCAATATCTCAGGATGCTCTTTAGTAAACTCAACCCAGTCTTTTGCATAAAAGGAGATACCACCATCACCTTTTTTCCCATAATAGTAATAAGCACCATCTGGTTTGTTTATTATACCTTTATCCAAAGCAGCATGGAACAAGCTATCCATGTAATCAATAACGCCACCGCTAGCTTCGTCAAACATAATTCTATATGAAGCAGTTCTAAACGGTGGTGCAACTTTGTTCTTAATCACATTAGCATTGAAAATCATACCAATGCCTTGCTTGTCACCATCGCGCAGGACTTCTTGAGCCCTAAGTTCAATACGGACAGAAGCATAGAATTTTATGGCTCTTCCACCAAAAGTGGAATGACCACCATGTCCACCAATCTTGTCACGAATCTGGTTGATGAATATAAGGGTAACATTGCCGTTCTCCTTGTATTTGGACATCAACTTGCGCATACCTTGTGACAGAAGCTGAGCATGATGACCCATTGATGCGCCACCATATTCTCCATCCAATTCCCGCTTTGTACTAGTCGCAGCAACAGAATCCCAAACAATGGTGCAAAGACGATCAGGAGTTTCTTCCATCATGCCTAAGATCATTTCAAATAGCTCGAACACTTCTTCAATTGTATCAGGAGAAGCGTAAATCAAAGTCTCTGGATCAATTCCCATCCTCTTTGCACGTTCAGGAGTAAAGGTAGCATTTTCAGGCTCAATAAGGACAGCTATGCCACCTTTCTTCTGCGTATCTGCCAAAAGATGCCAGGACAGAGTTGTCTTAGATGATGCTTCGGCTCCAGAAATTTCCGTTAATCTCCCAACAGGAATTCCTTTTCCGACAGCACGGTCAAGCGTAGCTGCACCTGTAGAAAGCCACTGTTTAACTTGTGCACCTATGCCAGAATCAGAGAGAGTGCCAGCATATCCAACACCCTTCTCTTTTACAATTCTTCCAACTATTGAAGAGATCAGTGCATCAACTTTTACAGATTTATCTTTCTCTTGAGACTTAGCCATGTTATACCTTAACTGCCGTATTCTTGCTCTTCAAAGCAGCAATTCTAGCTTTGACATCAGCAAGAGTTTGAGAGTTACCTGCTGGGACAGCTGGAGTAACTGGCTGCTGAACCTGGGGAGTGGTGACTGGTGATGCTGCTTGATTAACTGCAGGAGCAACTGGAGCTGGCGCAGAAACAGCAGGTGGCGCTACCACAGGAGCAACTGGAGCAACCTGTGGTGCGGCAACTGGGGCAGGTGCACTAACAGGTGCACTAACAGGTGCGACCAGAGGAGCCTGTTGGGATGTCTGATTCTCAGGCTCCTGATTCTCAACAAGTTCTTCACCAGACATGATGCTCACAATATTGTCGTAAGTATCAGGTTTGGCTAATTCATCAAGATTCTTGATTTGAGGGTACCAAGCGTTCACCTGGTCCTGCGTTCCCAGAACAGAAGAATTCCGTTTTCCATGGCAATTGTATTTTGTTGCTAGGCCAGTTCCTGTTCTTTCAATAATAATATCCGTGCCTTTGCTAATGTCAGAAATATCACCATAGTCTGGATCTGCAAACAGACGAAGAATGCTCTCCATCAAACCCTTAGAGCTAATTCCAAGAACTTTAGGCCCCTCAGATTCCTTTTTGCGATCAATAACGTTAATGAACCAACGACTCTGAGGACGCATAGTCCATCCAAGATCCTTTTCTTCTTGCTTACTGGAACCACGAAGAGTTTCAAACATCTCACAAACCGGGCATTCTTGCCTGGCATTCATCTTTGGGCAAACAATAGACTTGTCATTGCCACCAACTTTTAGATAGTGATATGTAACTTCACGAAACGGCATATTCGAACCAGCCCATGGGGGAAGAATACGAAAACAGTTTTCACCAACTTCAACCTTTGTCCATTTAATATTACTGCCACCTGCTTCACGCTTCTCACGATCAGCCTTTAGTTTATTGAGAATTTCTGTAGCTTTACTAAGATCAACACTCATTTTTATTCCTCCGTTATTTATTGTCTAAGACTTGTTTAACTGCATCACGCAACATGTCCATATCCAATCCAACTCCACGTTCCATGGATAGTGAACGAAGCATATCTTTTCTTTGACCAAATGAATCCCGTGCTACTCCAAGAACTGAAGCTTGCTTAACTGCATCCATAAACATACTCTTCATGGCCTCATAAGATTCATCAAGCTTAACAGCTGAATCAATTTCTTTTTCAGTTGTCTTCTTGCCATCTTTAGCTAGCTCATTTCTATAATGACTAGATAGAGTTGCCTCAAGAACTTCTAACTGCCTCTTCATCCTGGCAACTTTATCATTGGCAAACTCATACAGTGTTGCCCACCATGCAAATTTGCCAGCTTGTTTCATCATCTCATCAGTAATATTATTTTTGTCTATCTTGAGATCTTCACTAAGATCTTTTTCGTAGAATTCTGACTCGGAGAGATTGACTGATATCTTTAGAAAATTGCTCATTTGGTAACTCCAATCACGTGAATGGAACGTCGAGGATTGTTAGATCAACAAAGAATCAGCAACTCTTTTACGGATTTCTTCTAAGCTATAATCAACCAGAAGTTTGCCATCTCTGAATATAGTCTTAAGCATGCCACCTTCAGCTTGCTCAGGAGTGCAACATTCCGTTAGAGTCATATCTTCATTGACACATAGTAGACCCTTAGCCGAATTTTTAATGCCGTCATCGGTTTTGGGCTTCTTGTAGATTTCATGCGGAACACCATTGATAATACCGTAGGTAGCTTTCATAGCAAAACCAAAAGTATCTCTAGTATTATACTGGTAAGTATAACTTCCAATACCAAACACAATATTAGTGGAAGCAAAACCCTTAGCCTCAAGACCTTCACATATAGCTCTACAGCGCTCCATAGTAATGGAGTCACCATAAATAAGACCAATGTGTGGATCAAGCTGCTTATACCCTTTACTATTTATTGTTCCACCAAATATATCCCAAAGAATCTCTATAGATCCTCTGGCTCTAAAATCGCCATGAACAGCATTCTTGCCATACTTCTTTTCGTGGTCAAACCCACATATAATCTCTACTGGATCGCCACTGTCTGGTCTAACTACAAGTTTTCCATTTCTTGACATCACCAGATCTTTTATTTTTGGCAACGTCTCTGTCAACACTTTCCAATAATCCCAAGTATCAGACACTATGGAAACAATGCCCTCTGGATAAACTTGAGTGAGTAACCGCCTGTATGTTTCTTCCTCGCTCTCATAACCACCTAAGCACATAACACTATGCTCTGTAGCTGGAACCGATCCACCAATCAATTCCTTTTCACAATCTGCATTATAATACGTTTCCAAGAAATCAATAGCTGGCACCGTATCTGTCCCCGTAAAACTAAGCAGATGTGCAGCGCCACTAACAAGAGATGCTTCAAACGATCCCATGCCTCGCATGGAGAAATCATGACCCTGCCACTGAACAAAGTCCGGCATATCAGAAGTTAGCTTTGCAAACTGGTTCAGTATCTTACGATACTCGCGAGCAATAGTGGCTGAAGTCATTGGCTGCCAAATAACATTGCACAGAATAGTTTCCAGCATGTTAGTAATCCAGAAAAACTCAGGAAGCGTATTCTTAATTGTCAGCATAGGAACACGAATGGGGCAAATCATTCCTTCAGGAATAGCTTTAATTTCTATAGGAAGATACTGCAAATCCCACAGAGCAGCAATATGGTCATATGTAACTTTATCAGGGCCAACATAGAAATCAACTCGACGCTTGTATTTGCGAACAGCCTCTTCTTTAGGAAGATTAAAGAAGTCTCTGTTAAAACGGTTGATGCAATATTCCTTTACGAAATACTGTGGTCCGAACACAACAATGCTCTTAACGCCAGGAATGCGACTTCCACGTGCAGTAACATTGGAATATACAACCTCAGTATTGTTAGGATACTGAGAACGGTGATCAATTTTGTATCCATCTTTTAGAAGGACTGTAGGAATTTTTAGCATTATTGTTGCCTTTCATTGTTTGGTACTGAATAAACTAGGCCTTTGCTGCTCCATATCTCATCGATCAATCCTTCAAAAACAGCCAAGCCCTTAGTAAAGAACCCATGGGTAGTCATTAGTATAATGCGACCACAATGCTTAGTCTTCAAAATTTTGGCAATTTCTATAAAAGTGCGACCACCATCGCATATATCATCCATGATCACACAGTCTTTTCCACCTAGATCTTCTGCAGCAACATTCACACCCGTAATCTCTCCAGTAGCAGTATCACGTTGCTTGCTGCATTCTATAACACCCAGATTCTTAAAACGTTTGGCAGTCTTGAAAATCTTCTTCATAGCGCCAGCGTCAGGGCATATAAGGTAAAACCCTTTGCCTATGATCTCCAATTGGTGCAAAGGCTCGTTGAATATCTGATGCTGCTCAATGACCTTGCAATTTTCTATTAAAGCCGTCGTTACATCAGAATGTGGATCAAGAACAAATACATTATCAAATCCAAGTGAATTGATGATCTTAGAGAATACCTTCAAAGAAAATGCTTCACCAAAAGCATTAATACGGTCTTGCCTGCTAAAAGGGACATAATCCATGTTTAGAGAAAGATTTCTGCAACCTATGCGACGAAGCGCATCACATACTAGAGCTAGCTCAAAAACTTCTTCGTTCCTTTCGAAATCAAAATCAACAGTTGCAATTTCTACATTAGTTGATCCATCAATTACTTGAATCTGCATTTCACCACAGGGAAAATTGAACTTCTTTATATTAAATCCTGGCACGTTAATCATTTAGTATCCTTTCATGACAGCAAATCATCAACCTATAGGAACTTTAGGAATTGTTATGCAGAAGAGAAATTATGGTATCCTTCTGAAGCGCTTCAGGAGAAAGATCTAAATCTGCTTTTGCTTTAGATTTCACCAGAACCGCACCAGACAATTTGAGCACTTCAGAAAGTTTTACTGCATTTTCATAATAGCTAACCATAAAACTACGAATATGCTCAGACACTTCAGAGCCACCATAGGAGCTGTTACCCTTGGACGTATCAGTGTCCATAAAGTAGAACTTGCAATTGACTTTATTAATGACAAGCAGCCCAATAGTCTTCTGCCTGTCACCAATATTTGCATCAACACGAGCAATAACTTCATTTGGATCAAGCATAAAGTTCTTTTCGAACTTATTGCCAGACTTGTAAGAGCCAACAACAATTTTAAAAGGAACTTCCTTTTCATTGTTGTGGTAGTGGTTGAAGAAGTTCAGAGCCATGACAGCTGTTAGGTTGTCCTGTTTCTTAATACGGAACAATTCTGTAGCGCCATTAGGCATAGGCGCATCAGTCATGTCCCCAGAGAACAGTATACTGCAAGATTCGTCACGGTAGTCAGCGTCCCAACCAATTTTGGAGCCATTCTCATCTAACAACGAAAGATCAAGATCTACTCTATCATCTTCTACTACACCATCCCCAGTATTATTCCAATGAACCCCTATAATCATGTCATCATCCACAGTAATGCAGCTACCAGAAGGCACATTTCCAACAAACTGCTTCTCCGTAGAAGGCAGAGCATACTCAACACCTTCCGGGATATAAACTTTCATACCATGCAGATGCTTCAAAGATTTGGCAATTTCCTTTAGCACATAATTAAACGCTAACTTGTGATCATTTACTTTGTTGACTTCTATGCTAGTTGCATACCCTTTTCCGTTACGAATACGATACAGAATGGAAGAAGGATTAGATGCCCTGTACTTGAGAGAATATGCAAGACGAATCTTTCTGAAAATATTCGCAGATTTAAGAGCACTGTCTAGATCTTCTTGGATAGCTTTGAACCCTTTTTCAACAACTAGTCTTGTCACACTGTTCAAGAAGTCCTGCTTCATAGGCTCATGATTCTTTATGGCTAACTTGCGTATTCTATTCACAACTTTCTTCATAGGTTTGCTAGTGCGCAAAGCCAGAAACATTGGTTTGAACCTATAGAAAGATTTCGATAGTTCACCGTATCCATACGAGCTGTGGTAACGAACAAATAAAGGCAGAATGATTCTTACATCAGCACCCTTCAAAGACTCAATTGTTGCACGATCTTTGATCAACAGTGTGTTCTTGTTAACCTTATAGATGACATATCGCAAGAATTCGGCAGCATCCTTCGGAACAGAATTTGTGAAATCATACATAATACAACGAACTTCTTTATTGTTGATTTCTCCGATGTCGCTAGGATTAAATCCAGTGTACATTAAAAGTTCCATAACATCATCTCGAGTTTGAGCCGACATAGCAATACCAGAACTCAACAAATGAAACACCTTCTTTTTAATCTCTTCCTTAGTCAACCCACATATAACAGTAATCGACATGTCTTTAATTCTAACACGAGGAACTTTAAGAGTTTCCATGGGTATGTAAACTGTATCATGATCAAAAATATGAAATGCTTCAAATCCGTAAGTTGTGACATAATGAAACATCTGCTCTATAACCAATTCTTCCATGCTAGCTTCACAAATCTTCTTCCAGGATTTGTGAAATGCACTATTTAACTTCTCACCATCCAGAAAAGTTGCATCTATTTCTTCTATTAGATCATGCACTCCTTGTGCGCCACACAAACTATAGATCTCAGGGGAAAACATATAGCCACAAGCAAGAGTCTTCTTTAATTGTGCAGCATCAGGCTTATGCCTGAGTTTTGTATGCTCGGAAATAGGAACTGCGTTGAACAATCTGAGAAGAGCAGGAATGAAAGAAACAGAACTAGTTTTCACAGGGTCTCCTTTTGTTATAAAAGACGAGAAGTATTCGGTGGCTAACAATGTATAGGAACTTCTTATGTCTTTTTATGTCTTTAAATTAGTGAGGCGGGAAGTATTTCTCCAGATAGAATGTTATAGGAACTTCCTTTGCCTCAACTAAGAGAAACCGTAGTTTACACTGCAGCAACAACTTTATTTCTGTGACTAACATCCCCTGAATCGTCGCCATCATCATCTTCTTCGGTTATTTCTGCCACAACTTCGTCACCATCACTCATAGTTAACTCACCTAACTTACTTCCTAGCTCAACATCAGCTTTGATTGGTACGTCTATCCAAGCATATGGAAGATTTTCCATTATAGCAATTAGCTGTGGTTTTACTATGGCAACTTCATGCATAGGACATTCCAAAACAATAGAATCATGCACTGTCATAACAAGCCTTGATTCAAGATTATTATCAAATATGAATTTGTTTATTAGGATCAAAGAAGATAATGTCATATCACTGGCCAATCCTTGAATTGGACTATTGAAAGATTGGCGTTCTGCATGTGACTTTATGGTGCGATTATAGCTATGGATCTCAGGTAATCTTCTCTTGCGACCAATAAGACTACGAACAAATCCAAATTTACGAGCGTGATCTATGCAAGCGTTCATATATTTCTTTACAGCTGGATATCTGTTGAAGTAATCATCCATGAATCTTCTAGCTTCGTCTTCTGTACATTCCAAAATAGAAGCCAATGCTGGTGGCCCCATCCCATAAACCAATCCAAAGTTAATAACTTTTGCAAAACGACGCACTTCTTTAATAACAGGATCATTGTCTCTCTTGGAATGAAATTCTTCATATGGCATTCCATGAACCTGAGAACCAACAAACGAATGAATATCCTTGCCCTCATGAAACGCTCTCATGAGTCCAGGGTCGCGAGAACATATAGCTAATACACGTAACTCAATTTGGGAATAATCGGCGTGCACATATACATAACCTTTCTTAGGGACAAATATATTCTTAATGGATTTGTCACGAGGAATCTGCTGCATATTTGGCTTTGAACTAGATAGTCTTCCTGTCTTTGTCCCAGTAATAAAATACCCACCATGAACACGACCATCATATTTCATCCACTCTTTACGAGCCAATTGCACATACTTGGTGTTTGCCGTTCTAAGAATCTTCCAATCGCAAACAACCTTAACTACTGGGTGCTTCTTCTCTAGAGGCTTCAAAGCCTTTTTACCAGTAGAACGACCACCTGTCTTTGTTAATTTCAAACATGGGAGCTTGAAATAATCATAAAGTAGAGTTGATAACTGTACAGAAGAACCAAAATTTATTGCCTTTAACTTCTTATTTTTTATTGAAGAAACTTTTCCTTCTTCAACATCTCGCAGCATCATAACAGACTCTGGAAATTCTTGAAGCTCGTGCTCAAGCTTAGTAAGCCTATTAGGAACATCCACTTCCAGAAATTTAACATAATCAACATCTATAGCAATGCCTGCTTTTTCTATATCCTTTAGCATCTCCACTGATGGCATCATTATATTGTAAAATACCCAAGCATGTTTGGAATCTTGTTCAAGAACAGGCTTCTGCTCTAAGTAGATACGAATAGTGGCATCAACGTCGGCACAACAGTATCGGCTAAGAATGCCCAGCTCTACCTTGTCCATATCTCCTTTGCTGATACCCATTCTCTGTAGATAACCATCCAATTCCATATCATAGCGACCCATATCAGTATACTGCACAGCTAGACGCTTTAACGATAAATACTTTTTATTCTCGTCCAACGCATACTCTCCGACCATTGTGTCATAGAAAAGATTGTTGCTTCTAAAATTCCACAACACTTCTGTGTACAATGCATCAAATTTTAAATTATGGCCTATCTTCTTAATACTATCGTCCTTAAGTATCTCTATAACATATTGCTTTATCTCTTGATATACTTCATCAGAAAACTGCCTTTGTGGGTGATCAAATGGGATAAACCAAGCATGCTTTGGTTTGGTAGTAAACCCAGTACCAACAATTTTAGCCTCAACATGCCAAGGGTCCAATCCAAATGATTCTATATCAAATACTGTAAACCCAGCTTCATAAATTTCAGCAACTAATTCATACATGTCTTCAATAGTTTTCACCGTACGATAGCCATCTATTTTTCTATCTGTGCACATTGCATCATAAATTGATTTCAAAGCAAGAATACTAGTAACAAATTTATCAGCATCTTCTTCGCCAGCCATAACTCTAGATGGATGGACAATAGGATAATAGCATACTCCATCTTCTGACATAATAAGGTCACCAACCATCTTCTGAGAAACCTTCTTACCAAGAAAATACTGCACTGCTACGCTCCCAACAAGAACAACTATCTTCAAATTTGGCATGCTCTTAATATCCAGCTCTGTGTTCTCGCCGCATAATTTAATTTCTTCTTTTGTAGCGGAACGAGATTCAGGAGTGCGACACCGAAGAACATTGGCTATTGCAATTTTGGAGAGATCAAATCCTGACTCTCTGAATACTTCTAACAAAAAAGTTCCATATTGGCCAGACATTGGCCTATTGGATGAATCGTCAGATAATCCAGGTGCTTCGGAAACTAGTAGAAGGGGGCTTTTGGGGTCTCCATACAATGGCATCCTTGGTGAGCTGCAGGTCTTATATAAACCACACTTTTCACAATTATCCCAATAATTCAAGACCTACACCATCCAAAATTCTGCGAATGCCTTTTCAGCGCCAGCACATATTTTTTCTGATAGCTTACCAATCTTAAGGTCATTATAATATCCTGTAGGATTGCCATTAGAAAGATCTATAAACTGCTGGGCAATGACTTTTCTATCAAACAAATTAAATGTCTCACGACAATTATTGCGAATCTCTTCTGCTTTATGCGAAGGCATATTAGAGTATTCAACAATATAATCAGCATACTTTTTAGGAGTATCTGCTGAATGGGGAATGCTTAAATAATTTACACCCGCTTTAAATACAACGCCGTTCCCTTCAAGATTATCGCTGATTCCTAAAGGTCTCGCCACAGGAATTGCTCCCATACGAATTGCATCCACAACCACACGATTGAAATGATCACCCTTCTTGGAGTATCGATTTGACCAGGAAGGATCAATAAGAAGACGAGACATAGATAATAGGCTATCACGAGTCTGATTATCTATATAGCCTAGGAATTCCATGCCATTTTCGACAGCAACATCCCATATCTTACGGCCATACCAAGGAGACGTAGGATCTTCTAGGTATTTATATCTGTCTTTGCATTTATTTGGACTTGTCATATAAGCTTGCTCAAGTCCACCACCAGCAATAAATCGAAACTCATCTGATTCTTTTGCTGGCATGTATGCAATGGCCTTTACCAAATCATCAACATGTTTCCAACCTTTGAAAATCTGACAATTAACAAACCCCTTGTTTCTCTTTTCATATGGCAACGCAAACGCTTGTTCATCTAATGCTGGCTGTGGATTGAATATCATAGCCCTCGGTAAAGGTATATTTTCTGCTGTTGCGTAGGCACAAGGGTGAACACAGGCAAGACCAATCATATTATCAGCTACGGATGCCAGCCATGGGTAAGAATTCTCAAGATTGCCATCGTGTATAACAGCAATCTGCTTGACAGGAACATCATAGAGACCAAGCCAATCAGAATTGCCCCTTTGATGTTCCTGCATTGTAGGTACTGGTATTTGCCAAATAATTAGATCAAAGCCAGAAAGAACAGCTTTAGACCTCTCTACCGCTTCCACACCTTTGTATGGAAGGCGATTAACTGCAGGAAAACACCAACCCCTTCCTTGATCTACAAAGAGTCCTGAATGACCAATAGAAAATGTACTTGTGTCACGCTTTTGGTCACGGACTTTATCTTTCCAAATAGCTTCAAATAAAACTGTCTCGTGGCCTAACTCTTTGAACCCAGCAATCAACTCTTCTGTGTGGTTGATAATTCCACCCATATTGTTGATGCCATAAAGAACGATGGCAATTTTCATTAAACAGCAGCCTTTCTCTTGTACTTGCGAGCTTCACCAATTTTATAAGAACGACCATCAATCTTGAGTGTCTTGAGAGTTTCAAGATTAATGTTGCGATGCTCATCCTTTTGGATATCAAACACATTGATGAGATTCTTAAGACTGGGCTTATATGACATTCCAATTCCCTTGACTCCCTTTTTAACACCCAAACGACATGTCATTTCCCTCAGCGTTTCATCCTTCTTCGTGAAAGAAACGGAAAAGATTCTACCGTTGGAATTGACAATTTTATTATACGCTTGGTACTTAGATATTCGTGTCATACTATTTATCCTTTTCTACCTGTGCTTGTAACGCCAGCACAGATTGTTTAAACTTTTCATATTCTTCTGGATGCGTTACCATATACCCAGTTATAGCCTTAAAACAATAATTAGCTGTGTCAAATAACGTGTCCAAAATTGGCTCGCCCTTACCAGTATCTGGATTCTCCCATACAGTAGGATCAAAACTATCTAAACGATCCGTTTTCCTGTAGATATTATGCGCAACTCCAGTCATACCACGCTTGTAGCATGACATTCCATACGTCTTACATTTAGCATTCTGTAGAATATATGCCAATTCCGTTACTTCCTTAAACCTCTTATCCTGAGAATCAGGACCATCTGCTAGTATCAAATCAGTATTTTGCTTAGAAGTTCTGTTAGCCATGACTCTCCTATTTTGGGTTTGAATAACTATCAGCTACTGCATCATGTATCATATTTAATTTTATCATTTCAGAAAATTCTAATCTTACCAAAAAAGCAACAAATTCTTGTAAAGATTTTAGCTGTTTATAAAAAGGATGCCTTGCAATTATAGATACGCCACGAGACATTATCTCCTTCATATTAGTGTTTCCTAATGAAACCTCTTCGTAGCAATAAAGACAAAGCTCAAGCATGTCTGCTAGGGCAACACAACTGCCCTCTAAATCTTTCTTGCAATCAGAAGCGATCTCCTTATACATCTGAACAGACTGAGGAAGCCCTTTGAAGAGTTCATCCCACATGAAGGAAGCAGTACTCTTTATTGCCTCATGAATATGTTTATTATGATGCTTCACAGGAAAAATGATATCACCAGTAAGAGCCTCATCAGCATCGTGCAACAAAGAATTACGTATAACTTTTTCTACCGAAATCTTGCCAGCATATTCTGGCAAAGTATTCAACTCATCAGCAATCATCATGGCCAGTATAGAAACATAATAACTATGCTCTGCCACATTCTCATCATGAATTCTCCGATATGTAGAACAACGAATAATATGCTTGAGCTTTCTAAGAGTAAAGACTAGGTCCTTCATCTGTTTCCTTTCTTTACTGACATTAAAATCATACGTTGATTAGAAAAGCCAATTGCTGCTCTGCCTATCGATCGTACTGGATCATGACGAAATTTCTGTATTGGTAAAACTACTTCAACTGACTGGTCATTTTGAGCAATAGTAACTGTTGTATAATGCCACTCCCAAGTATAACTTACACAATCACAATCGCATGCCGTAGAACTACAGCACCAAGTGTCAGAGCTGTTGTTTGTAGCGACAACCTTACGTCTCTTCCTAGAAACATTAGTTGGGCATTCGTACGGAGCCAATTAATACTCTTTCAAGTGTCTCATTAATTCTTTATCAAAGTGTAATGAAAACATATCAATTATTGCTTTTCTAGCATCACGATCATATTTACATCCAACTCTCAGTATATACTCAACGCAAGAATACACTAGATCACATGGTTGTGCATCAAACAAAATCCTAGCAGCTTGCATAGGATTGTCTTCTCTGAGATGCAAAAATGAAAATAATATCCTAGTCCAAGTAGACAACCAATCTGATTCATGCTCATCCACTGCTGATGCTGCCATCTCTGTATTGTCCACCGTATGCCGGCAACAAGATTCTAATCTCAAAATCTCATCTATTATGTTGAACACTTCTTGAAACGACTTAGTCTTAAGGTCAAATTCAAGAGGAGCAGTATGATCATATATATTAAAATCTGTAGCAGAATCAACGATATGTTGAAATCTATTATGAAACTTCTTATACATGTGACAAGAAGAAACAAAGAAGTAGAACTTTCCAACAGGAATACCCAATGAGTATGCCAATATTTCCTGAAGAACAGTCCACTCAAAGAAGTTAATATTGCTCCCCCACAAGAAATCCATACTACGAGATGCAACTTCCATATCCAGCTTTCCATCATGGACCAGAAAATGCAACCAATTATTACACGCAACATCCTTGGACTTAATATCATGATCTTTGGCTGGATCGAAAATTTGAATAGTCGCTCTACGAGTATTTGTATCAGCTTTTAGAAGCTCCTGCACGGACTTAACCTGATCAACCGTAACCAACTGAGCGTTTCTGGTAATACCATTCCATTTTCTCAGCCTCTGGCCATAGCCAGCGCCCCACGTTTCCCCGTCATCAGAATATTCAGCTGCGCGTGGCAGATAATGCGTAAGAAACTGCATGTCAACTCTGCCAGCAAGAACCCACAACGTTTCAGCAACTTGGGCATACATATTATTATTGCGATATGGAGTCATAAAGACTCTCTTGGTAGGATCCAGCAATTCAAAAACCACTGGGTGAATCTCTAAAGTATCCATTTCCCTTCGATTAGCTGACTGCGATTTAAGCAACTCCCTCATCACAGGTATTTGAATATCCTTTAGAGACTCCCCAGTGTAAACCTTCATCAACAACCGTCCTTATTCTGCCGATTTGGCAATAATGTTTGCTAAAATCTCGAAGAATTTTTCTTCAGAATCAATGACAATACTATATGGACGTGAATCTTTTTCATCAACTTTTGCACCTTCAATTGCAAACTTTGAATAGATCTTAACGCCACGTGGTGAAGAACAAACATCAGCATACTTCTTGTGCTTATCACTGGAAAGACGGAAGATCGCTTTCTTGCCAGATTCTTTCTTTTCAAATGCAACATTAAGTTCTTTCAAAGCGTTTTCAATAGTTTCAGGGGCTATCTTAACGGAAGGCATAGAATCTTGCTCCTTAGTTTTGTTAACTTCTTCACTCAACCGTATCTTCTTACCACGCATCGCATGCCTACACTTGACATTATCTAAGCAAATACGACATTCTGAGGCAGTTGATTCATAGTAACGACCGAAGCAGTCTTGTGACTCTTGCATTTAGGTAATCCTCGGGGTAATGGAACGTGGAATTTTATAGCATCAACAATATAGTTTTCAGGGTGGTAGGATTTGAACCTACGAGATCTCGCTCCCAAAGCGAGCGCTATGGCCAGCCTAAGCGACACCCTGTGGCAATTAAAAAGAAACGCTACTATCTATTGGATCAAACAGGCTAGGACTTTTGTTTTATATTATCAATATGCTTCTTCATTCTGGGGATTAGTATGACATCATAAAACTTCGTTGATTTTCCCTTTATGACATCAAGATCTCTTTGCATCTGTATTTCTTGCAACTTTTCCTCTGCTAACTCTAACAACGTTTTCATAGTAACTTTTCCTTTTACTTGTGCTTTTTATGTTCCAAACATATAAGCAAGCGTTATACGTATGGTCCCATTCCTGCACTCTCTTTCTCACAAGCTTTTCTCGCTGATACGCCCAATACGCCTTATCTTGCTTGCTGATGTGATGCTTGATAGACTTATTTGATGGCCTCTTTCCAAATTGCTTTATAAACCATTTCTTAAATGAAAGTCTATTAAATTTTTCTTTGCTAGACTCAACTCTTGACAATACTAGCATTCTACTCCCCCTCTATTTATCCTTCAATGATAGTCCATACTTGCGGATACGCATTGATTCAAAACATTCTGGGCCAACGTACTTATACCAGCCAACAGGCGGTATCTGGTATGCAGATGAGACATCAACCCCTATTGCGACCAGCTTTGCTTCAAAATCACTGCAACCATCTAGTATGGCTGCTTCGTAGATCTCTTTAGCTATTCCTTTAATGACGTATTCCTGCACTGTTTCCTCAGCGACATCACCTGATTGTAATTCATACAACCCTTCGTTTATAAACTCTAGCATCTTATCTGCCTCAAGCATAGAGTATTCATGAGGCCAAAGCTTTACAGCTTCTCCATTCACCATGACCCTTACTGCCTTCGATGGATTGGGAGATAATCCTAATGGATGAGCAGAAAGATCCATACTCTTGAATCTTTGGAATGACTCCTTAAACTCATCTCCCAAAGAATTTGGAATTTGATATGGATTCTGAAACTCTGCGGACGGAATACTTTTTATCTTACTGACAGTTCTAGCATCAAATTCTTCATCCAGTCTAAGATACTTGATAAACTCTTTCTTGACATGCTCACCTTCTATCCACCACACAGCCCAATATATCCCCATAAACTGTGGCCGATATTCTTCTTGAACAGGAATTTGTTGATTTACTAATATCCACACTATTGCACCTCCATTGCATGATTACTCTTTATACCAAATATTGCACTAAATTTAACAGCAACATCCTTGTCTAGGAAAAACATAAATCCATTATCAAGCTCAATCCATCCAATGTACTTGTCATGAACACATAGTGGACGACTCTTTGTCTTCAGCTTAGCATGCGCCTCTAATACTTTGTCAGAGGACATAGCATCAGCTAGCCAAACGCATTCCTTTGTTCGGATTCTCTCAGGGTGCTGATCGTTGGCGAAGATGGATATACGACGGTAAGTTTCTTGCTGCCATTCTGGCCTCGTAATTGCATACACGATCTTCTTTCCTGTGTATACAACGCCAGGAAATAGCGATGAGAATTCTCTATACGAAAATTCCACTTCCTTTTCATACAGTGCAAACTTACTGGCATCTACATGCAGATTCTTGAAGAAATTTGGCAAAGCCCCAAACTCAAATTCTGCAGAACCCATGTAATCAAATTGAAACAATGGCTTAAGAAGAGAACTCCATCCCTTATACAGTTCCGTCAGAGTGCGCTTCTCCTTTAGCATATTCTCAAGATCAACCCGTTGCCCTTCGTCCCATAGTGAAGGCTTCTGCAGCCTTTGAACTAGATAAGAAGAATTTTCCATACTATTCACCCTTATGTTTCAATTGGCAAGTTGCTTTGTATACCATTTTTAAAATATATCCCTCTCGAGTATTAGGCCAAGACATGCTGCCATCTGTCTTTTTGTAGTAATGATTGCACCTATCAATAAGCTCGTTGACTCGGCTTTCCTTAAGCGTCTCAGATATAGCCAGTCTAGTATATTCAGCACAGAGTTTAATTGCAAGCTCAGACAGCACTTCTTTCATGTGGGATTCAACAGCATCTTCACCAATTATTTCATCTACTGCATCTTGAATCAATTCCTCTTCAGATGGCATAATTACGCGATCAACAAGCACGTTGCATCGAACGCATTGAGGATCTCGAACTTGGTGCGCTGAACATATTGAATGAGCACCTTTCAACAGGAATGAAATGGGCACTTTGGTTGATTTTTCATACAGTTTCATTGCGGATTGCTTCCAAGTCTCTAAATCTTTTGTTAATATTTTAATACTCCATTCATAATGATCCACCTTCTCCCGTCTACCCTTGGCTAAGCCAAGTCGTCTTTCTCTGTCTAGAGCATCAACTATTAGCATATATGGCCTATCTTTTCCACCTTGTTTATACCCACAAAGTTTATTCCATAAATCTTTAGCAATTTTTACTAGGTCAGAGGTATTTTTCATGTCTTCATCCTTCTGTTTGTGAAAGAAACCAACTCACACAAAGCATCACCATAGGCCTGCGCAGATTGTAGACATTGTTCATTATTGCTAGCTCTTGAACGTGCCAATTTACGCCTCTTAATCTTCTTGCTGAGAGTATCAGCCAATTCCCATCCAGCTATTTTCTCAGCATCATCTAATGCATGAAATGTTTTGAATCTATTTAGTTCCCTAGCAATTTTCTTAGCACTGCCTATTGCCATAATGAGCTCATCAATCTTTGGTGTCATTTTATTCCTGCGATTACCAGTGCTCATAAGGCACCAGCTTCAGCCAGATTAACTTCATGACTGGGAGTAGACCACACTTCCGTGCCTTTGGAAAGATCGTTACAATCGACATGCTGACCAAACTCTGCGGAAAACCAATGATAAAATGATTTACCACACTTACGACATTCTGTTTCTTCTGCCAGTTCTGCCCTAATAGTATCAATCTCAGGGTCTAAAAACATATACTCCTGGAATGCCTGGTTAACTGCATCATCTGCACTGGCAGCTTCATACATCTCAACCATGGCACATATAGGCTTGCCATGACTTTCGCCAATCTCACGATATACAACATAATGTTTCATTATAGTGTTCATGACGGCACCTTAACGAAAGGTATAGAATTAATCTTTTCAGATGCTGCAGCAACACTCTTGACCCCACGAATAAAATCCTTATGCTCATGACACACAAAAACTTTGAACCTGTGCGTCTCATCCTTCCTCGCACTGACCAACTTGCCGTTACGGTAGCAAACATCGCAAACTTCAACTTTCATAAAGCACCTGCTTTCTTGTTAATGGAGGAAGATACATGTAGATAACAAAAAGCATTAGAGTCTTTGGGCATTGTATGTTTAACCATGGGGCGCTCCTTAAACAGTGACGCCAACAACGGCGTCGTAAGCAGAATGAATTTGATTAAGAGCGGAACGGAAATCACCAGGCTGAATATTCAATGTGTCCATGATATTCCACTTATAGACACGAACGCATTCAGCACCACGAATTTTGGCATTGCTCTTTTTAAGATGAGCTTTCCTGGCCGAAGAACGCTCGCATGATTCAAGCAATTCTTTGTTCGGATTCATGATTAGGTTGAAGACTTGTAGCGAAAGACCAGAAAGTATATCTCGCATTTGCTGCTGCATGATGTTCATGTGCATTTCATCAAAAGCATTGCTATGAACATTGTCAAATTCCGGCCCAAGCTCAACCTGGATGCCATCCCGTTTTTGAACACGAGAAAACCTAAACAATGAATCCGCACGATTTCTGATAGCTTGGCAGACATAATTACGAATATCATCTGCACGCTTCTGCTCGTCGGAAACTTTGTTCAAATTGGAATTAGGATCATTAACAACTTCGCAGCACTTCAAAAGAGTAATCTGAAGTTCCTGGTACAAATCTTCAAAATCTAAACTTGCGTGGTTTGGAATTTTGTAACGGCGAGCTATACTTCTTGCGTAGTAAATGTATTTCTTGAAGGTGGGATCGTTTACGGTCTTTGCTAGATTATCAAAGTCTCTCATTGGGGTCTCCTATAAGTTAAGATCGACTTACGAGATGTCATTATACCGCATTTTAGCATAAAGTAAAGAACTATTTTTCAACTATTTTAGGCCTCCTCCACTATGAGGTAACGGCCTATTAGTATAAAACTTTAGTACTATTTTAGCTCAAATCTTCTCGTACACGCATAAACTGTGGAAAACGAATACGTCCATCTGGCGTAAGATGCTTAAACCCTTCTACTTCTATAATCTTGCCAATCATCTCATCACGTTTTGACCAAAAATCTTTGCGCTCCTCTTCCTTAAACCCACCACCAACATGCGTTTGCACCCCATTAAGATTACAGATGAAGTACCCAAGCATACCTTTTAGCTTACCTTTTCCTTCCTCGTACCCAATAATAGTGACATCCCATGTTGCAACAGGTTTCCACTTGAGCCAAAATTCACTGCGATCAAACGGGTACATGGCGTTCAATTCTTTCAAGACAGAACCCTCAAGACCTTTATCTAAATACTCTTCATGAATTTTCATGGCCTCTTCCAAAGAAGAAACAGATTTATGCTCAAGAACTTCAATTTTACCTGGCTTATCAAAAACTTTGAGCATCGTTTCATACCTAATTTCAAATCTCGGAGTATTGCGAGAAATCCATTGTTCAGTATGCATGTAATCAAACACCAGGTACTTCAATTCTTTGGTATCTCTTTCAGACTTAGAAGCACGAACAACTTTAGCTGTTCCTTCCCAAGTACCACTGGCTATAATCTCTCCATCTATAACACAATTGGTAAATCCCATCTGCTTGATTTCTTCTCCGATACTTTCAAGATTATACAGTGGCTTGAACCCACGAGACACAAAATTGACATCTCCTGCTCCATCAACAAAAGCAATGCATCTCATGCCATCTATCTTCGGAGAAATGCACCATTTTCCATCCGGCAGTTTGCCAGATTCATCATCAAGAGAATCACATAACGCTATCTCAAATTCTGGGATTAACTTTGGCCAAACTTTATTCACAGTCCCAGTTGACATGCCTGCTCTAAGATTCTTCTGGAAAACTTTGAATAGCCATTTGCGAACAATAGGATCTTTAGTCGTAAGAGTCTCTGACAGAAGTTCTCTTGCTGCATTGCCAGTAATCTCTCTTGCAGCAAGCTCATCCCTGACAAGCTTGAGTTCTTCCAGACTAGGCACATCTTCCCTTGGATTAGAGTGCTCATCAACTTCAGAAATACCGTAATTAAGGTATGGGTTTAATGCTGTTGTCATGAGGAACTGCATAGCCTCTGGGGACGCTTTGGAAAGAATATCTTTCTTGGCATTTGAGCCTTGGGCTTGCTCTATTTGCTCAAGTGTGTAACAAGCTTCTGCAATAGAGTTCAATTTACGCACACAGCGATCCGTCCATCGGATTCGCCATGCTCCTCATCATCTTCAAAAATGAATTCACTGAATTCACCGTCATCAGTATATTTACCAAGAGAAGGCTCGTATTCTACAGCATGATAATCATTACCTTCATCATCACTGGAATACACAACCAAGGCGTCTTGCGGAAATTTGGAGAGATGCTCGATTAATTCTTTGACTGTCATAAAATACCTCAGTTGAAGTTGAATTGAACGTTATATTTTGTTGCACGAACTGGCCACACATATGGCAAGTTCAAAGGCGTTCCAGCAAATGTAATCCCATAATATGCAGCATCTTTCCTAATAAGATTGCTACGATGCGACATATGCAAATCTTCTCTGCCTAACCATTCAGGATATACAATTACCACAGCTTTACCTGTTTCGGCGTATATCCAAAACACGCATTTCAATCCATCAAATTCATCAGTGAGCTCAAGGCTAACATAACCATTGTCCAATGTTGGCCAATCTTCATGGTCACGAGAATCTTCACCAAGAAACTTCTTCAAATGAGCGAGCTCAGATGCTTTCAATTCTCTAGTGAATTTAAACTCACCGATGTATTCAGTATGATATCCCATCTTACATCATCCCCTGTGGCATACCACTTTGAGCCTTTTCTTGCTCTGGCTCATCCACTATAAGGACTTCCGTAGTTAACAGCAATCCAGAAACACTTGCCGCATTCTGAAGAGCGCTACGAGTAACTTTCTTTGGATCAAGGACACCTGCCTTAACCAAATCTTCATACTGGCCAGTAGCTGCATTATACCCTAGCCCAGCTTCACTAGAAAGAACTTTCTGCACAACTACAGAACCTTCAGCACCAGCATTATTAGCAATTTGACGCATTGGCTCTTCAAGAGCTCGCTTTACAATTTGTGCTCCTACCAATTCATCACCACTAAGATTCAACTTATCCACTAAACCAGCAAGAATCAAAAGAGCAAGTCCACCACCAGGAACAGTACCCTCCTCAATCGCAGCACGAGTGGCATGTAGAGCATCATCCAAACGATCCTTTTTCTCTTTCATTTCCAACTCAGTTGCTGCACCGACACGAATTACTGCAACTCCACCAGACAATTTAGCCAAACGCTGTTGAAGCCTCTCTTTATCAAATTCCAACTTTGCTTCCTGGATTTGAGCACGCAAAGTAGCAATTCTTTCTTCTAGTTCTTCAGGAAGACCTGCTCCTTCAACAATTGTCGTATAATCTTTTGATACACGAATCAATTTTGCACGGCCAAGAGCCTTAATCGTTAGCTTATCCATTTTAAAATCCAAATCATCAGAAACAACTTCTGTTCCTGTTAGGATGGCTATATCCTTCAATAATTGTTTACGAAGATCACCAAATCCTGGAGCCTTTACGCAGCAAACATTTAGTTGGCCACGAAGTTTGTTGACTATAAGAGCAGCAAGAGCCTCTCCATCAATATCATCAGCAATAATCAATAGACCTTTACCTGCCTGAGCTACCTGCTGAAGAATAGGGAGAATCTCAGCAATTGCACTAAGCTTCTTATCTGTCACTATAACATATGCATCTTCATACACAAATTCCATACGAGCCTGATCCGTAACGAAATAGGATGAAATATAGCCCCGATCAAACTGCATGCCTTCAACTACATCCAAAGAAGTAGCCATTGTCTTAGACTCTTCAATCGTAATGACACCGTCTTTTCCAACTTTTTCTATGGCATCTGCCAATAACTTGCCAATCTCAGCATCACCATTTGCACTTATCCTGGCGACCTGCTCAATTTCTGTTTTATCTTGGCCTATGGGCTTGGCCATGCTGTTTAAACCTTCTATAACGGCTTCCACGGCCTTATCAATGCCACGCTTAAGGGCGGTCGGGTTTGCTCCAGCGGTAACGTTCTTGAGTCCTTCTTTATAGATAGACTGTGCTAACACAGTGGCAGTAGTCGTGCCATCACCAGCAGTATCAGAAGTCTTAGATGCGACTTCCTTCACCATTTGTGCTCCAAGATCTTCATACTGATCTTTGAGAACTATTTCTTTTGCAACTGTAACACCATCTTTGGTTATGACAGGAGCACCATACTTTTTGCCAATCACCACATTCCTGCCTTTAGGCCCTAGCGTGACTTTCACGGCGTCAGCCAATTGGTCAACACCTCGTTGAACTGCTGCACGTGCTTTATCATTAAACAATAACTGCTTTGACATCATTTTCTCCTTAGGTTATACAGGGGAGGCAGGATTCGAACCTACAACCAAGTGATTAACAATCACCTACTCTACCATTGAGCTACTCCCCTATGTGTAATAGTCAACGAGAGTAAAACAACTTTTCCTTATGATTCCTTGACGTAAAGAATATCATTCTCACGAATGATGCGATGACGCTTATTCTCAATCATTATTTGATCACCAACATGATCTGCAATAACCACAATATCACCCTGCTTAACAGCCACGGGAATCGTAACACCAGATTCAAGTAACCTGCCTTCTCCGTGCATAACAACAATTCCCTCTGGCTTTGCTTGAGGATCCTTCGGAACATACAACCCACCAACATTGTCCTCTGGATCTATCATGCGGATTAAGATCTTTTCACCGAGTACTTTGCCTTTGCTCATATTGCTTGTTACTCCTTTATTTTACTAGTATAGATATACATCAGTCAATGAAGATAGAACGCCTAATTGCACTATCCGTATGTCATAAATTAGTGCACATTGTGCAACACGAGTAGCCTAGATAGGTATTAACTGTCTAACACGCTCTTTTGAAATATTGTAGATATAACCAATCTGCTCAAGAGTCAACCCCTCTTGTCGCAGCTTTTTAATGCGTTCTATTCTCTCATCTTGCTTCTTTGGCCCAACCTTTTTAACAAAATTCTTATACACTCTTGTATAACTCAACCCAAATTTAGCTCTCAAATTCCATGCGTATCCATTAGAAATATTCAACTTCTTAGCATTCTCTTCAACACTTAAATCAGCATCCCACTCAGAAGCTAATCTTTTATGTAATTCAAGCCTATAATGATTTCTTCCTCGGGCAGGATGCTTGACAAATTTTAAATTATATTTAAATGTCAATGCTCTAGCCCTTCCATTGTCAAGACCAAGTGCCTCCGCATTTTCTATAAAAATCCTATTTTCATCCCACAATAAAAGTCTATCATACAATTTCTTAGCATTAACATTGCTTTTTAGGACCACTTGTATAACTTGCTCTTTATTCATAGTTCCTCACATGTTTAACAACAATATCTATTTACTACAAATATCAGATACAAAAACTTGACATCTACAATACTTGCAAGCAGCATGCATTCTATTCTGCGCATCTTCATATGAATCAAAGTGCCTATAATAGGTATGACCACACTGACAAAGTGTATCATCACCAAACGATGGGTCATATAGCATTGTATGCCTAGCTACTTCATTCCAAGAATTAACACCCGGTGCATTAGTCTCGTCAAAAGTCCAATTTGGCCTGATATCTGCCCAAGACCAGCTCTCCTTGCCTGTAACATGCAGAGAAAACATTGGCTTATCCTTTGGCATTTCTGGGTGCTCCAGAGAAATCAATAACTTTTCAATCTCTGCCGCAATAAATTGTTTTTCTTTTTGACTAAACATACTATCCTCTGATATGTATCCACTATCAACAAATTCAAAGTAGCCTGATATCTTACAGTATCAGATCAACTAGGTCTTCAGCATGCAGATACACTTCATACAACCCACAAGAATGACCATATTCCCATGCTTTCGAAAACAAGAGATCTTTCTTAGGATTGTTAGAAATGCCGAGATACTCAAAAAGATCTTGTTTAAACTGTTCATGCAGCTCAGCAGTTTTCTGCTGGTATATCACCCGAGATTCTTTATATTTCAGGATATCTGCTTCATGCGTTTCCACAGCCTTGGCGAAAGACTTGCATTTTTCAACATATTCTTTTGTATCAGATGCTTTGTATACAGGATTTGGAGCAATCGGCTTGATGGGTCGTTCTGGGTAAGGCAGTGGATTCTTGTACTTTTCTACATTCATTTGGGGTCTCCTTTTGTAATGAGACTAGAAGTACAGCTTAACAGGCATGTATAGGAACTTCTTTTGCCTCAATCACTTACATAGAAACTTGAATCTATGCAGTGTCGTCTATACTCTTGGACGCCTAATTATAGAGGATACCATATTTGTAATATTCAACGATTTAGCGTTGCCAACATGTTCATGCACCTGCTCCATGGACATGCTTCCAGCGTCCGTGTTATGACCTGTAACTACGCTACATGGGAAGAACGAAGACAGCTCTTTGGCCAAATTCATTGCCTGATCCTCAGCATCTGGATCCAGAAATACCACTACGCTAGATGGCTTTTTTCTGTACAACAATCTCTTCTGATCTGTCGACATGGCTTTGCCAAGAATGGCGATATATCCATCGCCACCTTTCATAGCATCAAACATACCCTCGCATATAACAACTTGACTGCCTTCCTTTATTGAATCATAGTTGAATATAACAGAGTTCTTCTTTATAGCAGGGTTGAGATACTTTTTACTGATCTGCCTCTGAGCAAACCAACGACCAGTATAGTACACCAAATTGCCTTCCATATAAACTGGTATAATGATTCGCCAAGCATACATGCCACGTATGCAATATCCTATCTTATGCTTTATGATATCTGAGTCACTAACACCACGGCATCTTAAATATCTAGCAGCACCAACAATATCCTCTTTACTAAGCCTTTCATACAAAGGCACATAATTTTCTGGCAGAGTAACCACGCCTGAATCGTCATTTCTCTTTAGAAACACACCTTTGAAAACATCTTCTATTCTTTCTTCAAACTTTCTATCCCAAGATCGTGTTGCTAAAATTGGATCATTGTTGAATATATCCTCAAACTTTTCACCCAACTTCTGCATGAAATGATTAAGCCTGGATCCATATTCACACTTGAAGCAATGAACAATCTTCTTTTCTTGGTTTATCCATAACTTCTTATTCCCTTGACAAAATGGACAATTAATGCGAAGCTCTACTCCTCCAGAGCCTTGAGAAACTTCTCCAAACTTCTTTTCTAAAAATCTAACTAATTCTGTATTTTCATAGATATCCATTTAATCCATCGACTCTCTGCTTTGTTGAACCTGGCCTGAAGTGACAGACTCAGTTTGCTGAGACTGCTCAACTTCTGTAATTTGAACTCTTGCCCAATCTGATCTGACATTGATGGTTTGATGCGCTACATTGTCACGATTCTTTGCTATAAAGAAACGCATCTTGCTGTTACGCTTTTCCTCATCAGTCTGACAAAGAGTTATAACAACATCTGCTATACGTACTTTTTCAAAAGAATCAGCAACGTCATCCAACGTAACAGTTCTCTTATTTGTTGCTTGCCTTTGGGCTTGAGTTGCGGTCCAGATTGGAACATTCATCTCGCCAGCTATTCCTCTCAACGATTCAAAGATTTCCCCTTGTGCAGCATAATCATCCTTATGCCCTTTAGTTGGACGCATTATATCACCATAATCCACAATAACAAGATCTGGCACAAAGCCATTTGACGATAGCATAGCCAAATGATTTTTAATAGTCATCACGCTGGCAGTACCACTAGGATACTTCTTAATTATTAAATTCCCACCAAACCTCTGACCAATCCCTGTAATAGTTTGTATGGCTTCTGTAGTTCTATCATGAATAGTTGCTCTGTCCATACCAGTGAAGCATTTGTCATATCGTTCCGCAATTTTTAGGTCACTCATTTCCAAAGAATAATGAACAATCTTTTTGCCTAAAAATATGCACGATTTACCAAAAAATGTCAGCACCATGGATTTTCCCATGCTTGTTGAAGCCATGACAATTCCGAGCTCACCGTTGCCTAACCCACCATTAGTTAACACATCCAAGGATCTTAGAAGAGTGGCAATTTTAACTTCTCTATACTGATGGTCTACTCCAGTAAGTCTTATCTCGAGTGTCTTGAAGTAATCAAGACCCATTTCTTCAAATCCTGCAGATATCTTTGAAGCCTTATCTATTGTAGCATAGACCTTCTGCAAGTAATTATGCTCTCTGCGCTGCAGCATTTCCGCAGATTCCAATATGCCAATCTTCATGGCTTGGTATCTAACAAACTCTTGAATTCTGTCCTCTAAATACTGTTTATCAGATATATCTGCATCCTGCATCATATCAATGCGAACTGCGTATGCTTCTTGCTTCTCCTCAGAGAATTTAGCACCCTCATACTCTCTGATCAGCTCAAACAAAGTGTCAAATGTTGGAGACTTCTTATACTCCTCAAAGTATTTTGCTATCACCAAATACATAGTGACATCCATAATGTTCTCAAAATAAACAGTTCTAATAAGAGAACTATATTTCTTTAAGAAATTTTCATCACGGATACATAGAGATATCAACTTGAGCTGATACTGACTTCCGAAATCAAATGTATCTAACATCTAACATCTACTCCCAAGTTGCTATAATAGCAGAATAAAGTGACAAAGCCTTATACTCTTTATGCCCTACAACTTCTATTTTAACGCCATATTTCTCTATAGTTTCTTGTCTTTTACGTATAGACAAAGGAGTTTCATATCCTTTTACTTCAACGTATGTATTTCTGTTTATCAAAAAGAAATCAGGGCGATATCTATACCCTTCCAACTGGAAAGTTTTCTTCTCATAAGTGTATGGTTCTTTAATATAATTTAAATACCTAGCGTAGTTAGCTTCCCATCTTGACCTAACAAAGTGCCCTATATCTTCTCTGTGGCCAGACTTACCACGACCCATCTTTGCATTATCAAACACACCGGAATCCCACATTTTCCTTGTCGCCACTCTATGTCTATCTTTTGATTCTTCAGACAACTTCCACTTCTTGCCTTTAACATTTTTATTGCCATCAGCATTATGGTTACCGATCTTTGCTAAAGAATATGTCTTCCGAGATTCCTCAGACAATATTCTACCAACGCAAAGTTTATTTCCTAACATCCTATCTCTTCTATATTCTAGTTCACCAGGCTTCCAATTTAATTTCATTCCTAGAGTTGTATGAGTTCCAAAGGCAGGATTATTAGAACCATTTTTATCTCTCAAAGATATCTTCTTGCCTTTATCAGTATGAGCAAAGAACTTGTGACCTCCCATACCTCCAGATTTTATTGCCTTACCACATACGTCACAGTTTGTCATACTGTGGCACTCATAGGAGTGAAATAACACTTAGGTTGTCCTTTGCCAAATTTAGTTCTAAAATACTTGTTTGCCTCGCACATCGAGTGCTCGATATCACGAAGCACCAGACTGCCTTCACACATAGGGAAATACAACCCAATCTCATTAATATGTTCAACTTGCTTATCTCTCAAGTAAGTCAACTTCTCTTCTACTTCGGAAATCTTAATATCAGGTCCATAGATCCATTTAGCTCCTGCATGACAGCCAGGGCCAACGTTCACGAAATCATTCTCTGTAAATGGTATCAATCTACCATTATGCTTTTCACTGTAGTATGTCAGATCACACCAAATCTCATACGCTGTAAATTTACCAACCATGGGAATCTTCTGTAACATCCTGAACTGTTCTGCTGGTGTAGACAAAGAAGCAATATCCTGTATTTTGCAGTATTGATACTCACCATCGCTAAGAAGATCTTCCCATACCTGTATAACTCTCTCAAACTTCTGATTGCCAGGATGTAATTTCTTGAGACGCATATTGCCTGGATGAACTATATAAGCAGAAGTGAATATTCTGAACCCTTTACTCTTCAGAGCTCTAAAAAATTCCAATATACATTCAGTATCTGGCTTGCCATCCACAATACGCCGAGATATATAGTCCCACGTTACAATCCTGTTCAACAATCTGTATGCCACTATAGCAGCAAATATCTCCTGAGATTTCCAGTTTTGATTAAGAATGTTATTAACCAAATAAACAGTGCCACGATCCAACCTTCGCATAACATTTGTAAACTTAAACTTTCTCAATATCTCATCATCGGTCCATGGAGCTGGTAATTTCTTTACGAATCTATTTTCATAGATCTGATGCCTTTTACAAACAAATTTCCAAAACTCTGCTTCCATTTTAGTCATCATTTCTCCAATATCACACTGGATAGCTCTCGTAATCTTACAACAAACTTCATTTGATCAAATGTAAGTGCTTTAAACGGGATCTTCATGTTTTGTGCATCTGTCATAGAGAGACAAACATCACCAGTCTCTATGTGATTTGCCCACATATTAAGTGCATGAGATATTATCTCTTGGTCAGAATCAAACAAACTCATACTTTCATCTCCTTCATACTTAGAACATGCTCCAAATACACTGGGCTAAGCTGCTCAATAATACCTGGAATATTTAGCACATCAACAATATTCTTACAATCTTTGCGAGTTCTAAGAAGAGTTTCCACCAAATGCTTAGACTGCTCAAAATCTATAGTACTCTGATCTTTCCCTGCTGTAACAACCACATCAGACTTGCTGGAATTTTTAGACAACCAATCATCCATACGATCCCTAGCCTTATCACTACATAGCCAAGACGTTGGCAAAACTATACGCATACGAGAAGAATACTCGAACTGAGCATTTATGAACTGATCAGCATCATAGCCAAAGTCCTTCATCATTTGATACGCTCCAGCAAAATGCTTCCATTTCATTTGCTTTCGTGGATCTTTATCCATAGCAAACAACTTGTAGCTCAACTTTGTTCTATTAGTACGCTCTGTCACATACTTCTGAGCAATATCAAAAATGATATAATCCTCATCTTTCCAATTCCATGATTTTCCATAAAAAGAATACCTAACTTTACAACGCTCCAAATGATAACTAACTTTTGGCTTAGCTTCCTCTATTGTATTTTTCTGCATCTCTGGAGAGTCCTGAACGGAAACATCATACACCTTATCAACCCTTACTAGGCTAATATTGGATAGCTCATTAAGACACTCAAGAACTTTAGTCTCAGATACGCCAGCAATATGTGCTAAGCGCATTGTCGAAACCTCAATCTGATTCTTATGTAGCAACAATACTCTTAATGTGGCCGCAATCTTTGCAGCATCAGGGCTTACTGCCACTAAATCTCACCCGACCTTTTTAATAAAGAGATTGTTAAATCTGTTGTTACTGGCGAATCCCCTGCAGCAACAATAGCACATGCTGACTCTTGCTTCAATCGTTTGCCGTTATATTTTAGCGACACGCCTTTTGCATACAAATTTCGTATTATAACTTCAGCTTTTGAATTCTTAAGGATTAGTGGTTTGATGCGAATCATCTTCATGCGTCACCATACCTATTTTGCAATTTGACTTAGAACTTTGTGTGATGTCATTATATTCCTCAAGTCTAAGTTCAATACCTTCATCAGACAGAATTTCCATTCTTTGTAAAGAATGCCTCTGCAAGTGTTTATTACCATAGTCGACAAAATCGTAGTATAGGACAGAGTTGCCATATTTGTTTCTACGCAAAGAACGCCCCAATGTCTGTATAACAGATACTTTGGACTTGCCACCTGCTGCATATATCAACGCCCCAATAGTAGGGACATCAACACCTTCTTTTAGAATTGAACTAGAAATTAATACTGGTAACTCTCCATCAGCAAATGACTGCAAACTATCTTTACGATACTCCTTATCTGAAGAACCGTGTATGAATGGAACGGTATCGAATGCATTGCCGATGGCTTGTTGTATTTCTTCTCCATGCGCTATAATATTCACAATGATGAGAACCTGACGACCAGCACTTGCTTCACGAATTGCAATCTGAGCAATCTTGTCATTTCTATTCTGATTTGCCACCACAAGATCAGTATACGCATCTTCATAAGTATCATGATCGTACTGCATCTCTGGCATAGAAACAAAAATGGCTACTGGCTTCGAAGAATACCCCTCAGAAATCAAATATTCATTACGGATTGTAAAAATGACTGGACCGGTAAATGACTCTTGATCCATAGCCTGCACTATGTTTGATCCACCAGGAGTGCCAGTTAACCCAAACCTATAAAATGCATTTGTACAATTGGTGAGAACATCTTGATAAGTTTTGCCACCGGAACGATGAGCTTCGTCCACCACGACACAATCAAAAAATGAAAGCCATCTCTTTAGCTGCTTAGGATCACTCTTTACTCTGCCAGCCAGCGTTTGCACCATTCCAACAACAAGGCGATCTTGAGGAAGAAAATGATCTCCACCTTCAACAGATCCAACTTTGTCATCAGTTCTTGTCTCAAGTCGCTTTATAGTTTGCTCCAACAACTGTATCCTGTGCGTGATCATCAAACATCTGCCAGGCAAAACATTAAACAATGCACACGCTATGTCCGTCTTGCCAGAATTAGTAGCAGCAGCAACTGTGCCACGCTTCTTATCCAAGCATATGCTAATAGCCTCTTTCTGGTAATCACGAAGTTCAATGCCATGAGCAAACGCATATTTAGCATCTATCTCTCCATAAGGGGAACGTCTTAAATCAATGACATTGCAAGAGATTCCAACCGCTTGTAAAGAGCACACAAGCCTCTCTAATAGACCAGACGGAAACTTCCCCTCTTTGCTTATGAAATGCTTTCTTCCGTCCCATCTACCAGACCTATACTGACTAGAAAACCATGCTCCATCCACCTTTGGGGCAAATATATTATACTTGGCAATAGTTTGTTGCATGAGAAGGTAGTCACGAATGGATACCTGCATAGGCTTCTTGATGAAAGAGTAAACATTATTAACGTGGATATCTACTAGCATAAATTATAGAGCAAGAGGGTGTTACCGGAGACCCCTCTCCATCTCATAGTGATCTGAGAGATACACCATGAAAGTAACAACCCTCCCGCCCAATGTAAGCTAACTCCTATTAGCAATGCAAAATTCTTCAATGTCCTTTAAAAAGTCTGAGCACTGACGACCTATGTCTCCATTGATATTTTCCATATGCTTTATGAAAGCCATAGCCCTAACAGAAATCTTTTGATGCTGAATTAGCATATGCTCAGAAAGATCTTTATGGCTCTTATATTTATCCAACCATTGCACGTGACCAGAGCACTTCTTTTCCAGTTCGTCATAGTTAGGTGTTTGGATCATGTTTAAATCTACCTTTCCTACAATACAATTTTTTAGACTTTTTTACTCTTGTTACAGGGCTAACATTCCAAGTCCTGCGAATCTTTATAGACTTGCGATTCTTTTTATGCAAACTTTATTTACCTCTTTTGCCTTTAGCAGTCGTACGAACCTTCTTACCAACTGCAAAAGGACGACCCTTAGCAAACATTTCACCAAGTGACATCTTTGCCTTGCGAGCAAGACGAAACTCCCTCTGCATTGCAGCAACAGATGACAAAGGAGTCTTCATTAAAACAGCAATCTTCTTTACAGGCACATTACTCTGCATATGCTTGTAAAGCGTGGCAGCCTTGCGAATAGTCCAACCTCTTGTCTTCTTCTTAGGCTGATAAGTATCAACAGCCGAAAAATCTATATCATCATAGTTCTGCTTTGACATACGTAATCTCCTTTGGTTTATTTTTAAGCAATCCTCCATTTTTGTTGACTTCAGATATTACACGTAAAAGGCGTCTGCCATCCTGAGACACCAATCTCATACGACCTTGTGAATGAAGCAATTCCCTGCTAAGCTTCTCACGAAGCAGAGGTAGATACCCTTTTTCCTTCACAATTTCAACGTCTAGTACAGCATTGTCAGCGTAAAGAATTGCCTTACGGGTAGCTTTGGTGGCAGTTGTTGCCATTTCATCAGGTGTGGCTAGCTTGTAACCAGACCTGCCTTTGTATGTTACACGGTATATCATAACACGGCGAACCAATTTTATGTACTTACGAGCTAACGTCATAACATTATCTATAACACGGTCTGTTATGTCTATTGCTGGCAGTTTATGGGACTTACGCAATGCATAAATTTTATCAGCAATTTGATTACGAGTTACTACTTCATTTCTATGTAATCGATAAAACCAATCAGCTAAATCAGTATGAACATACGTTTCTTTTTTATTTGGCATAACTATTCCTTTCATCATTTATGAGTTTTATATGCCTAATTACCATTGCTATGATAATTGTAATCAATACTTTTATCAGCAATAGCTTTCTTTAAAGATTTTGAAAAAGATTCAAGATACTCGTACATACGAATAAACTGTGTCACGGATAATACAATATTGACACCAAACATTGAAACCTGCATATCCTGGCCTATAGTGCTAGAAGAAACAGCGGACTTATACTTAGACGACAACTCCTTGAAGAATTCAAAAAAAGATTCTACACTCATCTTTATAAGTCGTATGTGCAGAGTAAGAAGAATCTTCTTTTCTTCAACGCTGTAAATAGCTTCTACTTTAAATGGCTCTAACATGCTTCTAACTCCTAAACAATATAATGTTTGAAATATGCCCTGCAAGAATTTGCAGTAACCCGAAGAGTATAACACATCGGGGTCTCCTTATTAATTGTTGGAACTAGAGGCTGATCTACCTACTGATCTATCCCCGCTAATACTTGAAGTATTCAACCTCAAGATCCCCAACCGAAGTCAGGTGGTGCAGGGAGTGGGACTTGAACCCACGACACACCTTTCGTTCCAACACTACATAGAAACCTGAAGTTCTATTACATCAAGAGTATATAGTATACAAGCCTCCTACGCGAGGAGGCTTGTATACACTACCAGAAGACAATAATTAGCTCTGATGTATTCTGGGGTAGCTGGGAACTGCTATCTATGCATCTTCAGCTCTAGGGGATGAACCACCACATTGTGATTCTATACGTCTCCATGCGCTTAAAGTGACTAACTGCATGTTACTTTGTGCGACATAGTCCGCTTTGCCTCCCTCTATTGGCAAAGGCACATCCTTGATGACTGTCCCTTTAGGGATCAAAACATAATCGTGTACGCCACCAACTACCACGACATCTGTCTTTTTATTGAATAGGGCACAGCCACTATTTACCAGAACCGTGCTTATCAGCACGAGCATCCAAAAAGTCTTTCTCATTGTCTTCCTTTGTAGCTTTATCCATATTGGACTGAGCAGCATCTTTCTTTCGTTGAGCTTCATCTTTCTTCTTAAATATATGTCCTAATATTAGAGTCGTCCCGTCCAATAACTTTGCCAAAAACGCAAAAATCGCAACGAGGCCACCCCACATATTTAACTACCTGTCTTCTTAGAGATCAGCTTTTGACCCCAGCCAAGAACTTTGCTAATAGCGCCATGCACCATATTAACAAAATTATCATCCCAAGTGACACTAGGGAATAGCAAATTGCTAACTCTGAGAGCTGCCAATAACAAAGTGTCAATAGCACCAATAAGCGCTAAAACAGCTACAGCAATGGCAACCCACTCATTAGAAGATGCCCAACCTATCAATCCATTAACAATACCCATAAAATCCATAAAATAAATACCTCCTTAAATACGCTCTACGTTTACCCACACTGATGAATTTGGAAAATTGTGCTTATCAACGAACTTTATTCTTAGATCTCTTACAACTCCATCATACACCCTCATGTTCCACCTTGCACTAGGATATAAATTAAGTGGAGGATCGTTTCTGTCAGATGATAGCCTAATCTCAGGTCTTCCACCTTCGACATATATGTGTATGGATAGTCTCTTCTCTCGTATTGGCAGTTCCACCACAAAATCTTGTGTAACATTAGTACTTATAATAACAGGGTTATACAATGGCAATTCATCTATCAACTGAAGCCCTGGGTCATCAGACCAAATTTGAGTCTGACCAATATCATTTGGCTTAATACAAATATCTCCAATAGTTTTCGATACTCCAGTAATATTCTTGTATGTAGGCATTATTTAAGTAATCCAGGGTTACGACGAATTTCTCTACTGACTTGATGATGAATAATAACTGGATTTTGTATATAGGCTGGTAATTTGCCGGATTGATCAACTATGGCACAATAAGATGCAGGTAATTCGTATATCTTTATATCGTTACGTTTGCTTGTCAACAAATCTTGCAGCACTCTTTGCTCCCAAACATTCTTCGGTGCAATACTATTGGCAGTAATCCATTCATGTAATAACGATCTAACTCTATTGTTATTACGCATCATAAGAGTGCCAGTACAAAGATGAAATTCCTTTTTGCCTTCTACTCCTCGCCAATGCTTCCACCAGTCAAATAAATATGCAGCTATATCATATTGGGGAGGGATTTCGAATAGCAAGCTCGGCTGTTGTTCAATGGTCGCATCAGCATCAATGATGCATATATCATCATTGTATTGCTCCATGGCCTGTAATATTATATTAGATTTGATCCGAGTGTTCGAATTCCAATCCCCAATATTACTCTTTAAATATACCTCAAGAGGTATATTAAACTTTTTAGAAGAAGGCTCCAAGTACCTAGACAGAACCACTTGGTAATATCCTTCAGTAACGAAACATACGAATTTCAAAGAGCACCTACATCAAAACATGTAAGAGAGCTATCATCACTACAATTATAAATCCTTATACCTTTGCTCTTTAACAACGGGGCTACCTGCTCAAACACCTTTTTAAACCCCACATGCTTTTCATTCAGCCGATCGACAGTTTGCTGTGGATATCCATTGTGCCAATGAGTATACTTAGTAATCTTTAAGTCTATGCCTAATAAGTATATTGGATTACAATGAAGAGCAACAGCCAACATCATGGCGCCAAGACCAGAATTGTTTCCACCCCATATACCAACCTTCAAATCCTCAGATATTGTCATCTCTGGTATTCTACGAATGAGATAACATTTAGAAAGATCTACTCTATCACAAGAGTCATCTGGTGCCAATAATGCCACTTTAGTATCCAATGCCATAAATTGCTTCCTTATAGGCTTTCCTGTGTGCTGATCTAAAGCGCAACGATCTATCATCTTTATGAATGTCAAATCCATTGTATATATCAGATCACAGGTATATTTCTCAAACGCACGGTTAACTCCTATCCTTTTATATTTCAGCGGTATATGATTATTGGAGATTCCTCTAAGGCTCTCTCCACCCCCAATTATTACACAAGGGGAGTTGGCCCATGCTGCGCAGTCAATATGCTCAAATAGCTTCTTATTTGTCTCATAATGCCGTTCAAATGATATAGGCATACGTGTTTTTTGTTCCAAAGATCTTAGCTTACTGGTGTTTGTAGAAAGAGAGTATCCCACTAGAGTTTAAATGCTTCTAAATATGATTCTCTAAGAACATCCCAACTATAGTTATTTTCTATGGCCTCTCTGTTAATGCGACTGGCTAATCTAATAGACCCTTTTGGCATCTTATTAATCCATCTAATCTTATCAGCCAAAACATCAGTATCAACAAAGTTCATATCCACTTTATTGCTATGAATGTTCAAAATTTGTTTTTCTTTTACTTTTATCAAAAATCTATTATCAAAACAAATCTCATTCATCGGTGCAGCATCAGTTGTAAAAACAATCATACCACACGCAGATGCCTCTTCTGTCACCAAAGAATGACCATCATACCTAGATGGATACAGCAAAACATCACCATCTTGATACAGCTCGCTTGAACTAGGAAATTGTATATTTTGAATCTCAATACGTTTATCAGACACAATATCTTTATAATTTGGCAATTGTTCAATCGGGAACTGAGCACGCAACAAAAGCCTTAACTCTGTATCTTTTACTTTCATGAAAGCTTCAGTTGCTTCAATAGTGCCCTTACGCCAATTTAATCCACCAAAGCCAGCATTATGCACAAACACCAAATTGCCATCGCTATGGCCACGTTCCTTATACTGAAATTTAGAAAGGTCCAACCCCCATTCTAAACGAATCTTATTAGTGTGAGAAATATATTCTTGGCATTTATCAGAGATAGAAATAGCCAAATCTGCAGCTTCATACTTCTTGTCCCACCATTCATACATGGGAAACATGACAGTTTTTACTTTTGCCCTCTTGGCTCTTTCGAACAAACTAGATCTATAGTCCGTTTCAACCGTTAGCACAGTGTCACATCTATCAAGCAACCAATCCACTTCCTCGTTGCTTGGCTGCCATTTATCGGCGACTATCATTTCTTTTGTCAGACCTTTTACTAGTTCAGGATATGTCCCTTTGTCTACATTGGGTATAACCAGATACGCTGAAATTTCAAATTGTCTGGCAAGCTCCAACAACATATTCCCTATACCAGTGTTATTAGCATACCCAATTATTCCTAGCCTCATACTTCCTCCCCATAGTTTATCAGTTTCTTTAAAAGAGTAATGACATTCTTAGGTTTGATTTCATCTTCCCATATTACTAAAACTTTATATCCAGCACGAACAAATGGTTCTTTATCACGCCTCTCTAAGATTGCTCTGTTTTGTGGGGTATCTCTAACTCCTGGAACTGTTAGATGCCAATAAATTCCATGACACAACACGACTAGCTTCTTTTCTTTACAGATATAGTCTGGAGAACGCTTGTTTATGTACAGAGAAAGATCACCAGAATACTGAAACATACCAGGAAAATATTCATCCAAAATTCTCTTGCATTTTGTTTCAAATCTATTTGGAACTATGTGCTTGCACAATACGTTCTTGTTTGTGCGAATAATAGAATCTCGTCTCAGTTCTCTGACAAATTGATTCCTGGAGTACCAGGTCTTCATACCTGAACTAACATTCTTACGCCTAGATTCTGTATTGCACAGCATCTTATGCTTTTCTTTAGAACTATCTTTTGTCCAATAATCTTGAACGCTAGACTTTTGTCTTTGTCTATAAGCACGATCCTGGTACTTCTTTTTGATGCTTTCACTTATACGTTTTCTGTGTTCTTGAGACAGTATGCCTTTTGGTTTGTAAGGCGTCATTTATCTATCTCCTCATTATTTGGCGTCCATTTTTCTGCAACTATAAACTCCTTGGTATTATTTTTTATGAGATCAGGATATGTTCCCTTATCTTTGTTTGGAATGACCAAATATGCACTTATATCAAATTGCCTAGATAGTTCTAACAACATATTGCCAATCCCAGTATGACATGCGTATCCAATCAAAGAAATCCTCATGATAATATCCTCAGAATTGTAAAATTTTGGATGTAAGCGTATTGAGAGTTCATTTCAATTGTTTTATATTGAAAGTTGAAAACTTTCAATATGATATAGAATATCAGAAATGATAGATGTGAAAATGAAAATAGATGATACAGATAGAAATTTATGCATGAGATGTGATATTGTGAATTTCATAATCAATCATCATCTGAATCAATTCATCAAATGTGACTTCTGGCTTCCAATCAAGAATTGATCTAGCTTTTGTATAATCACCTTTTAAACAATCAACATCTAATGGCCTATAATATTCTGGATCTCCAACTACCACGCTCTTCCAATCCATATCTAATTTCTTAGCTGTAATATCCAATAAATCCTTCACTGATCTAGTCTCACCTGTTGCTATAACAAAATCATCAGGATTGTCTAATTGCAGCATCTTGTGCATCGCTTTGACATAATCACCGGCAAATCCCCAATCACGCATTGCATGAATATTACCTATCTTTAACACATCTTGTAATCCATGCTTGATTCTAACCAGTGACTTAATGACTTTCCTAGTTACAAAATTCTCTCCACGTCGAGGACTTTCGTGATTGAATAATATGCCACATGAAATATACATGCCATAGGCTCTTCTGTAATAAGTTGCAGCATGGTGGGCTGCAACTTTTGCTAACGCATATGGAGACTCTGGTGAAAATGGCGTTACTTCTGATTGCTGAGTATCACTATTTCCAAACATTTCTGAGGTAGAAGCCTGATACACTCTTGGACTAATGCCTAATATTCTGATAGCATCCAACAACTTCACAAATCCATGAAAATTTACTTGATATGTATAATCGGGCTGAGTGAAAGATATTCCTACGTGAGACTGAGCAGCTAAATTATAGACTTCATCAGGATTACTCCTCTTCAAGACATCTATAATACTATGAATATCGCATAAGTCTCCATAGTATGAAGTATCTGCAATTCTGCGCATTACATGATCTATTCTTTCTCTCTTCAATGATGAAGTTCTACGAATCAATGCATGTACCTGATACCCCAGGCCCAGTAAGTACTCAATTAAGTAGCTACCATCCTGTCCGGTGGCCCCAGTTATCAGTGCGCTTTTCTTCATGATTTCCAGCTTCCAAAGAATTGAATATGCATATCCTGTTCAAATACCAACACTGCTTCATCTGTCAAAGTCTTTAGCCCCTTCAAAATGTCATGAAAATTTCTTTGTATGGATGTCATAGTTGCAACTAGGAATATACAATCAAATTTTTGACCCTTGAAAGCATTTGGAGCGTTCAGCATATCCATCTGGCCAAACGTAGCCATGTATGGGCTCCCTTCCCACAATCTCTCAGCTTCGCGTATATTTGCATCTGCTAAATCAAATCCTACATAACAGGCGATCAAACCTGTGTCAAATAACCTTTTTACATAACGGCCATAGCCACATCCAGCTTCTAAAATGTTTAGCTTTCTGCCATACTTTTTGTGCAAAGATTCTAGATGTGGAATGAGAACAGAGAAATTCTTGTCGTCAAATTTATCTATGAGTTCTGTTGAATCCAAGTACATTCCGTTATATGGTTTTCCAGCGTATTGTTTAAGACGTTGTTCCCAATACTCTTTTGTCTCACGAGAATTATCTTTACACTCTGTCCATTGTGGCTGCTCTGACATATCACCATTCTCCAAAAGGCAATAAAACAAATCCTTTTTTCTGAGTTTCTATGGATTTAATATCAAAATGCCTAGCACACAAGGTTAAATTTTGTATCTTTTGCTTACTAGGGTTTGCCAGTTTGTCTATAATTTGATACCTGCTGGTTTCAATTGATTCGCAATCCCAAGCTTGACATTTTGATCTTTTAGCCATACTGATAACTAGCTCCTCTTTGGGTTATACAGCTGCAAACACCAGTTTTTGTGTGTAAAATTAGTCTTCAAAACATTATAATGAGGCTGACAAAGCCACATTATATCCTTCTTGCCAGAGAAAGGCTCTCGCCTATCAAAAGTCTCATACTTTTTAGCAGTTTCAGACGTACACTTAGGAAATACACACATCATAATTACACCTTCCAATCAGTAATATTGTTATAATCTCTCTCTTCCACCACTTTCTTTTATCAATTTTTCTATCCCATCTACTCCACCAACAGATGTATACCAAGCATTACCCTCTTCTCGAACAGTTTTTAATTTCTCATCATACTCAGCAGTTGAAGGATCAAGCATTTCTCCATCCTTAAGAATATTCTGCAATCTGACCGTCGTCCCTGAATACCAAGCAATAGAATTCTTCTTATACTTTTCATGTATTCTCTGAAATGTAGTGAAATCTCCAAGAGCACAGGGGTACTGATCCCAAAGCAATCCATACTCATGAAACAACTTTGTGCGCATTATGACTCCAGATCCTCCAGTGTAGCCATTATATGCCACATATGAACCATCTGGTAAATAGTCTTTTCGCATATTTCTATCAACCCAACGCTGAAACGTCCAGGGTTTTCCGTCTACCATGGAAACAGGTCTTTGCATGAAACTTCCCAAAACATCTATACTAGGTCTCTCATTCATGGCATACAACAAACGATCCAGCCAATCAGTTGCAACTATAGTATCATTATCAACTTTTGCCAAAAATTCAGATTTCTGATTGACTTTTATAAACTCGTTGAAAGGCTTGTTTATACCCAAATTCTCTTTGTTCAAGACAAGAGATTCCATTTGATCACAGATGCTAAGCAAATACTCTTGAGTGCCATCTGATGATCCATTATCAAATACATGGACGCTTATTGGATGTTTTGTTGCAAACAACGCCGAAAGGGTGTTCTTTGTATACTCAAGTCTGTTATACGTTAATACTAACACAGGAATTTTATCATTCATAGACTTTCCCCATCTGATTCATGAAATGTCCTTTCTGACTAACCAATTGCACGTGTGGACTAAATTTTCCAGATCTCTTGATGCTGGCGGTAAAGAATCCATTCATCCATCCATTCATCCATCCATTAGGAGAACCCTTTAAATAGGCAGGGGCTAGCCCACAATAGCATGGCACTAATATCCCTAAATGCTTTGACAAAGCATCTGTCATAGAAAATGCAGGCCAAATTTTGTATCCGTGATGATGACCAATAACAATAGTCTTTGTGCATCTTTCAACAGCTTGCTTAGCTGGATTTTGGGAACCAAATTGATGACCATGTGTAAAATGTATGTTTCCTATCTGATAGAACCCACCAAATGGTATGAACTCTATATTCTTGCCAACGGTCCCTAGCAGAGATCTTATATCCGGATCCTTCAGCTGAGGATGGTTTATGCACCAACGAGCAATCCAATCTTCATGATTGCCCAAAATATATACAAATTTAGCTTTTGGTGCAGCACGCATAAAATCTGCAATATGCTCTCTATAATCGGCAGCTTCATCATAGAAATCTTTGCCTATAGTGTTAAAACCTCGATTAGGATGCTTAGCAGAATCATGATGCGATATTACATCCAAACTCCAATTATCTCCACCAAATCCAAGAATATCTGGCTTATAGTCCTTTATGAACTCCAATAGAGGTCCAACATGTATATTATATGGAAAATGAGAATCATATAACCAAAGTGTCTTAGTTATTTGTGGCTGAATAAACGGAGGAAATATCTTTTTAACAAATGTTGAAACAAAAGGTACTTTCTTAGGCTGATGTATTTCACTTGCGGGAATCGAAGGCGTTGAGCTAGTAGACTTATACAAGTATGATACTTTATTATTTCTTACCCTACTCATCCGCTGTCCAACTGCTGATCTTGTAGATCCTACTATATCAGCTATTTGACTTATAGTTTTACCTTCTGCCTGTAGTTTAAATAATTTATCATCCAGTTCTTTTGTCCAGAGCATTACACCCCCTGCTTAAATACTGAATTCTTCGTTGGCTTTTAATATGATGCCAGAAATAAATTCATTCAATATTTTACAGTTTGGAATTACACAGTGACCGCCGATTGCCCCAGGCATGTGCCTAAGATAAGGACGTACAACTTCGGGACGATTTAATTTAGTATACCCATCGTTGTAAGTTTTGTTAAATTGTGTATATATTACATCAAAATCCAATCCTTGCTGATCACACCACTTTTTCATGTATTTATTAAGCACTATTTGCCAACCATATTGCGTAGTATCCCACAATTTACTAGCTTCCAAATCTTCAGTAGCAGTAGGCCCAGTGTGCACATTAACCTTGGTGCCACGAATGCGAAATATAGAAGATGCTAATTTAGCGTTCTTGCCAGCAAAAAATTTAACAAAAGTTTTTAACCCTTTTACTATATTTGGATGTACTCCCCGCACTGGAGAGTATACAGCGCCAAGTATGCGAGAAGTGCCTATATTAACAGTGCTATGAATTATTGTTATTCCTTTCTCAGATAAGAATTCATTTTGATATTCCTTTACAACCTCGACAAAGTCATTAATAAACGGAATGCAAACATGCATAACATCATACTTGCCTGATGGTCTATTGGACATATTGATATCATATGCCTCAACAATCTCGTCTTTTATATTATCATAATCTAACAAATATTGATAGATGGACTTGCCTATTTCGCCAAATCCAATAACTATGTGATTCATTGTAGCCTCGCTATAGCTGGCAGGAAAACGCCTTTAACCCTAGAATCATACGAATCTCTGTTTAAGACTAAATCTTGACCTGCTTGAGCTATACTATTTCTCAGTTCACTATTATCTAAATACTTTGCAATTTTGCATTTAAGATCTTCGAAGTCATGCCATATGTCAAGATGTTTACCAGGAGTAAATTCTTTCTCAATTCCTTCAACATATCTGGTAAGAAAGAACCCTCCACAAGCAAGAGTTAGATATACACGATCTGACCAATATCCTGGAACGTTATTCACGAAATTATCACCAATAATAATCTTAGAACATGCCATAGCCTTGGAGAATTCTTTTCCCCAAAGACCATAGCGAAGTCCGTTACCACTGCCCCAATGCTTGAATCGGCTTCCATACGTCTGAGACAAGAACCTAATTAGCTCTTTACGCATTGGCGTATAATCACTGCCCAGAAACGCAATGTCACAATCGTATGTTCTATGATCTTCGTCAGAAAGCTCAAGATGTTGGTATGGTCTGTGCATATCAACGTCATATCCTTGATGCAATTCCAATCTGCGTATGCCAGCATTTTTGTAAGCATTGTCACTGTCATAGCCATCTGTCATGAAACACATGTTACTGGCTCTAGCAGAGGGGACAAACCATTCCTTTATCCCAGGAACCAACATGTAATCAAAAGTCCACCAAACAACTTTTATACCCATTGCCCTGATCTGAGAAATTCTGTCAGGAGTCAACTCTGGTGCTTTATTGACAAGCATCACTTGTATATCTTTGGCTCGCAACTCATTCTTGTAAAACCATTCCCAATCTTGAGGAGTTTGCAAGGTATACCGACCAAGTATTTTACGCTGGAATCTGAAGACTTCCTGGTCAGATCTAACCAGAGCATTGCATATCCAGTTCTCACAATCCGAATGCATGTCAAACTGACCAAAGTAAAGTATTCTCATATGCTTATCCCAATCTCTTTCAATTTTGGCGTCAGATACTTTCTGACGGCGTCAAGGCTGTGGTTTACTAACTCTTCTCTCTGTCTTTTTAGCGTGTTCGTGTATATTTCCTGACTGTCAATAAGAACTCTGGCAGCAAGTAAAGCCTGCTCCAAATCAAACACATCCACAGAAGATGGGGAATACTGTATAATTTCCAACCGTTTATTGCCAATATGAGGAATATCCATTGCTGCACAAATTATGGCGTCTCGGCCAGCTGCAGCTGCTGGCATCAAGTTCATCATGAGGTAGCATTTGCTAATTCTTTCAGCATAGTCTAGCCAGCCCATGTGTGGCAGAATCTCAAAATCAACTCCTACAGCTTCCCTGATCTTTTCAGTTCTTCCGTCTTTCCAGTCAGTCCTGTGAAACTGGGTCAATTTCACCTTCTCGCCGTACAGTCTCTTTAACTCTGCACCAACAGCGTAGCCGAAAAGTCCGTATGATCTATCGTCAAACGAGGAACCAAATATGATCTCTTTTACAGGAGAATTCAGTTTTGCTTGCGTGTTTGATGCAAACCTTTGAATTCTTTGAAAATTGATTGGAGAAGGGACAGGTATAACGGTAGTATTTGGCGCTAGGTATTTAAAGAACGGAGCATCCGCAGAATTATGAGCGAAGAAAACATCTATAGATCTTAGTATCTTAATGAATCTAGTTTGTTCTTCGATAGAACGCTTGATTACCCAATCGACTTCGGCTTCTTGATAGACAGTGATCTTTATTGAAGAACCGTATTTATTGCGCAAAAGAGTAATGAGTTCCATCCACTCATTTTCGTATGCTTCTTTGATCTTGGTCATCGTGAAACAGAACATCTCGTAGCCATCAAACTTGCTGAGATCTCTTTCTCCACACCAGAAGTGCTTATCTGCTCCTAAGATGCTAGCAAGATTAGCGTCGTTTGTATCGAGAGTTGCTCTATCGGACACATCAAATATCGAATTGCGAACGCTTATCATGCAGGATTTCATTTACTGTGGAAATCCTTTATTGTATCTTCGATGATTTCATTCAATTCCTTCATCTTGATTTCTCCCAACACGCTCTTTAGCTTGTCAATATTGGGAACTCTACGAGGCATGTCTTCGAAGCCTGAATTCTTACCATAAGCCTCTTCGTATGAAATAAACTTGATTTTGCTCAGTGTTTGTGTTAAAAATATAATACGCCAAGCCAACTCCTTTATCATGATCGGATCTGGATTGCCGATATTGAACAGATTAAACCCACGGAGTTGCTTAGATTCCATCAGGCCAATGACACATCTTACACAGTCTTCAACGTGCATAAAGCTGCGAATCTGAGTACCGTCATCATACACCGTAAGATCTTCTCCACATACAGCTTGTTTCAGCAATCTTGGCAGAACCATACCGTACTCTGGGCTTTGTCCTGGGCCAACCACATTAAAGAACCTGGCGACTACCACATCCAGATTATCTGGAGCTGCAGTGTTACAATAGATATTTGACAAAAACTCGTCGCATGCCTTGGATTCTGCATACACCCAACGCAGTTTCTCCGTGCTTCCTGCAATACGATCATCTGTTTCAACCAGAGGGATCTTGTCATTCTTGCCGTAAACTTCAGACGTGGAAGCAATGAAAACTTTTGGCTTAGGGTTTTGCCGTTTGGCGTATTCCAACACATCCACGGTCTCTGAGATGTTACCAGTAAGCGTCTCTAGTGGTCTTTCAAGAACTCTTTTTACCCCAACCACAGCTGCCAGATGATAGATTTCATCAAATTTTTCAACCTGTTCCCAAGAATTTGGATAGTCGAAGTAATCAGATACAGTTGTCTGTATGAAGTTTACTCTTTCGTTGTTCAAGAATCTCTGATCAGCTCTGCCAGTGGACAAATTATCTACTACCGTTATGTGATGTCCTTTGTCCAAAAGGCTTTTGATTAGATGTTTGCCAATAAAACCAAAACCGCCTGTTACTAAGATCTTCTTCATTTACACACCTTTAGTATACTGCTGCAATTCTTAGCAACAATGTCTCTGTAAACATCATTCCAAATAAATTTCTTTTTACAGTCTGGAGTTGCATTCTCTTTAACGCCCTTGAAAGATAGCCACCGTTCTTTGTTAAATTCAAACCCCAGAAGATCTGACAACTTCCGTATATGGCTGTCATCGTCAGATACAAGTTTGTCAAAGACGAACACTTCTCTGGCTTCCGACATCAACTTCTCATTATTGCTTCTATACAGCATAGAGAAATCATACAACACTTCTTTCTCCAAATCTTTGTCGTATGAAAAGGAATTCATAGTAGACGCAATCGTATCGTATGGATTTCTTATTAGTGATACACAAGAAATACCATACCTCTTTAGATCAAACGCCGAACGCCTAAGCCTAGAATCAACTTCTGGCCCAGTAGTTGTTGAAGCGTATTTATCCAACGCTTCCCAATAGTAGTTTACTTTAGGCACAGAGAAAGACAGGTCATAGGCAGTTTGTGCCTCAGGAACTCTTTCATGAGGTATATTGAAGTATCTTGCCACCCACAAACTACCACTTCTCCCAGAACCTGTTATCAGCTTTCTCATTTAACTCTTCTGGCTATCATGATTACATTGCCATTAATAATCTGATGCTTCTCTGTTTTTAACCCCGCATTGATCAACTCTCTACGCAACCGACCAGCAGAGAACATTTGATAATGTATCTCATACGGCGACCAGCGTTCGCCAAATATCCTGCGGTTATAATCTTCTTCGTCAATCTCGCCAGATTCCAAGAGCTTATACATGCTATAAGGTTCTGGGACCTGGACTCTGAGAACACCATCTAATGCCAAACTATTCGCCCAAGATTTCAGAGCTTTTCGCCATTCATAAGGAGACGACCAGTCCACAGGAATATGTTCCAGAATATCTCTGGCTTCGATGAAATGCGCAAATTCTGCAAAGTGCTCATCTAATCTGTAAATATCGCAACGATAATCAGATTTTACTTCTGGGTTAGCGTCGATATTGGTCCAGATATATTCTTCATCAAATTGCCGGTAATCTATGCCGCATCCGACATTCAATGCGTTCCTTTTTCCCTGTGCTGCAGCTTCGTCTCTCAGTTTAATGGCAAAATCAGATAGCATAGAATTCCTTTATGTATTTTATTACTTGTGTAATTTCGTGCGATTCAATTCCATTGCCTATTGGGAGCAACAAAACGCTATCCCGTAGAATCTTTGCTCCTGGCTTCTTAACCTGGTCTGCTTCCTGGAATATGGCTCCTTGCTCTGACACAGAAGGAAAGAACCTACGAGCATCAACACCTTTTTCCTTAAGGAATTTTTGTAGATCCAAGCATTTGTCCAAAACATAGACACCGTAGAAAGAATCCACTGCTTCTACATCTGGATCATCATTCATCATGGATTTGAGCTTTTTGGAATCGAACAACTCTTTGAATTCGTTTTCATACATTTCAGAAAGCAGTCTGCGGTGACCAATAAATTCATTGATCAAACCAAGCTGCACTCTTCCAATTGCAGCTTGTATATCAGTCATCCTTCCATTAATTCCAAGTTCAGGAGCCTCGTAATCCTTTGTCATGCCATGGTTTCTCACGCTTCTAAGCCTCTCTGCAACCCGATCGTTATTGGTAACCACGAACCCTCCTTCTACACTGGAAATGACCTTCCCAGCGTGCATGCTGAAAGCGCAGTATTCAAAATCTCCACCAATCAGTTTGCCTTTGTACTTTACGCCTATGGCTTGGCAAGCATCATGAACAATCTTGATATGCTCACTATTTTTGATCTTTTCGTATGACTTACAGTATTTACCAGACAAATGCACTGGCACAGCAATAACATTGAATCTTTCTGCCAAACTATGCACCTGTTCAGAAAACAGATCATCAGCTTGCATGTCCATGTTTACGTCAGATACATAAACATCCCATCCCATTAATTTAGCTGGAGAAGCAGATGCAATAAACGTAGATGCAGGAACGACAACTACAGTCTTACGATTCTTGTTCGTGAATTCATTGTTTGCTACCATCATCGCCATGAGAACTGCAATTGTGCCATTCGAAACCACAACAGCATGTTTACAGCCTAAATAATTGCAAATATCTTTCTCTAGAGCAGCAACTTGTGGACCCTGTGTGAGCCAACCACTCTTCATAACTTCTATCACCGCTTGAGTTTCTTTTTCTCCAAATTTAGGTCTAAGCCACGGAATACTGTTCATTATTAAATCCCCATATTAAGTTCTTTTGTTGTCGTTGTGTTATGAGCTCATGATCCTGCTGACGCTTCTGCCTAGCCTCATCATGAGTTGTATCGTGCAGTTCTTTGTAGAACAGGGGATGATAATGCTTTACTACAGCTTCCTCGGCAATAACAAACTTGCCGATCTTGGTGGCAAGCCAATGAACCTCTTGGCATGCGAAATGATCGTAGCCTGGATAAAACGGCTGACGCCCTGGATACCTATCCAGGAATTTTGTTCCTAACAAAGCAACACCAGTTGGATGATGTTGCTGGTCCTGTGCAATCCCGACCACCCCATCATCGTCAGGAAAACTCTTATTGAAGACTTCAAAAGCCTTCTCAATACAATTTGGCATAAACTCTATGTCATCTGTTGCATAGAGCAACCCATCTTTTACAACACAAGCGTATTTGTTTCTTGCTGCTACCGCTCCAAGCCTCGTATGGGTAAGGAACGTTTTTATGTTCATGTACTTATCTATATCTGAATTGTTCAGGGAAGCATAACTGGCAGGATCATCATCGCAAATAACGATTGTTTCTATCCATTCTTCTCTGGGTATAGACTGCAGACACTTGAGCAGTTTACCGTATCTATTTCTGGTAGGAATTACCACAGAAACTTTTTGCATTAAGACATTCTCTTTAGTTCAAACACTTCGTCCCTCTCCAGGAATTTAAAGCATTTCAGTTCGCTCTTTGGGTTCAAATTGTATACTCTATATCCGAGCCTCTCTATCTCTACCGCAGACTCTTCAAATGGTTTTTTGAAATCTGGCAACCTCTCAGACATCTTTGGTCCATTAAAACCTTCGTAACCGTAATGGACATTGTACCCTTCATGGAAATGACCACGATCTCCATCAATATAAAAATCGTAGCCAAGAAGGTAGATAGGGTTAGCCTTGAGTGCAATGGCAAGCATGAGAGCTGCAAATCCAGAGTTATTGCCAGTGTAAATTCCAGATCTGACATCAGATTCAACAACCGTATCTCCACGTCTGGGAATAAAGGCCACGTCACTATGAAATGAATGATTTCCAACTTGTGGAGAGGCGAATATTCTATATGGGGTAGCAGAAGAGTATGCTCTCATCATATTGTCATCTCTGAGCAGCATTTCCCAAAATGTTACATCATTGGAATAGAGGATTGTAGTTTTGAACTTCCTGAAGGATTTGTTGATTCCAATGGAATTAACATGCCCAGTCAAGTTCGTAACTTTACAGTCTGACAGGCTTGGTCCACCGCCAACGATGAAGCAAGCCTGTCCTTCGAAACTAGATATTTTTGCTGCTAATAGATCACACGCTTTCGTGTGCCGAGCATAGTTCAGGTTGGAAATATCTAAAAGTTTGTTACCTCTAGCCAAAAGTCTTGACTGATCAGTCACTAAATTATCCTTTCAATTAGGAAATTGGATTTTCCTGTTCAGCCCCAAGTTCAAGAGCTTGAAGCACACGCTTATACGTGCCACCTGGCTGATAAGAAGTGCTTCCGCTGTTGTTTGACCACTTCATAAGAATCGTATGTTCGCCAGCTTCCAGTGCCTCAGCTAGCCAGATCAAAGAAGATGATTTGAAATAATCATTTGAAGTGTCATCTTTCTCATGCATTATGCTACGAACAACTTCAACACCATCAACAAATAGAGCATAAATCGTAGCCGTAGTTGTGTCAGCGTCAAATGGCGCCTGGAAGAAGCACATAACATCTTTCCTTTGAGTAAGGGTAAAGGTAAGCGTCATGTCAGTCATGGCCGTTAGGGTACTTCCAGCAATTGTAATATTGGTGATGCCAACTGCTTGATGGCAACGAATCGCACCTTTAACTAAAGCATATCCTTGTGACATATTTATCTCCTATTAAGAATAAGATATCGGAACAAACGTACAGTTGGATACACCAGTAACTTTCCAATAGTATCCTTGCTTAACGATAGCGCTCATACCAGCATAACCAGAACCACCAGTAAAATGGTATTGTGCAACAAATTGCGAATCTGGTGGATTCGTTGCCGAAACATAGATAACGGCGCTATAGCTAGAGCCCCAGCAAGTTATAACGCCATCTGTGTCCGCTTGGTATACTGTGTCAACACTCTTGACTTGTCTAGCACCAAAGCTAGCAATTACTTCAGTCGGCGTATCGTATTTGGTTGTTCTAACAAATCCTTGCGACATTGTATCTTCCTAAGAAAGTGGATACCACAAAATGTTAGAAGCACCAGTAACTTTCCAGTAGTAATTCTTTAAGATTGGAACAACCAAAGCTGGCGTACCAGATCCAACCGATGTTTGACAAACAACAGTACTCGGAGTTATGCTCTGATCAGAATAAACCACCATATTGCCACCCCAACAACTAACGAATCCATCAGTGGCAGCTAAATGATTTGTATCAACAGCTTTTACTTGTGATGCTCCAAGTGTCGGAAACCTGTTTATGTTCAAAGAAACAACTTTATCATTCAAATGACCTTGGCTCATTTAAACACCAAATGGCATCCAACTGCATGTACCAGTTGTAACTTGCCAGTATTGTCCTTTACGGACCATACCCATAACAGCAGCAAAGTCGCCACCGCCACCTGCGTCTGCGTAGGCTTGAGAAACTATGGTAGAAGGGCTAGGGTTTGAATCAGCATACAAATATCTTGTTCCTGATCCATTCCAACCGACTACCATACCGTCTGTTTCTGCTAGGTACGTAACACCACCAGATAGGTTGTAAAGTGGTGTTCCCGCTCCAACACGAGTGACGTTATAGTCTTCTACTAATTGTTCAGAAGAGGCTTGTGACATTAAACGCTCGACTCATCGCCGAATAAAGTAAACGTAAGATTTCCGTTTGTACTGTAGCACACAACGACAGCACCAGCAGCAAGAGTAATGCCACAAGTAGATTGAAAAGTATCTGAGCCAACAATTTCTAAGTCATAATACATAGCAGTGCTGGTAGAAGCAGATCCACTAGACGCATACACATAGACACGTGCGTAGTCAGTCGTACCTGCAATATTGCAGATATTAAGCGTAGAAGCTACAGATTCCTTATTAGCAGGAACCGTGTACAAAGTGGTGTTAGTTGTAGCTGCGGGTTTTGATTGCCCTAAAATCTTTTTAGACATTTTATCTCCTTATGCTCCCATTAACATAAACATATCAGGGTAACTGGCACCAGAGCCACCACCCTGACCAAAGAAGCAACGTGCATCTATGATGTTTGTGCCGGCAACGATCGTGGTCATGCCAACGGTTAAATAAATTTTAGCTAAGACAACGTTGCCTGCGGTAGAAGGCACGGTTGGTGACGCTGCTTCTGTACCAGCGATAACTGCCACAGCGCCAGAAGAATTAACAACCAACAGATCATATCTTGGGTTGGTAACAGGAGCAACAAACGTAGGACTCAATTGGTCTACGATATCATAGATCGTCCCGTTAGAAATCGTACGACATCCACGTATGCGAACAGCCATTGAAGCAGGTGACGTCGGCTCAACAAGACCAAATAAATACATGGTCTCAGGATTGGTTCTCTCAGTATAAGAGAATCCAGTAAGAGTCGCTCCAGAAAACGTACACTTACCTATGACAACGTCCGAAGATCCAGGAGAAGAAACTGCCAGCATATCTACATATATGTTGCTTGCAGCAGAATAAGTGTACCGAAGAACGAGGTATGGAAGAATCGTGCTAACAGTGATATTCTGGTTAGCAGTCGTGGTCACATACAGTTGACGGATTAATCCATCATCTGCAGTGTTAGTAGAACGAATTTCAAAAGTGCCTGGGCTGATGGTAACAGTGACGTTGTCAACTTTTGTAAGGTAGCAACCACTGTAGATACCTCTGCGACGTACACCTTCACCGATGTGGTTGACCACACCTGACGTGGCAGGGTTAAACCATTGCACTGCTATAATTTGAGTACCGAAATTAGTGACGCCCATTTAGTCTCCTATACGACTATATATAAATCGTGATTATCATACGCAATTCCAGTCCTGCAGTTTTGTCAGTATCTGGAAAGGTAGACATTGCAACCATGGTTGTATTATCATTTAAAAACAGCCCAAGTTCTGACAATCCCACAATAGCCAGTTCTGCTGGTATTGTAATCAGGTACTCAACCCGATCATCGTATACCGTGTGAGACGTTATAGCTCCTTCGTAGACGACGTCTGCAAGCGCTGTCTCTGATGTATAAGGGATTACCCCTTTGTTTCCAATGCCGACCTTAAACTTAGTGACTGCTGACAAGAAGGCATCATCTGAGTTATCAAAGAAAACTCCATCGTCAAAATTCCATTCTGGAGATTGGTCAAAGTACCTATTTTCTGGATCCCAGTTTGGGGTTATGACTGTATACACATTGACAGCTGTTCCATAGACTTGTCCATCAGAATGCGTGAATCCAGTCAGCAATGCTCTAATATGCGGAACTGTGTTAGCTGGACGAATTTGTTCAACCCTCTGCGGTATACCTTCATACATAGAATTTATCCACAGGTATGACGTAGATCCTTCTCCGTAGAGAACGTTCAATTGTATCTCATATCCAAAATGAGGACTCTTGTAGTAAGAACTGTCCAATCCAGGAGGATTCTCTTCTGGATAATCAGCAACAAACCACGGTTCATCCACGAAAGTTTCATAGTCATTTGTGTACATGTCATAGATGATTACTTCGAATCCATAAATTCTGGAGATAAGCCTCAACCCAGAGTATGTACCTTTTAACTTGTACCAGTCTATTGCACCAAGAAGCTGATTGCGCAATTGCTGAATATTGAAGTTCTCTTCGTTCAAAAATTCTAAGCCAATAAGTGCAGCAAGGAAGCCAATGTACTCTTCACCGACAGAATAGGGATCCTGTAGAGCTCTCAGATCGCTTATCTTCCCTAGCCACTGACCCACGCCTTGGCTTACAGAGTCAATGAAATCTCTCATCATTATCGAAGAGTGAAACTTGGAAGGAATAAGAGGCAACAGATCTACACCAATGCCAAGATCCAAATCTCCTTCAATATCGACATTGATATTTAATTCTCTCACCTCTCTGGCGATGTATCTCATCGCAGGAGGATTAAGTGTAAAAGTTACTTCTATTGGAAGATTAGTCTGTTTGTCCGAATCGAAGGACAAATTGTCATCGAAAAATCTCGAATCGTCAAATTGTGCGCCAATCAGACTATATGTTGCCATTACGATATCTTAACAATAAGTTCCGCAGTGCCAGAATCTCCGTCAAGAATTGTTCTGACAAGAGACAGGTTTAAGAAAGAAATCAATTTGCCAGTGTTATCGCTGGTCGTAGCAAGATACATCGTATTAACTGGACCGATGCTTCCACCAGATGCCGTAAATGTAACAGTCTTGGACAGTAGACGATAGTCTCCGCTGTTCAATTCTATGGTAGGAAAACCAACCGAGGATCTTTCAACTAGTTGTGGAGAATATCCGTGGCCAGAAGGCTCGTTCAAAATATCAGAAAGAGTATCCGTTTCCACAAGGTTGTCATTGCACAACCGGATGAAGAACTGCGTAGGTAATTCTTCTGCACGGAAGTAGGCCATGAGCATAGAACGTTCGCCTTCGTCGACAAGGGCATTACGCTTTGTCTCTTCCCAAAGGATTTCTCCCTTGCTGTTGCGAAATGTCACATGCCAATCACAATGATACCAAGTTTTAGAGCCAGCCATTTTAATCTCCTTAAGATTCGTATTGGATTGAGGTTATCTCAACTTCTTCCAATCTACATATTTGATCTTTTTCGACAACTATGTCGCCATTTTGTTCAGTCTCTGTACGAACATAAACCTGATCGCTGATGCTTGGATCTGGCGAGAAATTAACACCCACTTCCCCAGTATCGTAATCAACAGTTCCGCTAACGCCATACGTAGAAGACAAATCTGTAATATTGCCTTCTCCGTCGTCAACACCGACTTGATCATTATTAACATAGATCTTGACAGTTCCAGGCTTCAACGGTGTAACTGGAATCGTGGCAAAATAGTCGTACAAAGAATTTGCGTTAAGAACCAAATCCGCATGCACGTTCAATTTCGTATGGCTGTATGAAACCCCAGTTGTATTATCAATGGCGTAAACCACATCGCTATAACGAGTAGAAAACCCAAGTCTAGAAGTCGTTCCTAACTGGAACAGGGCATCAATAGCTGCTTCGACGTCTGATTGAACAGACGTCAAAGAAAAACCATTCTTCACGACGATATCCACAATGGGAACAACATACACAATAATTGGATCAACATACGTATACTTAACCGTGACCTGTGCTTTTGTTTCCAGATACTCAGCAAGCGTTTGCTTGAAATCCGTATTAGGAAGTGCCCAGTTTTGCAGAATAATGCACAACTTGACACGATTGAACATGTCATAGTTCGGTGGATTTTCTTCTGCTTCGCCCCAAGCATTTGAAGAAGCAATACCAGCATAATCATCCAAAATAGCAATATAATCTGCTTTGGTAACGGCACGGTCGCCAGTCGCAAAAACACGAGGAGCATTGTATTTAATTTCTTCAATAGACTCTTCGTCTTCACCACCAAGAATTGTATCTGGATTCGTGACAGAAATGTCCGTAACGATAGCCCCAGTAGAATCTTTAATCGTGGAAGTGATACTGTTCAAAAGACCAGAGGTAAATATATTGCCATTCGCCCCAGTAGAACGGAGATACACAAATTTGATCTCTGCCACAACAGTAGGAGACATACCATTTACGTTATCCCCAAATAAAATCGTAACAGTTTTGTCCAGTTCGTAGATAAGAACATAGTCTTTATCTGTCCCCAAAGATCTGAAGAAGGAGGTCTGCTTGGTCCAGAGAACTCCGTCCACGTACACAAATATATTAGTGTTTTCAATAGCAGTATCTGCAATATTATAAGACTGATTAGTAGTACCAGAAGACGCAGTAATGATTTCAATACGCTTACCTTGGGTAACTGGTGCAGAAAGTGACAACACTCCAGCACCCATAAACGTATCTTCTGAAACAACATATTCATCTCCGGAAGTTGCGACTAGAGTCGTGTATTTTGGTATAATGACGTTGTTGGCTTTTGGCACTTGCAACGTAAACGTCACACTTCCAGTAGCAGAAACTTTCCGGCGAGGAGTATAGTTTAAGATGCGAACGAGATTGGCTACGCTTGAGTAATTTCTTGCAGTCGGCAGATAGCTTTCTTCAGCTTGACGCTCGATATAGAACAGAACCATATTGGCCGTATAGGCAAAGAACTCAATAAGAGTTTCCCCAGTGCCAGATCTATATGCATCTTTCCAAGATTGATTTGCTTTTAATATATTCTGAAACTGAACGACTAGTTGTTCGAAATCATACTGCGTAAAATTGAGTGTACCTGACATATTTATAGCACCTTATTAAATTCAAACACATTAGGATACCCACGAAGTTGAAATTGGACCATTATGGATATTTCATTATTATCTGGATTGGAATAAAATTCAACAGAGTTGACAAATACTCTATCGTCCCATAGCTCTATAACTCTTTTTACTTCAGACGAAACTTGGCCTGCTAAGTGCTGATCCATTGGCTCAAACAACATTGCAGCCATTGTACTGGCAAAATCTGGCAACATAACTCTCTCACCAGGTCGAGTGCGCAAAATATTATCAATAGAAGAAAGGACAGCATCCAAATTAATTGCCTTTTTCAGTTGTCCACGATTATCAATCGTAAACTCTGAATCAATCTCTGACCAAACTTCTGGTGCCTTTACACCCATGTTATAACCTCACAGCATTTTATAAATGACTATTCGACATACACTCCACGATCTGAAGGAGTTATGACAGCTCCACACGCTGCAGTAGCATTTTGTGTAACGATCAACCTGCCATTATGACTGCTCTTAACCGTTATGGCCGTAATTGCTTGAGCTCCATGGGTAGGACAAGTTAAAGTAGCTCCATTAACAGCTACTAGTATATTTTCTACCTTAAAAGCATCATCTATCTGGTTGGCATCCGTTATAGCTCCACCATGTGTACTCGTATCACCTAAAAGTGCAATTCTTAAACTCATGGTGGATTAATTTGCACTGTTAGACCACTGATCGTTACATTTCCCGCACAATTGACATCCATGTTCCCACTACCAGTAACTGATATACTAGTTCCTAATATAATGACACCAGATCCTGCTTGTAGCAATACATTGCCCACTGTGGCTTCAACTTTTGCAGTTCCTAATGATGCAATAGAAGATATATTTCCTTGCTGTGCTATTGCCGTTATATCCCCTTGTCCAGCATTTATTTCTATTGGACCTTCTTTAGCTTCTACAAAAATATCACCTTTATCAGCAACAATATCTATGTCACCCTCTTTGGCATTAACAGCTATATCACCCTTATCAGCCAATACCTCAATATCTGCAGCATCTGCTTCAATTAAAATCTTGCCCTCTACTGTTGTCGTGTGTAATGTAACACGACCATCTGGGTAAAACTCCACCCAACTTCCTGAAGGGTGATCAACTCGTATGTCACGATTATCTACTTCTTCATCAAGATAATCATTTATCTTTATTTGTATCGAGTTTTTAGTTCTTTTAACCTTAATAAATGGATATGACTCTGGCTCTGCATCAGTTTTTCTATCTGCTGGCAACCCCATGGTTCTGGTTTGCGCCTCAGCAAAAATGACAGGTTGATATGGATCTTGATTCTCAAAGAAAACAAAAACCTCGCTGCCAACCTCTGGCACTACAAAATTTCCAAATCCGGAACCTGCCCCTGTAAACATGGGGAGAGCTGGAGTGGCCCACGGGAGACCCCCTTCAGCCATTCCATTAAACATTGGGTAAACTCTAACCTTTACTCTGCCTAAGAAATATGGATCTGCATTGTCTATCACAGTAGCTCTGTAATGACCAGCAAATTTGCCATCTACAATTGAAAGGTTATCCATTATGTCACCGGAGATAACTTGCCAGGTATATCTTGCTTTCTTATAACAGCTGGAATAAGTGTCGTTCTGGCATCAGTATCCACTCCACTTCTAGTTAGAAGCAATCTTGTGAAAAAGGTACCGTCTAATCTTAAAATAACTTTTTCTACAAGCCATAATCCAGCATACTGATATCCAAGAGGATTCTGTGCTAAGTATGCTTGTGGAAATACAACTTGCACTACTGCTCCTGGCTGCATATTGCTTATGCCCCAAGTGTCTATCCACATTTTAGAATAACTTGTCATACGTGAATATAAGTTTGTCAGAGCACGCTCTTCATATGTAGGATCTGTTTCTGTATTTCTACCATAAAACAGTGAAACGCTATCCTCTGTGTCACCTTTACTTAACAAATGATATATCGCTAGAGAATAGTATTGGCTATAATCCACCACGGCTTCAACGTATTGAGATGTATCATAATCATAATATCCGTACGATTGATTTTTACCACCAAACTTTTTTAGCAAAGGACTGCTATCCAATATTTCAAATTTGCTGACAGGTTTAAATCCATTTACTTGATCGCCATTTGCAGATACGACACTAAACTTTTCAGCCACTGTTGCTCTACACATTTCTTCTACGCTTAATACGTTTAGCACAGTTCTGCCAGTAAAAGAAGATGATGTATTTGCACCACGAAAATCATAGCCATTTGAAACAAATATGCGATAATCACTATATAGTTCTGAATACAATCTGCCTCTCAGATCACGAAATAATTGGGCATTGCTCCAAAATGGTTGCAATAAAACCCTATCAACATTTAGTGAACTAGAAACATTTGCCACTAAACCCATTTCTGATGCTATTGATTTCAACCAATCAGAGATAGTCATTTCGTAGCTATTTCTTTTATGCTTTGGAGCAAACATACCATCAACATCCAGGATAGCAGAAACATCGTAAATGGTTGTTTGATCATCATTACCAGTAGGAAATCTTCTAACAACTCTGAAGTTGAAACTATTCTCAGTGGGAATTCCAGCAGAGTCAGCACCAAAATTGTAATTGACATTGTAAAGTGTAATATCTATCTGTTCACCTAAGGAATCAGCAGGCAATAAGTGCGTGATAGTGTTGGATTTATCTAACATCGCGAATCTGAGAGAGGGCAATGTCATATCTATGCCCTGCGTAATGGTTAATTCTGTAATCCAGGAAGGATCAAAGTATACTCTTTGACCAGCAATTGATATTTGTAAATCGTAGTTGCCAAGTAATTGTGTCATTATCTAATTCTGTATTTTCTATAAAAATCATTTATGTCCGACAATGCTGGCACCGTCCACACATCACCAACATTCATTTGACTAAACACATCGTCGCATTCATTAACCAACAGTAATACCCACCAATATCCTACACTACCATACATCTTATAGCTAACCATGTCTGGTCGCATGATGTCCGCTTGTGTAATGCGGTAATGAAATGGTATAGATGTCATAGTAAACTTATCAAAGTTTGACCATAAAAAGTCAAATTGTTGGATGTCATCCACTTCTGCAATTTTGAAGAATCTTGTTCTGTCCATTATAGCACAATTGGCTGATTAACAGCGAATACGTTATCGATACTCTCTTTAGTAAGAATTTCGTAAGTTTGAAATGTAACAGTAGCTTTAGCGCCAACTGGATTTCCGTCAACTCCTATTCTACTATCAAATTCAGTATTAATATCTTTAACAATTACATTGACAAATTTTAAATAAGATCCTATCCATATGGTAACATTCTCCCCACCATTAGGGTTAAACGGGCTAGGCCCCGGAGGAGATAGAAACGGCAACCTAACACTTTTATCTGCAACTGTGGCGTCATTATCTGCTCCAGGTGAAATCAATTTACATAGTAGAGCACATGGCATCATTACTTCTGTAACACTATCAGAAAGACCTTCAAAATTCAATTCCAATGTCATTTCAACAGGGCTATTTCCACGCCAAACTCTACGAGACATAACCTGTGTGTTCAGACTTATAGGTCTGTTTAAAAACGAGCCTAGTGCTTGCACTCCAAGTTCAACGTTACTATCAATATTGATAGAAGGAGATTCCCAAGTAGAACTTATGCGTATAGATGTTTTATCCTGCATAAGACCAATAACTCTAAATTTATCACCAATGAATATACTTATCTTATACCTATTTGCTAACGCTTCACCATCTCCATTAATCCAACCAAAACTGCGGAATCCGCCAGATGTGTTTAATGGCCCGTATAAATTACCAAATGATGCCCCACCAACTATGGTATTGACCAAGCCTTTGCCAATTCCAAATGCACCACCAACAGAAGCATTGTACTTTGAAATAATACCCTTTAATGGGTCAACAAATTTTAGTCCTAACCTGCTGCTGGCACCTATGCCCTGATTTATCGAAGATTCTATAGGTGTACCACTAACAAAATTCAACAATTGCCCTCTAACTTGTCCTAATTTAAGCCCCTGTGCCATTAGTTATCCCCAGATCCCAATTTACCACTGTTCAAAGATTCCAATAGTGGATCCCCAGATCCTCTAACATCTCTACGAGTTTGCGGATACAGCCCAGCCGTAGACGGCATAGGCGTAACTTGCTTTAAAGCATCTTTTATTGCAATAGTGAACTTATTATAATCTATAACTTCATTCTTCTGAAATGCCATAGGTATGTTTTGAATTTGTGGCTTCCCTAAATCTCTGCGAGCAATTGCCATTGCATCTTTCTGCGATAATTTAGGATTCTCCTTTAACAGCTTTTCTGCTTTTGCTGCAACTGGATCCATCTCTGCCTTCTTTTTACTGAAAGCGCCAGTAACGAAATCCATGGCAGCTCCAGACAACATAGCTCCTGGGCCAGAAGATATTCCTCTAGCAGCAGTTTTGCCTACCTTGTCTTTCAATAGGCCATACGATTTTACCTGCAAAAATGCCAGGCTAGATAAAGCTGATAAAGCCAAGAGTGCTTTAGCAATAGCAGATGTCCCAATAAAAAAACCAGGTGCTGGAGATGCAACTCCACCAATGCTATTTTTGTCAGATCTCTTAGATATCTTTTTTAATTCTTCAAGAACTTCCTTAGTCCATCTTGCTTGATACGCTTTAGTATTAAAAAATTCGTATATAACTTTTGAGTTGTTAAGAGCTCGATTTGAAACCTTATCAGCGTCTAGCTTAAACCTCTTATCTGGCTTGCCAGTAGACTTTGCTGTTGGAATATAATCGCCTGTATCTTGCAAAGCATCTGACATAGGCATATAACTACGAGGCCTTTGTACATATGCTGTCTGATCAACAAAATCTTCATCAGTATTTCTTTGACCACGAGGTCTTTGTACATATGCTGTCTGATCAACAAAATCTTCATCAGTATTTCTTTGACCACGAGGTCTCGTAGTAGATGTATTTGCTGGAATGGCCCTGCCTAATTCATCCTTTTTATAGAAATCTCTGAACATACTGTCAGATATTGATCCAGATATTCTTGACAATGGCGATGATGCCTTTGCAGACTTTTTCTGCATCATCAAGTTAAACATTCCTTTACCTGCGCCATATGCCAAACCACCTAAAGGTGCAGCTGGCCCCAGTAAAGACGATATCAAAGACGATGCTCCAGCGTCTAGAAGGCCTCTGGACGTGTCAACTAACGAAGAGCCGACACCCTTCAAGGTTGCACCAGCACCAGCCTTTGCAGCTTTGCCCATAGACTTAGAATGTTGCTTTCTTATATCCTCTGGCTTGACACCATACTGTTTTTGTACTGTAGATACAGCATCAACCAAATCTTGGGTACCATGACTGGTGTCTTGAAGTTGCTGAAGTGCTAAAGATACACCTTCCATGGCTAGAGGAAGATTATCTAATTCCTCATTAGACAAGGCGCCAGGAATTTCTTTAGTAATGATGTACAGCCAACGAGCAATATTCTTACAATCATTTATAGCATTTGAGATCTCTGTGTAATCTATACTTCCAACGGGTATTTGCTTTAGTAACAAATTGAAGTAAGAGGCATATTCTGATTCATACGTACGTGCAATCTTATTCAGCTCTTCTGCCTGTGCTCTGCTTAGTATGAAGTTTGGTTTTTCCTTCAAATTTTTTATCCAAGCAAATCTCTTATTGTTTATCTCGACTTTCACTTTCTTCCCTCTTAGTATTCACTAACCAGTTATAAACAAAATCCAATTCGTTTATATTCATGCTCATCTGATCAGAAATTGACATATGCATGTAATATGCAAGTCTACATTGTCTTTCCAAAATATCGCTTAAGGACTTCCCCAGAAGGGAGAAACATTTGGAGTCGAAAGGGAACAGCAACTAGGCCGTCACCTCCACACTTTCCACAAGTGTATTCAGACTCCATTTTAGGGCCGTGCTCGTACTTTTCATGAAATGCACGAATCATGGCAATGTCCTTAGTACTCATTGATTCCATAGAAACAGCTCTGTCAAGAACGCTAACTTTTGTATCATCTGGCACTATGGAAGCTGCATATCTCATGAGCCAAACATTTTGTCCAGATTTTTCTAGAGCGTTAGCTTTCAGTTCATCTTCGACTCTGAGAAGTCTGAGCTTAATTTTATTACCACTAGGGAGATCGATTTCCATTGGTTCAGTATAAGTATCTGGCAAGTCTTCTGACAACATTTGGGAAAGATCAACATCCATTTCTAATCTTGCATTACACGTATCACATTCGAATGAAACAGGGAACTTTGGAGAATAGCTATTGATTACTAGCCACAGCATGATGTATTTCCTATCGCCAAGAGTCAACTTGTTGACATCAATCCCTTGCACAACTGAAGCTAAAATCTGTTGAAATTTTACATCAAAGTTTTGAGGCGTAGCATCTGCTATAGCCTTTTCTTCTTTGCCAGTAAATGGGCGAATTAGAACTTTGGAAGGCTGAACATCTGGGTAGAGCTTACATTTAGATGGAAGTTGTATACTAAAGTATTCTGACATTTTGTCCCCTTGCTTTTAGTTAGGATTATTGTCATTGTTTAATTACCAAACAAAAGATTTATCTACATTAAATTCTAGTTCATACTGGGCAACACCTTCTGCTGTATACGACAGTGAATGCTCAGGAAATGTCTTAGGAAAAACACCGATCAGCTTGTAAGATCCAGATTCAATTCCATCAGTGCCATACAATTTGATATAAACGGATAATGCATAATTGTTCTTCAAATATCTAAATCCTGAAGCATCTACTATTAATGATTTCCATATATCAAAATATGTCTGAACTATATCCGGAACAGGCTTTATAAATTTTGCCTTAAACGTGTTCACTTCAAAATTTCCAGCGTAACCACGCTTTTCTGATCCATAGCGTATACGATTAATTTCTTGCATATTGTATGGGCCAAAAGATACGTCTTGACAATATGCGCCAATGGCGTTCATGCCAATAAGACCCATATCTGGAAACAAAACTTCCCAGTTGTATGCCCTCTGAATAGACTGCTTGCCAGAGATGAGATTGGAAAGAATTCCCATAACACCTGTGGCAAGTTGTGCTGCGTTTGCTAAAGATTGACCACCAAAATTCAAGGCTGGATTACGAAACGAAACACTACTGCTTGCCCCCGTTTTCAACTCATTGAGATTAGGTATGGGGCGAGCGATTGGCATTAACTTTGTGGTTCCCAGCTATCAAAAGAAAATGTAACCTGATAGGAAACAGTTCCTTCTGCGTCATATGACATGCTAACATCGCCAACTGATTCGACGTAACATCCTATTAACTTGATCTTAAGATTTTCTCCATCTTTGGTGTTTAAACAATTGAAATAAATATTGGCTTTGTTATTCTCATCGCCAACACCAATCCCAGTAATGTCATTGACCAGCAATTGAGACCAAGCATAAACTGCATCAAAAATCTTACGGTCTTCACCTTCAATAAAGGTGACAGTCCACTGATGCGAATAGTTCAACTTGCCAGCAAATTTCACACCAGCCGTTTGCTTGTAAGGTATCAAAATACTGGATCCAACACTACGGCCAGGAATAGAAGCAGACTGAGCTCGCACTGAGAGAGCTTCAGCGTCCCCGCCACCCAGCAGATTAGGAAACATAACTTCCCACAAATAGACTCTCTGTGGGTTTGTAAGGTTTGCTTTCAAACTATCAATACTCATCCGTTCTGCCATATTAGACTCCTATTACTTTACAATTTGTTAGTTTGGCTAAGCAATGCTCTTTCCAGTTTTCACTAAAGAGATCATGCTCATTAAGGAACACAACCTTCCATGCAATATCATTGAGTAATTTTGTCCGTATAGAGATATAGTTCTCTACAGAACCATAATTCTTAATCTTCCAATAATCAGCGTAAACTTCTACAGCAATTCGCTTGTCAAGATGCACAAAATCAGGATTAAAGTGCTCGCCATTAGAAGTCAACCATAATGACATATTGCCAGTATACTTGAACCCTAAGTTATACTCTTTGCTAAGATCCTCAAACCTTTGCTCATATTCAGAGAACTTACCATTTTCTACATTCTCTAACTGCTTAAGAAGACTCTTAGCAACCACATTTTCTATAAAGTATTTTCTGAACTCTGGATCAGATGCTATATGAGCAGCAGTTGCTTGACCACCCTTCTTACCTCTAGCAAGTCTTTGAGCCTTAGCTTTAGGATTATTCTTTAAATCCTGCCCGTACTTTTTAACTCTAGCATCAGTCTCTTTAGTAAGACCAGTGTTCCAAGTTTTCTGACCTTTCTTCCCTGCTGATATTTTAGCGAAAGACTCTGCAGCACCAGGCAACTTAGAAAAGTGAATCAGCTTACCAGACTTGAGATCTTCCAAACGCTGTTTGTTTATCCTAAGCATCCGTTCTCTAGATCCCTTACCGTAATACAGGTTAGAGCATTTACAAGAACAGAACTTGCCACGTGTTGGCTTAGGACAATTCAAACATATGCTCTTAGGTTTGTCAAGTCTAAGATCAACAGCAATATTCTTTAAAAACCAATCTCTGTGACCAAAATTTGGAACTCCCAAGGCAACTCTTTTAGCATGCATAAGTTTTGAATTAACAGATATCTTATCAGAGGTGGATTTAGACAACAATGGCCAACCTTTAGCTTTGTATTCAGCACAAGAAACACCATGTGTCTTGAGATGAGCAGGAACTATCCTAGCAGAATATTTTCCGCACAATCTACAAAACACTTTTTCTTTAGTGTCAACCAAGTTTTCTACTAATTCTACCATTGCAAACCCTTTAGATCAAAGTGTTTCGAGTTATTATTTCGTCAAAACTGGCTCCGGTTTTTGAAACGACCGTGCGGAGCATAATGTACTCAGCAGCACGAGAAGGCTTAATCTTGACGTCTACATGCAATTCATTGTTATCAATGGTTGCTGGAGTGTTATTAGTCGTATCACAAACAACTCTGTACCCACGATCTCCACCTTCTTGTTGAAATGCACCAGCAGCAGCTAATTTGTCCATATACTCTTCTATAACTGCTGTAATACGAAAACGAGTGGCAAAGCTGTTAGGCTCAAACAAGAAATATCGTAGTTGAACAGACAATGTCTTTTCAATGACAATTAATAACCTACGAACATTTACGCGATCAAGAGCAGAAGCTTTTGTTTGCTCAGTTTTCTGTCCCCACAGAACAATACCTTGTCCACGAAATAGCTGGATAGGATTGATTTGTGCAGCATACAACGTATCTCTTTCACCTTCAGTAAATATATTCGTAACGCCTAGCACGTTTAAAATACCACGATTAAACCCAGCTGGAGCATACCAGAATTCGGCAGCGTAGTCATTGTACGCATAGGCACTAGCAACGTAACCAGATGGTGGAACATTCAGCATCACATCGTTGTAAGGATCATACACAGTAACCCATCCAGCGTATACAGTTGAATAACTGGAATTAAAATTCTGTGTGACCTGACGCCAGTCTACTATTGCAGTGACAGATGTAAGAGATGAAAAAGGTACATCAAAAATTGCCATACAATCTTTGCGGCCTTCAGCGACAGTTTTCATTTTGCTCTGAACGGCTGTACTCGTATATCCACCGTTCAATAGCATGCGCACATCCACTTCGTCAGGGTTAGAAAAATTATCCCAGCCAGTTATCACCTGGCCATCTGTAACTGCGGAGCCATTAGATCCAGAATCAAATGCTAAGACCGAAGATTGAGCAGCAGGAAGAACGGTATTCGCAGCATCAGTATTATCGGCGACCCATATGTATTGACTAAAGCCATTAATAGCATCTTCCAAATATTGCTGTCTTCCATATCCATCAATTTGATGCTTACGGGAAACAGTCCAGGTCTCTACTAAATTGTCATTTCCATCAGCATCTGTTAAATAAACCGTAATGGTGAATTCATACGTTGCTGAATCAATATCAGTGATGGTTATTTTTAAATCATCATTCCAAACACCTGGATTGCATCCCATAATGTAAAAAATAGCATTAGGGTATAAAGAATCTTCAGCAAAAGCACGACTAGATCGTCCTGCACTAAACGCCAGATTAGTATTGCCAGTATTGGCAATAGCTACGCCACCGTATAGAGCACCGTTGACAACACGTATGCAATAGAGAGAACGACTTTGTTCTAAAAATGCCAAAGCAGCATAGTGAAAATAGCTGCCAGAAGTGGGATCAGGGTATCCATACTCTTGGATAAACTGCTGAGTATTGGTTATGAGCCTAACATTGTTGATGTCGCCCTTAGCCGAATACCCTACAAGGGCACCAGTTGTGGTTGCAACATTTGGTATAATGTTACTTTCGTCAAGCTCTTTTGTGTAAACTCCAGGGCTAACACCGAATGACATGATTATTCTCCTTTGAACCTAAACTCTTTATATCCCTTTATGATTTTGTTAATATATTTATAATAGCCAAGAGCTAACTGCTTTTTTAAGCTCGGGCACTAATTCGACTTCAACTATGAACCACTCTCTAACTTTCTTGCCTTTAGAATCTGTATAATTTCTTCGCAGCTCGATTTTATTGAAATCATGTTCGATAACATCGAACTCACCAAATGTCTTTAGAAGGCTGTCATCCGTCAGCCTATCTATCATTTTCTCGCCACTTATCTCCTGCCTCTTATTAGTCTCCGGATCAAAGTGCTTTACTTTAACTTTTCCCCATAGCCTTATACGGCCAAGCCAAAATTCCCAAGTCCTGTCCAAAACATTAGGGCGCATATCTGGAACGGACAATCTATCCCTTATATCAGCCTTGCTCATGGACCCTTCTGTTAGGCACATTTGCATGGATCTCTTGTTAACCAAATCTTGTATATCAAGAAAATCGTAAGACATTATTCTTCCGTTTTGGTAACTGCCTCAGTGCCTTCTCCAGAGTCAGATGGCATTTTGCCACGTATCGTATCAGAAAAGATCTCTACATCATATTCTTGACTATTATCGTACCCCTTAAGAAATATAGTCTTGATTATACCGTCACTATCTGCCTCAGACTGGAATATCCACGATTCCAATTTTATGGGGCATCTTATAACGAAATACTCACCCTTATAGTACTGAGCATCAATCTCTGACTCATCAACAATCTCACCAAACCCAAGATCTATTTCTAAAGGGTACGTTCCATTAAGGTATAAATCAAGATTAGGATTTTGCTGCTGCCAGAAAAGAAAGCGCTCCGACACAGTGTTCAGCTTATTTCTGTCCTTAGACCAAAACCAAACATTATATGTTAGGTCAACTGGTACCGTAACTACCAGAGACGCAGAGCCAGATGTATCTATAAACTGAAATCCACGTCTTGCAGCTACTGTAGAATTGCGTCTCCAAGAGTAGGCCGTTGTGTCACGGAATATGTTAAAAAACTCCATATTATCTTTACCACGCTTTTCAGAAATCTTCCTCAAGGCAATACCCTTTGTCCAGATAGCAGAATCTGTGTTCATATTGGTTATGCCCATATCTGTGGAAAATTTATTCCAGATACGCACTCTCATTGCTTGATCTAATAAGGTCAAAAATGCATCAGGCACTATTTGCCACCTTTGTTTGTATTCTTTAGCAATGTAGCCATAAAGCAGCTAAACAAATCTTCTTCGAACACTATTCTTATGTCCTCTGACATATTTGATTCACACCAATCTTCGAAAAACTTTTCTATCCCCTCAGACTTGAAAAATGCTGTCTTCTGTACATCTGCCAATAAATTGGCCAATAAAAGCCCAAGGCACGCATACCTCAACTGGTCTCTACGATCCTTCAAAGAGATTCTGCTTTCCAGTTGAAGGAGGATTGACTTCTACAAGTGGTTGAAGATCATGTAATTCATTCTTGTCTTCAACCTCTTTATCCTCCTTAGTTGCATAAACAGGAGTAACTTTTGGAACTTCTATAATTGGATGACCAGTTCTATGTATCATATATCACCTCTTCTATTTGCTAATCTTCTTTCACCCGTCTTGGGGCTATACGAAAATACTTAGTTATTACATTGTCATGTGCACTTGGTATAATAATATCAACAATTTCAAATTGATTAGTTGCTGCTTGGTCAAGAGGTATGTATTGAACGTCTACTTGAAAATAAGAGCCAACAATGATGTCTATGTCAGCAATATTTGAATTGACATCTGATATCTTATTAGAAAACCAAGCAATTATAGGCAACTCATCTTCAATAAACAATCCTAATTTACGCAACCGCTGCTTATTTGGGCTCCAATCTACCCATACCTTGGTATGATATTCGCGAAATGTATAATCTGAAGGCTTGGCGTAAACATCGTTGTTTTCGATAGTCTCAGGATTAGTATTAACGAATAAAGTGCAATCTATGCCATAAAGATCTACGGACAAATCAGTTAATTGCCTAAGGGCATCAGCTACTCTTTGTGGTATCATTCGTGACATAATTCACCTAAAAGTCAAAATACTTTTGTGGATCTACATCTTTTGCAATTCGTTGTATGGGCAGCTCAGGCATATCTTGCTTCAAATTATCTGGTAATTTTACTGCTTTCCAAATCTGAGGATTCTTTTCTAGAACTCTGTAGGCATCATTAGGATTACTCCAATTGACATCACCAAGCCTGGTGCCAGAGTATTTTTGTGTTTTAGACAAGCGATATAAAACGTTTCTTAATGCATGTCTTTCACTAGAAGCAACCGTGTGGAATTTATCTCTTATACCGACAAATGTGACTTCGTAGTTTGCTGACTCAGTTAGAACTCCAATAAAATCTTTCATTATACACCTGGAGCATAGTAATAGAATTCTAAGTCAGCGCTTAGGAGCACACCTTTCTCGTCTATAGTGATAGTGAGATCACCAGGGTGGTAGGATTTACCAGCGGTCCAATCAATATTTACTTTCTCAGCATACACAATTACTTCAATAGACTGTGAAGCATCAATGACACGACCTTCGTCATCAAGTTCTTCCTCTGATTCAACGCTAATCTTAAAATCCTTTAGTTGAATGGAGATATCTTTTATTCCCCAACTCCTGTAGTCTACATCAATTGAATACTGAACCTGCGTGTTAGCTGTATTGTACGAACGATTGGAATCTGCAGATTTTACGTATGTATGTACCTTTATTGGTGCAGAGAAATCATCACCAGATTCTACAATCTTGTCGAATGATTTCTTGACATCGTGGAACAAATCCATAATTACGCCTGCTTGACAGAGACAACCATAAACTTCTGTGCGTCTTTGTCGTCTGGCTTAACTTGACCTTTATACTGCGACGCCAACTTCTCAGCCACATCTTTCATAGAAATTCCAGATGCAATGATTTGATATTGAACAGTATCAGCAGAACTAGGAGCTCCTGCCATATCTTCTTTTACCTTAGATTCAGAACCAGCTCCCATGGTTGCCCCATCTTTTTTCTTGGGATCATCCTGGGCTTCTCCGCTTCCTGAATTGCCAGTCTTAGGCTGAGATTCAGGCTGCGCACCAACTGGCAGATCTTTAATGCCAGCAGATCCATCTTTCTTTTCTTTTGGCTTATCTTGAGCACCATCTTCATGATCATCAGGATTTTCGCCAGCAACTTTTTTAGCAAGAGTTGCATCATTCTCTTTCAATTTCTTTTTTGACTCTTCAAGCATAGGATCTTTGCTATCAGCAATGGGCAACTCCTCTTCTTTCTCAACTTCGGTGTCCACAGGAGCATCAGCAGGCTCATCCACAGTGTCAATATCTACGTCTTTGTCAATAGACACTTCAGCGTCAACTTCCACAGGAGCAGAAGTTGTATCAACCGGAGCATTGCCACCAAGATTCTGTTGAATTGTCGCTACCTGAGTCATAATAGAAACTAGCAATTCATAAGCCACTTTATTCTTACCCTCTTCGTAGTAAGCTTTGGCAGCTTTGATGTCACGAATGACATTGTCCATAAAAGACGGCTCTTCGCTTGCTTCCAGCATTGCTTTAATATTTTCCGGATCTGCTGGATTCTTAGACATGTCAGGAAGTCGTCCTTCTTTGATGGCCTTACGAACAGTTTCATGCAATCTACGGATACGAGCTTTATTAGAAAGTTTAGCATCCTGAATTGCAGCAACCAACTCATCAAATGATTCTTTAGCAATTTTAATGCTGCTGAGCTTTTTATTGGCTCTACTTTCAAGAGAAGGGAAAGTAAAACCGAACTGTTTCAATTCTTCGGTCGTAATAGGAGACTTCATCTTAGAGATAACTGCCCTAGCTATTTCTCTAGATTTAGTAGGCTTGTATGCATAATAGCCTTCCGAGTCCTGTATTTGCGCTCCTTCATCGTCTAGAATAACGACGAATTCCTCATCGTCACTTTCTGTATTTGGCCAATCCGTAACTTCTATCTCTCCGATCAGAGCATTATCGCCAGCGCCTGCGAATGCCTCATAATCAGAATCATCCATAGGTCTTAATGTAATTTCATGCAATTTGCCTTTTAATTTCAAACCAAATGTGGATTTAAGATCCTTAGCAACTCCATTGGACAGATCATCATACAACGACTCTAATAGTTCTCTACTCATTTTACCTCTCCTTGACTAACATTAAGACGATTGCCGCCACGATCTGACCAATATCCGTTTGGATATATTAGCAGTGCGTGAACTTTTTCGTAAACTTTGCCTTTAAATGACCAAAATCTTTTCTCTGGTATTCTAGCATTCAATAGCAACTGCACTCGATATGCAGCATTGCCACGATTACCACAAATATCTGACAATACAGCCAATGCCTCTTTGTCTGCAGTTAAAGCCTTTAGGCTATTGTCTATTAAATGTTCGTATAAAACCTTGCCAGACGCTGAATTAGTCTTTGCAACGTACTCATGTAAAACTTCCAGTAACTGTTTATAAATGGATAGTTCACTCATTTTCTTCAGCTTCGTCTACAGCTATCTTTATAGCAACAATATCTGACTGGCTGAATGCTTTCTCTTTAGGGTAAATGACAGTAGAACGGTTGCCGAAATACGTTTCATTTGAAACAAACACATGCTCCAGATCTTCGAATATGTCATCATCCAATCCTGATACAAATATCTTTTGTGTAGGTATCCATGACATAGAAATGTATGTCTCCAGAACCAAATTGCCATATCTCTTGTCCGAAGATACAGCAGAACCAAGCAAATAGTTATAAGCATTAAACACATCAAACCCGTTTAATGGATTTAAACTATTCAATGCATCTATGATTAGTTCTATGCTGCCAAGATCATCTTTATACGCTTCTTCAATGCTAACAATTGCCTTATCAATGTCACTCTTGAAAGAGATATGATTTATCAGGCACGATTTGCCATATTGGGCATTTATGCGAGTTCCACGAAGCGTGTTAGTAAAGGTGGATACTGCAGACATCATGCTAGAGAAAGAAGGATTTTTAGGAAAGCCATTAAGTGCAGCTTTGAGGCCTTCTCTATTGTATTGCTCAGCTTCAGCTAGCGTCTGTTCAAATATAGCTTCTTGAATGCATTTTACCAGAGCAGAATTATTATCTAAGCTTTCAACCATAAGATCATACTGGAATTGATGCATATCTTTTGTCTGCACAGATAGAATCTCTGAACCTTCAGACATAATGGAGTACTTGTTACTGGTAGGATCTGGATTTATTTTAATCTTCCAGCGCTTCTTATTTTTCGACATCTTGCGCAGATTCGCCGATACAGATGAGAACCCTCCTGGGATATATGCAATATCTCCTGAAACAGTTGTCTCTTTAATTTCTTGTATCAGATCATCCATTGATTAAGATATGTTTGCAGCAGTAGCAAAATTAACTGATGCAACGGTGGAATTAACACGTGCAATAACAGTAATGACATTAAATAGACGCTTAGTAAGAGTCATGCCAAAGTTCTGTCCAGCCACCAGGAACACTGGTCTATCTGTATCTACGTCCGTCCTGATCTCCACTATGCCAGAGGATACTCCAATTTTAGTATCATAGCCACCTGGGTAAGTTACAAAAGATGGAAGAGTATATGCAACACTGCCATTGGCGTTTTCGCTGAAAAGAAAGCCACCAGTAGAAAAATAATTGTATGGTGTGTCAGAAGTTTTAGTTAAGCCAGAAGGCAAAGGTGATTCAAGAAAGAAATCCAAAACTGTTTTCTGATTGGATGCAAGCCTCACACCCTGTACATAAATATCACTTCCAGTAGAATTACTATATGTAGGCATTAATATGTCTCCTATTATGCAGTATAAATGTGCATTTTTAGTATTGATCCATTGCAAAATAAAGTGTAATCGCAAATTCCAAAGCCAAGATTATGCCAAATCCTATATAAACAACTCTTTCCAACACTTGGAATCTTTTGCCAGTATCTTTTTGATCCTGGTCATACATAAAAGTCATAGCTTTAATAGCCTCAGCATGATTGCTGACCTTGACACCTAGAGCTATTAAAGTATCATGGTCGTCATTATCACGCCTTCGTTCTCTACCGTCCCATTTTTCATCTGGTCGCACCCGCAAGCTCCTTTTGTAACAAAGCTATATCTTTCTTATCGAAGATGCCAGACACCTTTTCCTTTAGAGAGCCTGCAGCTGCTATCGCACCAACAAGCGTGTTTTCAGTACGTAAGAAATAGACCTTAGATGTTTTTAATCTGCCATTGCCTAGCTTGACGAATGTGGCTGCATCTATAAACATTCCAACATCAAGCACAACAGCATCAAATTGGTTATGTTTGATTTGAGCTAATCCTTCCCCACTAGTATAAACATACGTAGCATCGATACCCTGGAATGCATCTTTTAAAGTATCAATGAAGGACGGATCCTCATCAACAAATAGGATTTTTGGTGGCATTGTTCTCCTCTACTATCAAGATTGTATAAATGTTCATACGTTAATTATTCTCATCCTCCAACAACCAATATCTCATACTCGTCCTCCACAATAAGTGTAGTTAATTCATATGGCACTAATAGCAGCTCTAAAAATGCTGCAAAAGAAAAGCTACTGCTGGAACTCGAGCTAGAACTTGTAGATGAGCTAGAACTAGAACTTATTTTAGAACTCGAGCTAGAACTAGATGATGATAGACTAGAACTGCTACTTGAACTTGAGCTACGTGAAGAGCTCGAGCTTGATGAACTAGATCTAGAACTCGAAGATGAAGAACTTCTAGATGAACTTGATGAAGAGCTCGAACTTCTAGATGAGCTAGAAGATGAACTAGAACTAGATGAAGAACTTGACCTAGAGCTCGACGAGCTGGAGCTAGAAGAGCTCGAACTTCTCGAAGAACTAGACGACGAA